GAGAGAGAGAGAGGGAGAGAGAGAGAGAGAGAGAGAGAGAGAGAGAGAGAGATCCGAGCGGTTAGGGCCCTCCAGCAGTCTTGTTAGTCGCCATCATGTTAGTAATTTTATTGGTGACTTCGATAAGGGCCGTTATCCCCAACTCGCGGTAGGGAACACAGTGTCGGATTGCGGATTCGCTAGCATCCCCGACCTGCCCGCCATCTGGCTGTAACAACCAACAACACACAGGAGACACACAACCGATGACTGCCAGCCTGCTGAGTGTGCCCGATACCAGCGGCCACACCGAGATCAAGTGGGACCCGAACATTCCGGCCGAGGTCGAGAACGCCCGCGCCGCGTTCACGCGCATGAAGGGTGAGCACAAGTACCTGGCATACCGGGTGAACGCCGACAGGTCCCGTGATCTTCTGCGCGAGTTCGATCCGGCCGCCACGGAAATCGTGATGATGCCCCAGACCCAGGGTGGCTGACACTAGCCATGCCTGATGAGAGCCCCGTAGAGCCGGCCCCGACCATTCGCGCTGGCCAGTGGGCATTAAACGGCTCTACGGGGTCTCTCAACAGCACCGGCGGGTATTGGATCAACCCCGTCACGTACAGCTATTCCAGCACCACAGTGTCGGTGTCGACCTGGGCAACGACTACGAGCAGCACCGCACCCATAGGGAACCGTCCCGTGCGCATGCAGCCCGGCTCGATAGCCCGTATGAACGTGCCCACTCAACAACTCACACCCGAAGAAGAGGCAGACCACACCCGGCGACAGGCGGAGTACCAGGAACGAATCGCACAGCGTCGGCGGGAACGCGAAAGTGCGGAGGAGCGGGCGCGAGAGCTGCTATTTAGGTTCCTCAACGATGCCCAGCGCGCCCAATACGAGGACGACGGCACGTTTGATTTCGTCGGCAACCTCGGTACGCACTACCGCATCGGACCCGGCACCAACGGCAACGTGACCTGGTATTCCGACAACCAACGCCGGGGTCAGCTCTGTGCACACCCACGTATGCGCGACCCTGATGGCAACTTGATACCTGAACCCGATCTGCACCTGGGGCAGCTCTTCGCGCTCACCGTCGATGAGGCCAAGTGGCTGGGGCATGCCAATCTACACGCCGGGAATTGGCCTCCCACACACCAACCCGAAGTACACGCCACGCAATTAGCCGCTTGACACAATCGCGCCAACCAACCATCACACACCGAGGGATAACCATGCCTGAAATGCATATTAAACTCGTCAACTCTGACCTGATTACCGGCGATGAGATTCAGTTCCGCGACGACGATCAGAAGCTGATCACCCTACCGAAGAACGCCACGTACTCCGGCGTCATCGACATGCTCAAGGCGAAGAAGCGGGAACAGGAAACTGTCGCCAACTTCACGCGCAACTACAACTTCCGCCCGAACGACGGTGCGGTCGCGGTGTCCATCGTGCTCAAGGCCCGCTACGGCATGACCATGGGCAAAGCCACCCACACCATGTTCGGCGACGAGCCGCCCCAGGTGCTAGAGGTCCCGGTCGGCCCCGGCGGCAAGAAGGTGCAGGCGCCGTGGGGTCGGATTCAGATCCCGGCGATCGAAGGCGGCGACGTCTACCTCGGTACCACCAACCACCGCGACTACGGCCGGATCTTCCACATCGCGGTCGAGGCCAAGCGCATGTACGGCAAGGAGATCGAGGAGTTTTTCGCCGACGTCGCCGAGCAGCTCAAGAACGCGTCGATCTACCGCGGCCAGGCCGTATGCGGGGCCGACGAGCTCACGTTTATCGAGGATCTCGACAAGTTCGACCCCAACCAGATCGTGTTCGACACCAAGGTTCAGAGTTCCCTGGACGCCGCACTATTCGCTCCGTTGCGTCACCCGCAGTCCTACCGCAACGAGAAAATCCCGCTCAAGAGGGCGGTGTTGCTCTACGGGCCATACGGAACAGGTAAAAGTTCTATCGGAATGATGACGGCCAAGGAAGCGGTGCGGGCCGGCTGGACGTTCGTGATGGCCCGACCCGGCCGGGACCAGGTCAAGGACGTACTCACCACGGCCCGACTGTATGCCCCGGCTGTGGTGTGGGTAGAGGACGTCGACACCGACACCGGCAGCACGAACCCCAAGGCCGTGTCCGAAATGCTCGATGCGTTCGACGGAATCAACACTAAGTCCGGCGAAATCATCGTGGCTATGTCGAGCAATCACATCAAGAAGGTCCCGCCGGGAATGCTGCGTCCGGGCCGGCTGGATTACGTACTGGAGATTGCCGAGCTGGACCGGGCCGCCACCGAGAAGCTGATCCGGGTGGTGGTCGCCGCGGGCAAACTCGCCGACAATGTTGATTTCGACACCGTATTTGCGGAGATGTCTGGGTTCCTGCCGGCGTTCATTAAGGCCACCGCTGACCGGGCCCGTTCGTTCGCTATTCACCGGATGAACGGCAGCACCGACTACGTACTAACCACCGAAGACCTGGTCGGTGCCGCTCGGAGCCTGCACCCGCAGCTCAAGCTCCACCAGGACGCCGCCGACCCGGAGCCGCTGCCCACCCTGGACAAGGTTATCGAGAAGCGTGTCACCGCCGCCGTAGCCGGGATGCGTGTCACGGGGTTCGAGCCGATGGGTGTGATGGCGAAGATTGCGCCGCCGGCCGAGCCCGTGCGCAACGGCAGCTTCTAAGAAAACGAGGATGGGTGAGGGCGGGCGTGTGATGGCTAGTTACCGACGGCGCAGGATCACGATGTGGCTGGCGCATTATCGAGCGCACATCACCTTCATCTGGGCTGGACTCATTGGATACCGCATGCTCGTTTCCGCCTTCAGGCCTGTTTTCGAACCTATCTATATGGTGTTTCTGCTGGTTGTGGTTGCTGCTCTACTGGCCGATCTCCGTCACTTGTCGATCGTGTGCACCCGCTGTGCGGAGGAGTTCCCTCTCGACGGCGCTGTCCAGGCGGTGCGACGGATGGCGCTACTACGGGGCTATCACAAGCACTATATGCCCGCCGCGTTCGTGCAGCTCGTATTCGTTGTGCTCTCGTTCTGGCTGCCTCCAGCACTCATCGTTGCGGTGTTGATGCAAGGCGCCAGCGTTGTTGTCTTTTCCCTACACCGCCGGCTCACCCGCTGGTGTCCGTACTGCCGGGACTGGAACGGCCGCTACGAGGTGACGTTTGTGATCCCGCCAACCCCGACCGGAGAGAGGACGCAGTGAGTCAGCAGGCACAACGCAGGCAACAAGAGCAAAAGCGCCCGTGTTGGTACGGATGCAAACACCCTCTTGCCGATCACCGCTCCATCGCGGGCCCAGGCAACACCGCATTCTGTTATTCCTGCATGGGTGTATGCGGTTCCAGAACCTACCGAGAAGGACGGTGAGCGTAGTGCGCAGGATGGCTCTGGTTGTTGTGGGCGTTCTGAGCGTGTTGCTGGTCCGTCGCCTTGGCGGATGGCTGCTCGACATAGCGACCGCGGAGGACCCCTATCCTCGGGAAGAGGAAGACGATGAGCATGACACGTGAGCCCGAGCCGGCGCCGCGCAGGGGATCCCCCTATCGCATACGGTTCTGGCAGCCCACCGCCCTGGTGCTCCTACTCCTCGTGTCCGCCATTGTAAACATCGCGGGCTCCACCGTGGTCTCCATCATTGTGGGTGTGGTGGATGTGGTGCTGATATGGATCGTTATTCGCCTTGAGGGCCGGATTCGTTGCCTGGAACAGCGCGTGTGGCGGGACGGTCGGCGATGGTAATGATGCTGTTCGGCGTGGCCATATTCTTCTTCGCGGCCACGCTGACCGCGGCGATGGCCGGCTACCTGTTGGGCTGTGGCCAAGATCAAACCGCGGCCATGAAGATCCCGCTGCCACGATCACCGGGTGGCCATGAGCGTCGGGTGGCCACGAAGGTCCAACAGTGGCCGTTCAATGCGGGCCACGGTCACCGAGTGCGGTCACCGCGATGACCCCCGATGAGGCACTCGCCGAGCTGCGTGCGCACACCGAGTGTCATTGCGCGCTGAACTACACCACCAGCGGGCGCCACCACCCGGACTGCGCGGCGGAGTGGGCGGAAGACGTGATGGTGGTGACCGCCGAACTGGCGCGGTTGCGTGCGAGGCTGGCCAGAGAACAAGGCGAGGCGCGATGACGGCCCCCGACGGTCTCACCGTGGACGAAGCGCTCGCGGTATTGCGGCTGGTGCCGGAGTGTGCACGCGCACTGACCACTGAGCTGGAACGATTGCGCACGATCGACCAACAGCGTCGCCAGGATCGGCTGTTGAGCGCTGGGGAGCCACACGCCTACCTCTCCACCGCCTGTCAGCACGCCCTGCACTCAGATTGTCGGCGGGATTGCAAGTTTTGTAGTGAGCCCTGCCGGTGTGACTGCCACCGGGGCGCCGAGGTCCCCGCGATCGTGCCGACACCTCCCGCGGCGGACAGCCCTAGCGAGTACATGGCGGTCCCGCGATGACACGCTTGATCAACTTTGAAGACGTCGTGCGCGCGTGGGAGGAGAGACGCAACGCCACGGGTTTTGCCGGCGTTCGCTATCGTGCCGTCGACACCTACCGCGATTGGCGAAGGCGCGTGCGCGAGGTGCCTCGCCGGGTCAAGTGGGCGCATCAGCGTGTTGTGCGTGGCTGGGATGACCGGGCGGTGTGGGGTCTGGACACCCATCTGACCTTGGTCCTCGGGCGGCAGCTGGTGACGATGTCGGAGATCGCGCACGGCTACCCAGGCCCGGAGTACCCGTACGAGCGGTGGGTTGCCGACCTCAAAACCCACGGCGATGCCCTGCTGGCCTACAGCACCCAATTCGATCACAGCCTGGATGAGTGGGAAACGCTCTACCAGCCTGCCCGAGCAGCCCTGTTGTGGGTTGCGGACAACCTACCGGCCTTGTGGGATTGAGGACGCTATGACGATTGAACACCGAGTCACTGGAATGACTTGTGATCACCCCGGCTGCTACGCGCGGCTGGACGTGCCTGGTGCCGAGAAATTCCTGTTGCCGAGCAAGGCCCTGCGTGCGCTCGCGGCGGCGTGGTGTCGCTGGAGCCCACCCAACTCCAACGGGGACTTCTGCCCAACCCACAAAGCGGAGCACCTGTGACCGAGGACATGTGGGTCTTCCTGATCATCGGGATGGCGGTGGGCGCCTACGTCGGCTACTACGTCGGCCGGTGGCGCGCGGAGGTCGGGAAGGCGCACCACGAGATGATCAAGAACTGGAACTCGCGCCGTAACTACCGGAGCTGACTGATGACCACCAATCGGCGCGTGATGATCCGAAGACCGACGAACGGAGCACAGGTGAGCAAGCCAGACAAGCCCGCGGCCGTCGTGCGGGGTTCGGATGGACGTTTCACCCGGCAGGAACCGCCGTACACCGTGTTGCACATGGGTCGGGAGTGGTACTCCGGGGAGCTACCGATCGGGGCTGAGCTGGCCAAAGAGATCACCGACGCCGCCACGCCTCCACCGCCGGCCGACGGCGAGGGAGGTTCCGAGACCGTCGAGGCCGCACCAGAGCCGGCGACCGAGGACACCCCGTCGTGAGCGCGCGCTGCCCTGGCCCATGCATGATATGTGGGCGTACCGAGGTGCTCACGTGGAATCGGAAGACCAAGCGTAGGGCGTGGGTGGTGGTCACTGATTGGTTGTGCCCGAACTGTGCGCACCCCCAACCGGCCCGGCCTCTCCCGTCACCGATGGTGCAGGCGATGGCGCGTAAGGCCGCCGCGGAAGCCCAGTACAACCGGGAGGTCGAGCTGACGTACCAGCTTCGCCGGGCAGCAGCAGCGGTTGCAGCGGGTGAGTTCATGCGGCCAGTCATCTGACCCCCGTCCGACCGGCCTACGGCTTGGCTAGGGATGCTCCGTTGCGTGGGTTGGGCAGAAGTCTCCGTCGGAGCTGGGCTTTTTCCAGCCACACCACGCCGCCGCTAGTTCTCGCAAGCCCCTCGTGGACATGAGGGTGCACTCGGCAGGCACCACCAACCGCACCTCACAGCCGGGGTGATCGCAGATAATCCCGGTCACTTGCCGCTCGATCGTCATGACGTAATCCCCATTCGTCCTCGGCGTCAGTCCCAACCTTTGGCGCAAGCTGCCGCATCACCGTGACTCGCTACTGATCGTCGTGCTCGCCTGAGGCCAGGTTGGTCACACGGGATAGGTCATCGCCCACCAAGCCACGAACCCGAGGAACCCGAGGTGCCCGGTCAGGATGATCAGGAAGTCGTAGGGCTCACCGAACATCCCGCCGACGCGGGGGTAGTCGGACTTGTTGATGGGGTTCGCCATGGTGGCGTCCTTTAGCGGTAGGGGCAGTTTTTGCTGTGGGGTGGGCTACCAGAGTACGGCGAGGCCCACACCCCGCACCCCGGGCATTTCTGGTCTGACTTCGGCTCCGGGGTGATGTATACCGTGCCCGCGACGGGGCGGTCGGGCCAGGCGGGCCAGGTCACCTTGCGCGCGCCGGCCGCGATGACACCAATCTCATCGAGGAACTCGTGGCTGGGATTCGAGTCTTGTGCCATGGGGGTCATCCGTTCGTGTGCGATGCGGGGTGCGGAGGGCAGCAAGTGCGGCTTCGAGGTCGTCAAGGCGGGATGGTTCGCTGGGGGGCCAGGATGCCGGGCGGTCGCGCTCGCGTTGCTCACGGACGGGTGGCGTCGACACCGCGACGAGGTCATCGGGTAGCAGTGCAGATCCAGTGACCAGTTCTGACGGATCTCCATACCTCCACCAGCCGGGGTGAGCAGTGACCCACCTGCCAGCGTATCCCACGACGACTCCAGCTGGAGATGCCAGTCAGCGACGGTGCGCCATCCCCGTTGCGCCGCTCGCCGGACAGCCTCCGGGCATTGCGTCGGGTTGGCCATCGTCTCGGTCCACTCCCGGGCGAGCCACGTGAGAGCCTCACGCGGGTTGGTCGCCACCACCTGGCACGATCCCACCACCGGCAAAATGTCCGCATTGCGGAACCGGCGCTCGTTTAGTTTGCCGTTGGGGAGAAAAATGGCGTCTTCATACTTGAGTAGATGCCAGTGTGTGATCCCACGTTCCCGCCACCGGCCCGCGTCGACCAAGCCGTCGATGAACGCGGTGTAGCTCGTGGGCACGAACGTCATGCTCAGCTCTCCCCCTTCTTACTCAGATCGCTACGGGCCCCTTGCCCAGGTCGTGGCCAGTTGCGCACCGCCTCCGCGTCCCACAGCCGACGCCGTTTCTCGTCGTAGCCCAGCAGCGGTTGCGGCGCCCGACCAGCACGCACGTAACTCCGCCACGTCGAAGGGACGATGCTCCATTCCGCCGCGCACTCGTCCACGGTCCAGGTCTCGGGCACGCCAGCCGCCGTCATTGCACGGTTCAGCAGGTTGTCCACGTCGAACTCGGGATCGGGCTCGTCGGGGTGGAAGATCTCGGTGAGCGCGGCCTTGACCTGGTCGTCGGCATCGTCCGCCACCTCAGACCTCCCGCTCGGTCACAGTGATCGTGTCGTCGCCGACCTCAGCCGCTGAGGTGTAGTCCCACGCCAGCCATAGGTGCCCATCGCGGCAGACTCCTGGCTCGGTGTCGGAGCCGGTACGAACTTCCTCGCAGCGATCCTCGTCGGTCTCGTCGGCTTCCAGGGGCTCGGCCAGGCGCCCTAGGGCCTCCCGCAGCTCGGTGACCAGACGAGTCTTGATCTCGGCGTTGGTCTTGGCGAGCTCCTGGTCACGAGCGATCAGCAGGCGGGTGGCTACCACGCGGATCTCTTCGTCGGTGGGCTCGTCGCCGGCCGGCTCGACAACCTCCCAATCCACCGACAGCCACTCACCGCAGCCGTGCCTCTGGTCCCATTCCTCGATCTCTCCTCCGACGCATGCGCCGCCGTTGATCTGCACCGGGCACTGATCGACAACGCGCTGACCAGGCTGGTGGCAACGGGGGCAGTCGTTGTAGGCGCGATCCACCCACACCACGGTCTCCCGCAGCTCGGTCTGATACGGGTCGGTAGCGGTCAGGGTGGTGGCGTGGCTGTGCGGGCGGGTGGGCAGCACGGTAGTGGTCATTGGTCAGCTCTCCTCGGCGGTGCTTTCAAGGTGGAGGTGATGGCGACGTTGCTGGTGTAGCGATCGGTGAGTTCCCACCCGGCTTCGATGTGGATGATCTCGAAGCGGTCGCCCGGGTGGCCGGTGGTGACGTAGTGGCCGAGGTTGATCCGGGTCCACTCCAGCCAACTCACTGGATCTCCGGCGTGCCTGGTGTGCCTTCTCGGCCGTGGATGTTTCGGGTCATCCCAAGGGCCTCCGGCGCATTGTCGAGCGCGTACCGCTGTGTCTGCGCGTAAAGGCGGCGAAGAGCAAGGTCAGGCGTCAGGCCATAGCTGATCAGCCAAGGCGCTCGTTGGCGATACCTCCGTACTCGAACCTGCGCCCTCCACCGGCCACCTCCGATGGATTGGTAGTGCAGCGTGACCTCGGGGTACCCCGACAGGCGCTCCGCGAGCCGGGATAGCCGCGCCGCCTGCCATGTCGCGTTGTCGGTGTTCGGCTCGATATGACTGCCAGTACTGGGTGCGCTCACGACTCCTCCTCCGTGATCCGTGGGCGTTGGTCAAAGTCCTCCAACGTTCCGGCCAGGTCATCAAGCTCTTCTAGCCAGGCAGAGATCGTGACCGCCTCGTCGATGTCCGTCCACCACTGGGGCTGCCGGTCATACCGCGCACGCAGCACGCCGAGCGCCTCGTTCAGCTCGCTACCCAGGGCATACACGGCCTTCATGACGTCGTCGGACAGCTCGAACTTGGGTGTCTTCATGGCGCGCTTGGTGTGCGTGCGTTCACTGGGGGTGCTCATGATCACATCTCCTTATCGGGTGCGTCGGCGTTTCCCGCCTTGACCACGAGGGGTAGCGCGTTGTTAAGGCTGTCTAGCGCGGTTTCGATCAGCTCGATCTGGGTTTGAATAGACTCTCGGAAGTCTGCGTCATGGTCCTCGGTCTGGGCCCCGATATCGACTAACCGGCCGCGCTCAGACTTTAGGGCCTCCCAGGCATCCCGGGCTTTACGGATTACCTCGGGGCTCAGCAGTGCATCGACCCGCCTGTCAGAATCCTCGTATCTATCGATCGGATCATCGACGTTGCCACCGAAGTGGGTCATGATCACGCCTCGTTTTCGGGTGCGTCGGTATGGGCTGAGGGTCCGCAGGAGTGGTCGCGGGCGCTGAGTTCGCAGCCGCACGGAAGTACGCCATCGAACCCGATGGCGTACCCTGTCCAGTCGTGACACGCCCCGCAGTAGCCCTCGCGGACGTCGTTGGGGTTGGCGCTCGTACGGTGGCAGCGCGTGCACGTGAATGTGATCATGTAGGAACCTTAGCACACGGTGTTGCAAAGTGGCTAGGGTCAGTTCTCAGTCAGCTTCTCGCGTTGGGGATGGGCTTCACCAGGGCCTCGACGTCGCTGACCTTGATCCTGATCAGGCGCTTGGCCTGGCCGACGGTGTAACCGGGGATCTCCCCCTCGTTGATCCACCGGTGCAGCGTGCGCGCCGAAATGCTCAACTTCTCCGCCGCCTCCGCGACAGTCAGGTACTCGACGGCCATGGCGCCATTCTACCAACCACAGCAGGACACTCAGCCCGACTTGCGCCCCGGCTCCCGCACCGACTTGGCCTCCCCGATCGGGGTCACGTTGCCAGCGACCAGCTCGGACAGCGCGTCGGCGATCACCCGGTCCCGGGCTTGCGACGCGTGCTGGTAGCGCAGGGCCATGGTGGGAGTGGTGTGTCCCAGTCGGTTCATCAGCTCCGCGAGGGTGGCGCCGGTCGACGCGGCCAGCACGGCACCGGTATGGCGCAGATCGTGGAAGCGTAGGTCGGGGCGGCCGGCGGCCTCGCGGGCGTAGGCGAACATCCTGTGGTTGGTGGATACCGCGAGGTGGTCGCCGCTGTAGGCGCGGAATAGCAGTCCGTCCGGGCCACCCTCAGCGTGATCGCGTAGATGCGCCTTGATTGCAGGCATCAGGTGCGGCGGGATGGCCACCGGGCGCCGCGCCGCCTCGCTCTTGGGCCCCTTGACCAGGCGACCGTGACTCGTGGTGACGACACCCCGACGGATACGCACCACCTGTTTGGTCAGGTCGATGTCGGACCGACGTAGTTCCGCAAGCTCCCCGAACCGCAGCGCGCACCACGCGCCCAGCAAGATCATCAGCTGATATTGGTTAGGCATCGCCTTGACGATAGTCTCCAGCTCAGCCAGGCTCGCCGGCTCGATCTCCTTCGCACGTTTCACTTCACCAGCCCCCCGGATCCGGCACGGGTTGGCGGGGATGATCTCGTCAGTCACCGCTGTGTGCATGATCGAGGACAGCAGGCGGTAGGCGTGCGCACGGCAGGTCGGTCGATCTTTGGTTTTGATCTTCTTGCCGTTGCGGGTCACCTCCCCGGCGCGGGCGAGCTTTGCGTGCCAGGCGCGCACCATGGCCGGCGTGATGTCTGGAATCGGGATGTCGCCGAGCGGCGGGTAGATGTGGTTGCGCAGTAACCGCGCGTACAGCTCGCGGGTGCGCACCGCCAGCTCGCGGTCGACGAGCCACGGATTGGCGTACTCCCGCAAGGTGACTGGGGGTGCCTCGGGCTTGGCCGGCGGTAGCCATGCGTCGCGCACGATCTCCGACTGCCGTATCGACAACCACGCGTTGGCGGCGGTCTTGGTACCGAAGGTGAGCGGGCCGCCGTCCTCCTCGCGGCGCGCGGTATAGGTGATTCCGTCCGGGCCGGTGTAGCGGGCTTGGAAGCGCCCGGAGGGGAGTTTGCGGACGCTGCCGAAGGTGGCCTTGCGGGGGGCCTGGCCCATGATCAAACCTTTCAATATGCCAGATTCGTGCCAGATCGTGCCAGATCGAGTGTACTTCTATGGCCGTCTCTGACTTCTGAGTCCAGCGGGATCGAGTCTCATTTGTGCAGGTAGATGGGCTTCTAAGGACGTCTATGGGTATTGTTTGGGTGCCTAACGACCACCCTGAGAGCTGCGGCAGCATCTGTTTCGTAGTTCAGTATACATGCTGGTCAAGCCCATATCGGGCAAGATTCACATGGTTTCGTGCCAGATTCGTGCCAGATACAAATGAGGCGGATCTGTATCACGGGGCAAGAGCGCAGGCGGTACCGATCTTCGGTAACCTGGCTTACGTGAGTGGAATCTGGTTCACGTCCGACACCCACTTCGGGCACAACGCGATGGCGGCCACCGGGAAAGGCTGGCGCCCGTTCGCGACCGTCGAGGAACACGACGAGCACCTCATCGAGCGATGGAACGCGGTAGTACGCCCGGACGATCACGTGTGGCACCTCGGCGACGTCGGCGGACCCCGGTCGGATGATCATGCCCTCGCCTGCGTTGCCCGGTGCAACGGACACAAGCACCTCATCGCCGGCAACCACGACGCCCCGTGGCCCGGCCATCGCCACGCCCACCGGCGCCAACGAACGTGGTTGGAGGTGTTCGATTCGGTCCAGGCGTTCGCCCGCCGCCGGGTCGCTAAGAATCTTGAGGTGGTGCTGTCCCATTTTCCTTATGAGGGCGACCGCGGCGAACCCGAGCGCTACCCGCAGTACCGGCTGCGCGACAAGGGTCTGTGGCTACTCCACGGGCACGTCCACGACGCATGGGCGGTGGACGGCCGGCAAATCAACGTGGGGGTGGACGTCTGCGACTGGCGCCCGATCGGACTACACGAAGTTCACACGTTGATCAAGGAAGGTTCCTGATGACCGAGCCTGAACCGGACCAGACCGCGGATTACGACGAGGCGGAGCTGCTGGAGAAGCTGGGCGCTGAGTACCCGCCCAACGACGACGCCACGCCGAAGATATGACCGAACCCCTCCCTCCGAGCTTGGGCGCTGTTGATCATTTCATGACCGAGGTTGACGACACGCACTGCGGACGTTGCGGCACGGCGGTGGACCCGTTCGAAGTTGAGATCGTGACGGTGCTCCGCTGGACGCCGGACTCCACGAAGGTCGGGCGCAACGAACTGATCAACACGTTCTGTATGTCCTGCTGGCGAGCGATCGTCGCGGCGACACCACCCCTGCCACCCGATCTCGCAGGGGCGCTCGAACTCGTCGCCGAGCTAGAGGCCGAGCATGGGCCGGTAACTGAGGCCGAGCTGGGAGAGCTGCGTCGAGTATGGCCGCTGTCATGACTGAGCCGACGGGCTACCTGGCCATGCCGTGCCGGTGCGGGCACCTGGCCTACGTGCACCGTGTCGAGGGCCGGACGACGCGCTACTTCGGTGAGTGCGATACCCGGTGCGGGTGCGTCCTGTTCGCGGAATCGGGTAACGTGGAGATCGAGCGGGCGGCCAAAGATGCGCTCCGGACGGGTAACGCCGCCGATGGCCCCGTCCACCCACACACCGGCTAGCCCCCGTCAGCGGGCCCCTTAGATGCCACGACCTACGTTTCAGAGTCTCGATTTCTCCCAGTTCCACCCGCTCGATCACCTTCCCGGTAGTCGGCGCTGCCGCGATCTACCCGGTGGCCCGCGCAACCATCTCAGCCTCGCGTGGGAGTACCGGTGGAAGCGCGAGCTGCACGCCGAAACGCTGTGCAGGCTCGGGAAACACCGCATGTGCGACGCGTGGTCTCAAGGGCGCGGCGATCATCGGGCCTGCTGGTACTGCCACCGCAACGGGTAGATCAGATGGCTCGGCCGCCCGGGTATACACTGTGATGAGCTGGGCGGCCGGTCTATAGCGCGCGCATGGGGCCGGAGTAAGCGCCGAGCACGGGGCACCCTCGCGTCCATAGCAATCGCCAGACGGGCCGGGGGTGCCCCACCTATGCGGCATGGGCCTCGATGAACCGGGCAAGTGTCATGCTGGCCACATATGGCTCATCCGCCTCGGGGCACGATGCGTCGTCGTCATGGTGATCGTGCGCGAGGGCCAGATACGCGAGGAGTAGATCGGCGTTGATGACCTTGCCGACGACAGCCGACGGGTAGCGTGCTGCGTGCTGGCGGACCTGTTCGATTGGTATCACGCGGCGGCTCCGACGGTAGCTAGATCGAGAATGGAGACGTTGCCCTCGGGCGTTGACCCATCACAGTCCAAAGCGATCACCTTACAGTCACCCCGATCATGATGGAACTGATAGGTCAGCCGGCGGTGGTAGTGCCCGTGCCGCCAGATTCGTGGGGTTAGCGCCCGGCCGATATCAGTCATCACCTGGCGGTTCGCTGCGGAGTCCAGGTCGGGGATCAGCCCGTCGATGGGGAAGTCCGCCGGGGCGTCGTGGCTGAACAGGATGTCGACCGGCCCGATGGCTTTGGCGTCGTCGATCTCGACCAGGCTCAGGATCTCCTCGGGCCACCAGCTCTTGAGCCCGTACTCGCGCTCTTGCTGCTGGCACCACTCCCGGTCGATCGACACCGCTCCCCCGACCGCCGCCATCGGAACACCGTCCCACTCCCACGACGCGACCCGGCCGGTGTAGAAGATCCGCGGTGTCAGCTGGTAGTGCCCGTCGGGGCTGAGCGGGGCGGCCTCGGCCATGAGCGCGAGCTGGGCATGATCCTCGTGGTTGCCGGGCAGGAAGTGTAGGTCGATCCCCGCAGCGTCCAGGGCATCCGTCAGTCGTTGCAACCGCATGTCCTGATGGGGGCCCATCCCGACGAAGCCGAAGTCGCCGACTTGCACGAGCTTCTCCGCGCCTTGCTCCACCGCGTACGGGATCACGCTGTTGCACACCCAGGCCATATTCCCGTGGGTATCTCCCACAACAGCAATGATCACATGGCCACCCCCATTCTCAGGTTTGGCCGCTGCGTGATCTTCATGGCCGTTGATCTTGGCCGTGGCCGTAAAGATCGAACAGCGGCCATAATGTGCAGCCGCGTCAATAGCTGTCACTCATCATCATCGTCGGTGGCCATGGCCGCTTGCCGATCTTCGTCGGTGAAGGTGGCCGGCGCTCCCGTGGCCGCGGTCGCCACGTACGTATGCATCGAGTTGTATGCGGCTTTGGTACCGACGCCCGACGCGCTGTACGTCATGGAGCGGCTCACCCGGATCCCGAGATTGGCGCCGGTGGCGATGGCGTCCTGATTGGCACCCAGGTACAGGATCTCCCAGCCGTAGTGGCTTTCTTGGTGCTCGACCACGGCCTTGATGGTGTCCCAGGTAAACTCACGGGAACTGTTCTCCGCGCCGTCAGTCATCACGGCATAGATCACCGTTCCCGGGCGCTGGTCCTCCGGCAGCGCGGCCAGCTCAGCACCGAACTCCCCAATCGAGCGCCCCATAGCGTCGAGCAGCGCGGTACTGCCCCGGGGCTGAAGGGTGAATGTCGGAGCGTCTTTCGCCAGCACGGACGGGTGCACAAGTTCGTATTCCATGTCGAACTGAGCCAGCCGGATGGTGCGTCGGCCGGTGGTCTGCGCGGCCTGACTGACGATGAACTCGTGGATACCTGCTTCGGCGGACTCGCGGATGGACTGCATAGAGCCACTGCGGTCGACCAGTAGCATGATCGCGGTGTAGTTCGGATCGGTCAACGTCATCCTCTTTCGTGTGCGGTCTGTTACGTTGGGGTGAGCGACGGGACTTGAACCCGCTAAATTTCCAGGTCCACAACCTGGCGCCTCGGCCACTTTGGCTTCGCTCACAGCTTCCCCACCAGGAGTCGGACCTGGACTACCGACACCAAAAGACGGCGTGCTGCCAGTTACACTACAGGGAATTGTGAAATGGGTGAATTTACGAGGGGCGTGCTGTCTACACCATTAGCTCGGTATCGGCGTCCCGACGTTGAGCGTCACGCGGGAGTCATCACCCGGTCTACCCCTCTCTCGTGCCCGAGGAGAGATTCGAACTCTCAACCACATGGGTCTAAGCCATGGTCCTCTTCCAGTTGGGATACCCGGGCGTTGCTAGAATACTACGTCTCGGTGGCGAGAGTCGAACTCGCAACCCACCGGGTTTGAGCCGGCGTCCTCTACCAGTTGGGATACACCGAGATCTACCACGTACCCCCGGAGTGATTCGAACACTCACTGTACGGTGCTTAAGGCCGTTGCTTCTCCCAGTTGAGCGACGGGGGCTTGTGTAGTCCAGGGCGAGAGATTCGAACTCCCTAAGCCGAAGCAACGGGGCTACAACCCGTCCCACCTCGCCATCGGTGGCGGCCCTGGTTGGCGGCGAGTGCAGGATTCGAACCTGCGCGGGGTTGCCCCCGACTACCGTTTTCGAAACGGCTACCATACCACTCGGTCAACTCGCCATAGTGTCTCAGTAGAACCTTTAGTCGGGATGGCGGGACTCGAACCCACGACTTTCGGTTCCCAAAACCGACACTCTGAACCAACTGAGCTACATCCCGTTCGTGCATCGGCTGGCCTAGACCCACGTGGTAAGAGCTGGTGTCGAACCAGCGGCCTCCGACTCTTCAGATCGGCGCTCTACCAGCTGAGCTATCTCACCGTAGTTGCGGGAGTGGGATTCGAACCCACGATCTCCGGGTTATGAGCCCAGTATGCTACCAGCTGCACCATCCCGCTGTGGAGCCGGGAACCAGCGCCGGCCGGCGTGCACTCCGGACTCGAACTGACCTGGTACGGGGTCACTGGCCCCGGCGCTATCCATCCTCACCCCGACGGAGATCGTCTGTCAAGGCCTCGTTTTCCCCGTCATGGAGTTCGCCACGATCAGCGAGAGGCTCGTCCTCCCACCACGGCCAGGACGGATCGTCGTCGCCCATCATCGTGGCCCACGCAACCCACTGCTCCCGGTCAACGGGGATGCTCAGCTGATACCTGATGTGCCGCTCATTCACGCCGTAAGCCCACGCAACAAGACTGCCGCACAGCCGGTGCCGACTCAACGCGCAGACGCCATCGGCGGCATGGACGAGCGCATCCCACCACCAGCGGCATTCACTGATGTCCAGCAGAACCTGACCGTCGTCTCGGTAGCGGAAGCTGAAGTGCTTCATCATGGCCTCCGGGCCGGTACAGCGGGGACACCAGTACGCAACCAGTTCAGCAGCCGCGGCACCCGCTCGTCGTGTTGAAAGCAGTCCAGCTCGGTGTGCGCGATCTGGGCTTCAAGGTCGGGCCGCAGCACCCGCAGGACGTTATACACCGTCTGGCCATGGCGCCACTCCGGTTGGAATTTCCGGGTGACCTCGACGACGGTCTCGAAAGTGAGGAACTCAAGATCATTCACGGTGTCCTCGGCTTCCAATCAGGGCACTCCCGCCCGGGTACGTCACCCATCACCTTGCCACACTCGCCGCAGGTGTATACGTGCTGGCACGACCAGTACCAGTCGCCCTTACCGACCCATCGGCGCACACCATCGACCCAGGTCCACGCATGCTTTTCATGCCAGCGGCAGAGTGCGTGCGGGTTGTCGGCGCCGTAACGGGCCAGCATGTAAAGGCCGTTTTTCCCTGGCGTCACCCCAATGACGTGCTCCCGGCCGGGAACGCCCCGGCACCAACGGCGGGTGTTCTTCCGGCTGCGATGCGGGTGGACCTCTGGTGAGGTAATACGAACCTCATCCCGCTTGGGCGTAGTATTCCACTCGGTGTCCATAGCCGCGACGCTATCACGCAATAACCGCTATAGTCTGGTGGCATTACCCCCTCGACTAGGAGAACGAATGGCTCAAGAAGTAACCGTCGTCCTGCAAGATGACATGGACGGCAGCACCGGGGACGACGTAGCACTCGTGGAGTTCGCCCTCGACGGACGGACCTACGAGATCGACCTGTCCAGCGAGAACGCCGAGAAGTTGCGCGCCGGCCTCGCCCCGTTTGTAGGGGCAGCGCGGCGACCATCCGCCAGTTCCCGTGGCGGGCCAAAGCGCGTCCGGCCCGGGGCCACGGACAAGGAGAAACTGGCGGACATCCGCACGTGGGCCAGGGAGCGTGGTTTCACGGTGAGAGACAAGGGCCGGATCCCCAACGAGATCCTCAACGCCTATCACGCCGGATAGCTAGCCCAGCGCGGGGTCCGGGCCTGCCGCCCCCAACATGGCAGGCCCGGACTCCGGCGAGATCACCCCCGGAACGTGAGCTGGAGGTACCCGTCGCTGGCGGCCCAACTCAACCCGATCACATCGGCGATCTTTGCCTTGAACTCACCACTCGCGCCCCGACCGGGGATCGTCACAGGCAGACCCATCTGACGGTCGCCTGCGCATACCAATTGTCGGGTAGCGAGCATCAGCCCGGATTCAGCGTCACGGTAGTCATAGCCGTCGACCTCCCCGAACACCACTACTCCCACCCGCTGCGTCGGCCCGCTCATCGTCTCAGTGGCCATCCTGGTTCGCACCCCACGCATCCCGTAGTAGCGCGACGGCCTGGGCTATGACTGCCGGGTCTTCAATGCGGTCCGGAAGGCCTTGAGCGCGACGTGTCCGGGTGACGTACTCGGCGAGGGTTTCTTCGTCATCGGCAACGTGATGCATCTCAGCCATATCGACCCTTTCTTCCGGAGCTAATAGTCATAGCGGTTCTCCTCTCAGCCGCCGGTAGGGCCGGATCCTAGCTTGATATCCACCCACGACTGCCCATTACGCGGGAACGGATGGTGCTCGATAGACCGCACAATGCGGCGAACCCCATCGGCCAGGTACACCGGCTCACCCTGATGTGGGATCACGGTAAGGTTGACCCACATATACCCCGTGCCGGAGTCGTCAACGATGGTGAAACACACTTTCATGGTTGATCCCTCTCCGGGCATTCGTACTCCGTGTGGTGCGCCATAGCTGGCCCGATCTGGGATTCGTCGTCGATCCGTTGTCCTTGCCCGCAGTGACCACACACGAGCGTGGTCGGGACAAGAGCAATAGCGCCGTTCCACTGGACAGGGATACCGTGACGATGTGCCACCGTGTGGAACGCACCGTAGCCAGCGAACCAGAACATCGGCGCAGCGATCAGCATCAGCCAATGGTCCCACGGCGTCGGGGAGAAGAAGTTGAGCAGGATCCAGCCGTACAGACACAGGCCGGGCCCGGCGATGTGAAGTATGTGCCGCGGACGGATCCATCTAAATCTCATCGGCGATCCCTATCTCTTTCCATGCTGTCCGTTCGGTGGCTTCATCGCGGGCTAGCGCGGTACGCACGGCATAGACGGAAGCCGCCGGTTGCCATCCCCGCTCCGTTCCGCGCCAAAGGTATACGTACCCGCCCTGAATGGACACGTGATGCGTACTTGTGATCGGTATGAGCGGTGGGATGGACGTGCACGGGTTCGACGCCGACTGATCCCGCTTGGATGTCATCACATACCCCCGGCTTTCACACCCTCTCCACCGTCAGGCTCAGGGGCACTCATCGGGCCCCCACTCGTCTTCCATCTTGACCCAGGCACGGTCGAATTCATCTTGGGTCCGGATCGGCGGCTCGTCGGCGGTGCTCTCGTCAGGTTCGTCGGGGTCACTCACGAGGCGCCGGCTGTCGTTTTGACTTTCTCAATGTAGTCAATGACCGCCGCCACCGGAATACGGATTGAACGGCGGCCCACCAGGCAGGAGGTGAGGGTGCCGGCCTCGACCAGCCGGTAGACCGTCATTTTGGACACCCGCAGCCGGGCAGCCACCTCGGCAACGGTGAAAAACTCACTGCCATTGCAGTCCATGTCCAGATTACTTTTCGATCGCCTTGGGGCGCCTCACCTTGGCTGTCACCGTCGTGCGCCACTTCTCCCCGACGAGCTTAGGATCCTGTGCGCGGAACGCCGCCCAATGGCCCAGAGTAAGCCTGGCGGGGGGATAGGTGTTGCCGTGCTCGTCGTGCCATGCCTTACACGCGGTGACCTCTTCGGACGTGTGCCTGCCCGAGTCGATGTATGTACGGGTGGCCGGTAGCCGTGAGGCGTCATCGTGTGCCGGCGCCGGTGGGGTCGAGTCGTCATGTGCTGGGGCCGGCGGTGAGGCCAGGGAACCGTTGCGGGTCTGCGGCGGAGTCCGGGTGGCGGATGGCAGCGCCGGGGCCTTTGTACCCATGATGGCGCGCAGAGCTTCGGGAATCCGTGCGGCGCTCACGCGGTTGGTGCGCTCGGCTGCTCTTATGAAAGGTGCGAGAACCCCGTAGAGAGTGTCCGCATTGTCGGGATGTAGATCGACTTTAAAGCCAACGCCTTCCAGGCCGAACTCTACGGATCGCGCTCCGTCTCGGCCGTCCAGGTCGTCGATCGTGCGGGTCGTTACTAACTGGCTCATTGCGTCTCCTGTGTGTAAGTACCGGTGATCTGGAGCACTCACATGGCTCCTTAGCGTGGTGCGGGCGTTCAGTACTGGGGCGATGGGTGGGAAAAACGGACCGGCGGCGCAACCTCACGACGGGGCGCCCGCACGTGGGCAACACCGCCAGGGCAACGCTCCGGGGCATACATGCCGCCCTCAACCCGCGAGTCGGGCCGCTGACGGATCCGCACTAGCGCGTTCGCTGGCAGCGTGGTGTGTGAGGTGTGCAGCCCGTTGTGAAACAACTTCACCATGTCACCGACCACGCGGATTTGGATCACGAGCTGGCCGTTGACGTGATCACCCAATCGGACCTCATGGGCGCGGACGGTGTGAGTCGGCATGGAAGACGTGGTCATGTGGACCTTTCTCGGTGGTGAAGGACGAAACGCGTGGTATCAGGGTGCCTTAGGGTGCGTCAGGGGCACAACGGGACCCGCCCAGACCCACAGGAATATCACTCGATCGAGGGTAACGGTGAACGGCCCGCAGGTGCACACAACGGACCCTTAGAAACCTTCAGGCACATAGACATGAGCGATGCGTTATCCCTCACGTCGCGCGGCTAAACACGTCCACGACGTGGTTGCCTCCGCGCTCGGCTATGCGCACCAGATCGGCCACCGTCTCCGCGCTCAAACCGAGCGTCTGGCCGTCCTCGTTGGCTGTCCCGGTCACCACCGCGGTACCGAGATAGCTCTGCCGCAGCGGACGCCCGCACGCCAGCAGGACCAGCCCGGTAGTTCGGGGGTTCCACGCTGGCACAGGCTCGACGATGAGCGCTTCCTCGTCAGTCCACAGTGTGATGTCGTAGTCGTGGATCTCCAGTGGCTCAACCTGCGTGCAGCCGATCTCGCGGTAGAGCGGGACGAACTGATGAGGGTCTGTGGCGTCCCACTCGATGGTGCACATCTCCCCAGCAGGCGGGATCACCAGGGCGTAGCTCGTCATGACGGTCGTCCCGTCCGTTCATCGCCCCGCCCGCGGACGTGCACCGGATTCCCGACAACGGCGTTGGTCAGTCGGGTGAGGGAGTGCGCGACAACGCCGGAGTTCACACCTCGCGCCTCGGGGAGCAGGGCTGCCACCACCGGACCGGTGCCGCGCTCGTGGTGGAGCCGCCAGAGGATGCCGTCGCGGCCGGCGAGCTGAATCGAGCGGACCGGAACGGTGGTGGGTGCGGTGTCAGCGCAGACCACAACCATCGTCTCGGTAAGCATCGCCCAGCCGTAAATCTGGTAGCCGTCCATGCCCCTCGGTATGTAGAGGTCGGCGCCGGGGTGATCGGAGGTCACGTTGCGGGCGGCGTGTTCCATGGTGGTCGCCAGGTCGTACAGGGCACGCCCGACGTGACCTTCGCACTTGTAGTACTTGGCGTCGAACAGAGCTTGCACCACATCATCCCAGCGCATGTCGGCGTCAGCATCGGAGGGATTGCGCAACACCTCAAACAGCCGGTCCTCGTTCAGTGGGTGTCCAAACCCGCGTGTGTCGGCGTCGGCGTCGACCCTGAGAAGAAGCTGATGTATGGCTTCGAGTTGGGGATCGTCGGCGCACAGTTGTAACATCTGTGTGTCGTCCGATATGTCGGTGTCAGTCATGGTTTGTCTTCGTTCCTAGTCGTTTCGCCAGAACGCCTGAAAACGCGCATGCCAAAAAACCCCATGGTTGCAATCAGGGTCTAGCGCGGGCCGGCGTAGGTGCCGGTCCGTGAGCTACAGATGTGACACTCTCTCCTGCTTAGTGCTTCACCGAGCAATCAATCACCCCGGCCGGCTCGTGTGTCGCCATGTGCCCCTAGAGGCATCGATGGTCTCATGTCGCAGCAATATAACGGGCGCGATCGGGGAATGGTAGGCGGGGGTGCCGATTGAGCGGACTGCGTGACCGTCAAGGAAATGAAGGTCTCGATTCCGTAAGGGAGGCTCCCCTAAGTACTGAGGCATCGGTGATCGAATCAGTCCGGAAGGGTGGCCGCTAAACGTCGCGCCTCGCGGAAGATAGCCTCCCCTAAAAGCCGCGGGCACTGGATCGCTGAATTGATCTTGATAACCCAGGAGTTGACGTCGGACACCGCCAGTAACCCATCGGTCATAGGTACGAACTCGAGGCGCACTTGCGCGGGGAGAGACCCATCTGACGACGGCAGCGAATCGCGCTGTCCTGGTGGGAATGATGTGACCATAGGGGGCATTGGACACCCAAAATGAGCAGTGGAAAACCCTCAAGATCAATGCTGATAACAACTGAGAATAGGTTCACCCGTGTGAGGTAGACCTCACCCTGCGAAGTCAGGTCGTGGCCGAGTGTTACCGGAGCTGAGATCGCTCGTCCGGGTCGCGGACCATCCGTTGGCCATCACCTCAGGCAGGCCCACGACGGGCGTGGCGTTGGGCTTGATCTTGGCAACCCGGCCGCTGAGGGCTCCGTCCACACGTAGCCGGCGCAGGATCTCGGCGGTGGCACGGGTGATCAGGGCGGCCAGGGCCTCGTTGTCCAGCTGACCAAACTCGGTCGGTTGCGTCTCGACCCGAGGGCGATTGGTCAACCGGACACCCAGCACGTTTTCCAGCTGCACTAGATGGCGGGTCGGCTGCTGGCGGCCGTTCTCCCAGTTACTTACGGTCTTGCGATCAACACCGACGCGCTCCGCTACCTCGGCATGCGTCAACCCCAGTGACTGCCGCGCCGCGCGGAGGATCGCCCCGATGGGGACCTGACCGCCGTCTGTATCCATCGCGCTCTGACCACCGACCATGCCCACAGGATCCCTTAGGGGGCCATAGGGACACAACACCCCCTGCTGGTCCATTCGGGTAGATCCTTGCAACCTTGGGTAATCAGATAGCGGTGCGTGGTGGCGTTGTGGGGTGTTCGGGGCTTAACGTGGCCTTCGCCGGCACCTGGACGCCCCCACCGGGCTTCCCCCGCCCCCTAGGCGCCGCACCCCCAACCATCCCTACCCGATGAGAGCAGCATCTATGAGCAGTCCACGAGGCACCCCGCCGGAGCAGCCAGAAGCGCTGACGGTGGCTGAGATGGCCCGCAGGCTGCGGATTCCCTACAAGAAGGCTCTCCGTCTGCTCCACACCGGCAAGGTCCGCGGCGTACAGATCGACCGGGTCTGGCGGGTCGACGCCGCCGATGTGACCAGGTACTTGCGCGGAGATCGCCGCGACGATGACAGCCAGGTCTCCGCATGACCGACACCCCACGCAGCGCCAGCACCCCCAGCGAGCTGGTCCCCGTCCCGATCACCACAGCCGAGATTGAGGCCATGTCAGATGCTCAACGAGGCGTGGTCATCACTCAGGCGCTGGTCGAGTCACGAGCCTGGCTCGCGGTCGCCACCAAGGGCAGCGACCCGACGCCCATCGCCGCGTTCCGGGTGTGGGCGGCCACCGTGCACGAAATGACCCGGCAGAAGGGCCTCGCACAGGAGATCCAGCTCGACGCCCTTGAAATGGTCAGAAGGGCCGAACGTGGCATTGGCCAGGCGATCCGCAACGGCCAGGAAGCCGGCGAAATCCGCGGACGGAATGAGAGCGGCAACTTCCGTGGCAACCAACACCAAACTGGTTCAGGTCACCTGGTGGCCCCCACCAAACCCGGCCCGACGGATTTCGCCCGCAAGAGCGCGCTACTCGGGTCTGGTCCCAGTAAGCCTGGGATCTACCGATTGACCGACGATGTGACCAACGACGAGTTCGACGCAGCGCTCGCGGAAGGTCGTACAGAAAACAACCTGACACGGGCCAACATCGCGCGCAAGGTCCAGAACGCCGCTGATGAACGGCTCAAGCGACCTGTGACCGAACGCATCGAACAAATCCGTGTATTGGCGCAGCGTCATACCTCGCACGAGATCGCCGACCAACTTGGGTTACTTCCCCTCTACGTTCGCAGACTCGCCGCCCGAAGCGGCATTGAGATTCGTGCTGACCGCATCATCGGTAAAGCGCGAAACACGGTGGACCCCATCGCAGTGATCGGGTCCACCGTGGATGACATCGCAAACACCGTGAGGGCCACCGAAAGCCTTCTCAATCTTGACGACTTCGACCAAGTCTATGCGGCCGAAGCGACAAAATGGGTGCAATCCCTTGATGAATCCATGCGCTACTTGCGCAAACTCCGGAAGGAACTGAACCACCGTGCCCAAGCAGCCTAACACCGACGGAGACGTTCAGCGACACGCTGAAATTCAGAGCGTCGCCCTCGCCGTCATGCGCGTCTCACCGCTCGTGCAGCGCGAACTCAAGCCCTACCACGTCAACCACCTGATCGCGCAGTTCGACATCGAGCAGGTGGGTGTGCCCACCCTGAACTACCGCGACGGTCACCACTACGTGATCGACGGACAGCACCGTATTGAGGCGATGCGTGGAATGGGGCTCGGTGAGACGAAGCTCGATTGCGCCGTGTTCAGCGGCCTCACCGATCAGCAGGAAGCCGAAATGTTCCTGCGTCTCAACAATGTGTTGGCTGTCAACGGCTTCGATAGGTATCGGGTCGGTGTCCAGGCGGGCCGCGAGGAAGACTGCGCCCTCAGCGACATCCTCGACGAGCTGGGCCTGCACGTGTCGATGGACAGGACGGAGGGCTCGGTGCACTGCATCGGCACCCTGCGGCGTATCTACCAGCAGACCGGCGGCGACAACCTGAGCCGCACCTTGCGGATCGTGCACACCGCTTATGGCGACTTCGGGTTGGCCTCGGCGGTCATCGACGGGATCGGGATCCTGCTGCATCGCTACGAAGGCCAGCTCCACGACACCGACGTCATCGCCCGGTTCGCCACCATCCCCGGTGGCCTCAACGCGCTGCTGGCCCTGGCCGAGAAGACCAAGCAAAAGACGCACTGCTCGCGTCGGTTCGCCGTGGCCGCGGCCGGCGTAGAGATCCTGAACGGTGCGAAGGGTATTCGCCTGGGCAACTGGTTCCGCGAGAACAGCCGGCGCAAGGCCGCCGCATAGGGGAATCACAGTCAGGGGAGGGGCCACGGCAGCTTGGCAGCGGATGCGTGGCCCCTCTCAAGGGCGCATCCTAGCGCGCACAGAGAGGTATGACCAGGTATGACGACGTCCGTCGCCGTGCGCGACTACGGCACCGAAATGCGTCGGGTGATTGACAGCGCCACCAGCTCCGGCGCCTATACGTCCTGTGTGGTGGCCACTGAGATAGTAGAGCGACTGCGGGTTGAGGATCCCGAGCTGGTCGACGGGTGGCTGCGGGCTCAGGCGACGCAGTTCATTCGAATGGCGATCAATGACCGGGACCGTTCGATCCGCACCGCCGCCCGGCACCGAGCACGACCCGCCGCATTCGCCGAAGCGGTCACGACACACCAGGCCGGCGACAGTACGCAATTGCGAGGGTGGCTGGACGTGCCCTTCACGTTGGAAGACGGCTCCCGCAAACCACTCGGGAAACTGCGACGGGATGACCTGCTCTACGTCGCGGGCACTTACGCACGACGGACCGAAGACAACCGACTCATGGACGCGTTTATGACTGCCCTGGCCAAAAAGGTTGGCACCCGAACCGTCAGCGAGCATTACGCCGATCACGAACTCACCACGATGTTTGATTCTCTGCGCAAGTACGGGCGGTAAACGACACTCCCGTTTCGACGAGCCGCGCCATCCCCGACCCAGGCCTTTCGACATGCCGATACATCCCCTCCCTACCCCCTTCGACAAGCTACTCCCTGCCGCCCCAACCCCATCCGACAGGCCAAGCCGTGACCATCCCTACCCACGCCGCCCCGACCGGCCAACACTGCCTAGCCGGTCGACAAGCCGCCCCTACCCGACCCATGTCGTTCGACAAGCCGCGCCTACCCGACCCATGCCATTCGACACGATTCGAGTCGATCCCCATGAGCACCCTGCCACCCGATGTGGACGACGTCACTCGGATCAACGCTGAGGTAGCGGCTTCCATGCGGGCGGCGGCCTACAACCAGGCAACCCGCCGCTGATGGACCCCGGAACGATTGTGCTGATGGTGTACCTAGCGGGCGTGCTGGGGTTCCTGGTACCCACCGCACGATGGTTTCTCAACTCCATGGGCGACCCCATTGAAACCGAAGACTACGTGGGTGCAGCGGTCATGTCCCTGTGCTGCGTGTGGTTGTGGCCATTTTATCTGCCGGGCTGGTGGATCGTGATGCTGTTGAAGAACTCCGATAAGAAATGACATTCCGGCTCGACACTCCGTCCCCATCCCCGTCAGCTCTGTCCGACTGACCATCCCGTAACCACACCATGCCCTTCCGACAAGCCATCCCATCCAGCCCCGATCCACTCCGACAAGCCATCCCGGCACCATGCCCTTCCGACAAGCCACGCCAAGATCCCACCCAATCCGACTATCCAACCCGAACCACGCCGACGAGCCTAACCAGCCAGCGCCGTCCCGACCCCCTCCGACGAGCCAATCCCTACCTACCCGCACCGACGAGCCGACCCGCGTCCGCCCAACCCCGTTAACCGACGAGCCCGCTCATATCCCCCCAAGCCATTCGACAAACCGAACCCTGATCAGACCCATCCCGACTAGCCAACCCGCCACGCCCCAGACCGATCCAATCCGACTAACCGACCCACTCCGACAAGCCATCCCAAGACGACCCCCTCCGACAAGCCACCCCAGGCCCTACCGCCCCGACCCCCTCCCATCCGACGGGCCGACCCCGTTCCGCCCCGACCCCCTCCCCTCCCATCCGACTGGCCGACCCCAACCACATCAACCCCGCACCATTCCGACCAGCCGTGCCCTACCGCGCCGCACCGGACCGCTCCTATCCGACGAGCCATGCCGTACCGAGCCGTCCCGGCCCATACCGACAAGCCCACCCATCCCAATCCCATCCGACATCCCAGAGGCAGCCCAAACCAGCCCCCTCCGACTACCCGATCCGGTCCCGCTCCCGCCCTAACCCGACATGCCACGCCGCGCCACGCCGGTCCGCTCCGACAAAACCACCCCATGCCAAGCCCCGATCGTGTCTGCCCACACCCGACTATCCGCACCAAACCTGTTTCCTGCCCATCCCGACGAGCCGTCCCGTTTCCAGGCCACATCAGGCCGTACCCCCTCCGACAAGCCGCGCCTGCCCGAGACCGTGACCAATTCGCTCCGACTACCCGACTCAACGCCTGCCCCATCCGACAAACCGCGCCATCCCGAACCAGTCCCGTACGACAAGCCGCGCCGCGCCTGCCCCACCCCCCGCCCTCCGCCCCACCAACCCGTTCCGACGGGCCGCCCCGCCCCGCCCCAATCCCCTCCCGTCCGACTATCCTCACCAACCCAACAAAGGAGAACCCGAAATGAGCTCAACTGATGTATTCGCCGCCTACCACAAGCAAGCATGGCCCTTTACCTACAAGGGGACGCTTTTGGTGGACCGCATTGCCGGCGGTACCCCGACCGATCCGAAGGTGGCCGAGGGGTGGATCCGCCGTCATATGGGCGAGCAGTCCGACCAGGCCATTCGGGAGATGGTGGCCACGACCATGCTGGAGCGGGGCGTCAGTCCCGAGGCAGCCGTGGAAGAGGTCAACACCAATAGGCACCTTCTCGGTTTTAAGCGTGACGACCGGGGCCTATACCTGGAAGGCCGTTGTCTGAAATCAGCTATCAAGGAGGCGTGCAACGTGTGTGTTGCGGCCGGCAAGCTCAAGTCACGGGGGTGGGGTGCGACCAATAAGGGGTCCACGGGTTTTATCGCCGAGCACGTCATGGTGGTGGACAACAAACTGCATTTCGACCGCACCGAGGCGACGGGAATCGAGCAGCGTTTCGTGCACGTCCACACCGGTAACGGGATCCGCTACGACGAGTACTGCGACAACGTGGAACTGCACTTCACCGTGGTCACGGACTTCCTCATCACCGACGAACAGTGGGCGCTGATCTGGCTCACCGGTGCGAAGCAAGGCATCGGTGGGACGCGTTCACAGGGCTACGGGACCTACACCGTAACGAAGTGGGACAAGGTCTAAATGGCTGACCTCGACTGGTGGTCACCCACCAACGGACCCCAACGCACCCTCGCGCTGGCGGCGATGGACCAACACCGCAGCGATTATCACGATATTCTGTTCCGCCCCAACGGGCCTATCGTAATCATGCGTCGGTGGTTGGCCAGGGGTATGGATCCCGGTGAGGTCATCTCTCGCATGGTAACGGCTTTCGAAGAGCACGAACTCGCCACAGCGCACGACTGGGCATCGCTCGTAGCGCACCTCATGTACCTCGTAGCCGCCCAAAACGAAATGCGTACACATCCGGAAAGGGAACGCGCATGACAGCTGAGGTCTCACGCGAACTCAGGGCCTCGATCGCCATCCTGGGCAGCATGGTTCGCCAAAAAGCCTCCAACGGCAATATCGAGATAATGCAAGAGATAGCCGCAGCAAGAGCCGTGTGTGAGGCGTTGGTGGGTGTCGAGGAATTCCGTCGGTGGGAAGACTGGCTGGTCCCCCGGCACATCGCCGTCAACGCCGCACTCAACGGCCAACCACCACCGGCGAGACGGTGATCCCATGAGCGCTCCCGACCGACCTGGCTGCCACCTCTGTGGGGATGAGATCTCCCGCAGTCTGGCGGAAATGCTCGATCACCTGCGTGTCATACACCCCGATGTGTACGGCGAGGGCCCCGAGGAGTGGGCTGACGGCGGGCTGGTCTACTACGAAGATGCTGACGACTGGGACAAGGAGTAAATCATGACTGAGATCACGACCGAGCCCGAGCTGAATGTACCGTTGTTCCGGAAGGTCATGGAGCACGTCACCGCGCACCCAGAAGAATTAGATCTGGACGTGTGGATCGCCCACCGAACCTGCGGCACACGCGGGTGTATTGCGGGGTGGACCGTCCTGCTGAGCGGTTACGAACCGCACTTCGGCCCGTACGACAGCGTTCATACCGGGTATCTCACGACAGGAGAACGTGTCAAAGCTGTCGCTCAGCGAGAACTAGGTCTCACCGATAGCCAAGCCTCCGACCTGTTCTTCGCCACCGCCGATATCGACGCTGTGTGGGACCTGATCGAAGAATATTCCCACGGGGCAATCACCCGACCGCCGGCATGAACGCTCCCGACGACGGATACCAGCAACCCGCTCGTCACACACCTTCTGTACCTTATCGCGACCGCACCTAACGCGGATAGGGAGGGCTATGGCTGAGTACCCCCAACTGAATATTCCACCGCCCGATGTCGCGGCGCTGGTCACTGAACTGAACCGCACCCGTCGGATACTAGATGCGGCTCGTCGGTGGCCGGCGCCGTTACCGGGTTCGACCCGCGACATCAATTTGCATAGGCTGATCACACGTGAGGTGACGCTTACCGAAGTGATGAACATCCTGCACGGAACTGTGGGATACAGATACGGTTCCGAGGGTGTACGCGACGATCCACCGCGTGACCAGGGCGAACAGCTGACGTTTGACTACACAACAATGCGGGCCGAACTTCCCGAACCTGGGAGGTATTCCCCTCTCGACGGGAGGGTCCGCGGTAAATAGGATGGGGGTTCGACCGGGAGCCGGGGGCGCAGCTGTCGCCTTCGGTTTTTCCGATGGGGAGACACACACGCACATCTGACGTTATAGGACGACCCCGCACACCCACTCGGGCCTGGAAACCACCGGGTGTGCAGGGCCGGCGACACGGCCAATTCAGGGAGAGGTACCCGTCGCATGTCCACCATAGCGCCCCTTAGGGGGTCACCGCTACCCATCCCCACCCACCAATCGCGCGGTCACTCTGCCGCGTCCTATACGCAACCGTTGACGGCGGCCCAACTGGAATGGCGCAAGCGCGCCGCCTGCCTGGGAGCTGATCCCCACGTGTTCGACCCGCTGGCGGCGCACGGCAACCGAGTACTCCCAGCGGCGATCGCGGCGGCGGCGTTGCGGTACTGCGCCAACTGCCCCGTACTCGCCCAGTGCCGCGACGAGGCCGATGCCAACCACTACCTGGTGGGGCTGTGGGGTGGGGCCTACCGCACCCGACGCTCCGACCGGCACATCGGCCGCGGCTACAAGCGGGTGGACCTACTGACCCCGATCCCGCGCGCCGGCTCGGACCCGTCATGACCACCATCGAGCCCACCCCCGACACCCGACTCCACCAGCTCGCCGCGGCCTACGACGCCGCCAAAGCCACAGCCGACGAGGCAACGGAGCGACTGAACGAGATCAAAGACGGGATCAAGGCCGAGCTGGTCGCCGCCGCCCCCGGTGAGAAGTCCGTCCTGCTCAAAAGCGCCGACCTACACACCCCACTACGGCTCTCGGCGAGCGTGCAATGGCGGCTGGACAGCAAAAGCTTGCGCGCGGACCTACCCGAGACATACGTGAAATACGCGAAGCAAACCACCATCTGGAGTCTGCGAGTCGCGTCATGAACTTCAAGAAAAGCAGTTACAGCGCCATCACCTGCGTCACTGTAGCCCAGCTAGGGGACGGCACGATTGGTGTGAGGGATTCGAAGGTCGCCGACGGGCCGATGCTCAGTTTCACTGCGGATGAATGGGCAGCGTTTGTGGCCGGCGTGAAAAACAACGAGTTCGATTTCGGTACATCGAATATGACTCAGACACCATCCGTGGGGCGAATTTGTCACTACGTCAGCCATGGAACCCCGGTACAGCCAGACGGCAGCCAGACATACACCTCCGTATGCCGCGCGGCCATCGTCACGGAAGTGAGCGACAACGCGGGATTCGGCCCTGTAGTTGGTTTGTGTGTCCTCAACCCGACTGGGCAGTTCTTCAACCGCGGCGTTGAACAAGACGAGCGCACTAAAGCCGGCGGTACCTGGCACTGGCCGGAGCGTGTGTCATGAACTTCAAAGCCAGCAGCCGATGCACCCGAGGCGATTGCGTGCTCGTGGCTGTACTGGACAACGGCATGATCGCTCTTAAGCGCTCCACAACTGACGACGCTGACGCATTGTGGTTCACCCGAAACGAGTGGATTGCGTTCATCGCTGGCGTAAAAAACAACGAATTCGATTTCGGGGGTATACCTCATGACTGACCAGCAACCACGCAAGGAATGGCCCGTGGCCGGCGAGTACCAGGCATACGGATTGGGCGCTGGGCTGGGGGCGTGGTTCGAGTCACCCCCGGACGCTCGCTCGGAGGTGCGTGACGACATTGATGGGGATGGTGGAGATGGTGGCGACGAAACGGTGATGGATGCCCGAGCCGATTAAGCAAGTCCCCGGCGGTTTCTTCGAGATCGACCCTGAAAACTCGACCCACCGACGGACCTGGCCGGATCCCCGCGCCTCGAAGGAAGCCTGTTGGAAAGCGGCACACAGCCCTAAAACGCTCACCCTGCAGGACGTCCGTCGGTTGGCCAGCGCGGCCGAGGCATACGCCTACGTGTTCTCCGTCTCGCAAAAAACATTCCTGCCCAGCCATTCCGCGATCCGCGCACACCTGGCTAAGAACGGAGAGAAGGGTGGAGAGGGTGGTGATGGATGACCACTGCTGAATCCTTGCGTCGCAAGGCCACGAACGCGACAATGACCGGCAGCATCCTGCGTATTCAGATGGTGAAGCCGGCACCGAAGTCGCGTGAGGACATCTGGCTCAGCCTGTTCGTCGGACTCGCGTGGCTCCCAGCGGCCGGCGCCCTGCTCATGCTGGGGTTCTCCGCCGCACATTCGATGTGGTCCGTCGTACCAGCACCCGATTTCTGGACGTCGGTACAGCTCTACATCGGTGTGCGGGTGCTGTCCGCCGCGATCCACCACGAACGGAATGGGTGGTGGGAATGACGGCACCCACGGCTGCGGAATTCATGACGGCCCCAGCCCCCCTCAACGGATCATCGGCATGGGCTAGTCGGTACGCGGTTGAATTGCGTCGAGTTATCCACGAGCACGCCGCCCAAGCCCCCAGGTCGCTGCAGGCCCACCTCGGGCCCTCAGAGCTTGGGGCGGTATGTTGCCGCCAGGTAGCCGCCAAACTCGCGGGGCTCCCGTCGACTAATCACGTCGCGGATCCCTTTCCGTCGTGGCGAGGCCAAGCCCTACACGTCGCGGCAGCCGATGCGTTTGCCGGAGACAACGAACGGTCGGGAGAGATTCGTTGGGTAGTCGAGCAGCGCGTCACGCCCCATCCCGATCACCCGGGTACAGCTGATTTGTATGACGCTCGGGAGCAAGCTTGTGTAGACCACAAATTCCTATCGCCAACGAGCATGGGTAAAATCCGCGCCGCTGACGGGCCTCCCCGCCATTACGTGGTTCAGCTATTGCTCTACGCGCATGGTTATCGATTAATGGGCCTGCCTGTCAAACGGGTGGTGCTGGCCGCGTACCCGGCCGCTGCTGGCTCGCTCGATGGACTGTGGGTGTGGGAGCGTGAGTACTCCGCAGCCGACGACGTCTTACTGGCAGAAGTATTCGCGCAGACCAAGGCTCGTAAACAGTGGGCCATTAAATTGCTCACCGGAGAAGCGACGCTGATGGATGTACCAGCAACCCCAGAGGACGCGTCGTGCTACTTCTGCTCGCAATTCCGCCCGCAGTCCGCACATGACGGTGGCGCGGGATGCCCTGGTCACGTAGGGAAAGCGGCATGAGGAAAATCGTGGAGATCGCGCACGGCACCCGCAATGGTTATCAGCAGTGCGTGAAGCGGGATGAAGGTTCGTGTGTCGACTGTCGGACAGCGGCGAGGGAATACGTTGCGACGCTGACGACCGACATTCCGCACGGCACCCTCTACGGCTACCTGCGCTGCCATCAACGTCCCGAGGGGTCCTGTGGGCCTTGTCGGGCGGCGCACGCGGATCGGCGGAAGAAAGTGGATACGCCGGTCGAGAGCGCATCGGATAAAGGATAGAGGAATACACGACAGGAACGGCACGCGTCGTCACTCGGGCCTGGAAACCACCGACACGCGCGCCGCACATCATTCAGGGAGAGGACACGCACGTGAATGCACCGCAATACAACCCGAACTTCCCCGGTACAGGGACCGGCTTTCCCCCAGGGCAACCGCAATACCCACAGCCGCCCTACGCCCCGCAGTATCAGCAGCCGCAATACCAGCCCCCCACTCAGCAGTACCCGCAGCAGCCCCAACCGCCGCAGCAGGAGTTGATGGCCGGCTCGCTCGACGCCTATTTCAGCCAGCCCTCGACCGGCGGTGGGGCGGCGCTCAAGTTCGCCACGGTCGGCACCACGCACACGGTGATTGTCTCGCGCCCGATCACCGACGCCGACGTGCAGCAGCAAACCCAGCGCGGCACCAACCAGCCGGCTACGTTCCGCGACGGGCGTCCCAAGTTCGTGCTGCGGGTGCCGTGCCTGATCCAACCGTCACAGGATCACCCCGACGGGCAGGCTCAGTGGTGGTGCGCGGGTGCGGCGCGTGACGAGTTGACCCGGGCGATGGCGGAGGGGGGCGCTCCGGCGGGTCCTCCCGAGGCCGGCGCCACCATCCAGGTGACCAAGACCGGGGAACGTCCGAGTGGTGCGGGGATGAACCCGGCGGCGGTCTATTCGGTGCGGTACTGGCGTCCCGAGGGTGGGGCTGTGCGGAACGGTGGCGGCGGCAACACGCAATCAGCGGCGCTTCCGGAGTCGATTCCGCTGCCCACCCCGCCGCCGGTGGCCCCACCGATCGCTCCGCACATGCCGCCACCCCTCGATATCCACCCGCCGGTCCCAGGCGTCATCCCCCCGGTGTCAGATCCGCCGGGTGGGCTCAGCCCTGAGCAGCAGGCTCTGCTCGCCCGGCTCACCAGTCAGGTCAGTGGCTGAGTCAGTTGTTTGACCGGAGTCCGCTCGCCGCCGCTATCGCCGCATTCCTGTCCACCCTGCTTCTCGTGGTGGGGGTGGTGTTGGCGGTGGTGAGCGGGATCTGGTGGTTAACCATTTACGGATGTGTGGCCGGCGGGGTGGCGCTGTACCTGCTGCTCTCCTGGCCATAAAGAAACGGCGCCACCCCGCAAAAACCACAGGTGGCGCCGTTTCCCGACCTGCCCCGCACGACTAGGGCAATTCCATTTTTGTGCACCGGACGCGTCGTGTCAAGAGGGGTGCCTAATGCCAGCCACGATCGTCGGTGAGCTATCCGCGGACGAATCCAGCATCGTGTTGATGGCGGCCGGCGCGGAGCACGACGTCATCCACGCATCCCGGCAGATCGCGTTGTGCACGCCCCTGGTCAAGCAATCGAAACCGCCCGGTGCGCTGGTCATGGCCGCGAGTTGGCCGGGCGTCGTGCAACTCGCCTCCACATTCGGAACGGGGTGGGCGCCGGGTCCCCGGCTGACCGAGTGGATTACGTCCCAGGTAGCGGCCCGGTTACCCGATTCGTCGCCGGCTGGGCTGTCGGTTACGCCACCGCCGGGGATGGTGCCGCGCTCGTATCAAGTGTCGGGCGCTCAGATGATTTCCGCGCTTGGGCGGGCTTTACTTTTCGACGAGGCAGGTCCGCAGCCGGTGACAACGCCGATCCTCACACCGGAGGGCTGGACCCGGCTTGGTGATCTCGCACCGGGCGACACCGTGTACGGCGCGAATGGGTGTCAACAGCGCGTCCGGCAGGTCAAGAGGTTCTCCGACGGGCACGCCGTCTACCGCGTAACCCTCAACGATCGAACCAGCACGCTGGCCACTGCTGAGCACCGCTGGCACGTCTACACACATAACGAGCGTCACGGGAATCGTGGAGGCGGCCGCGTACTGACCACGTCCCTACTCGCGCTAGCCGGGTTACACGGTCCGAACGGCAGGCAAGGCCGAGCTGCGAAGTTCTTCCTTCCCCAGCAGCCGGTTCTGCGAGATCTCGGTAACGCCTCCGCCGAGCTGCCGCTAGATTCGTACGTCTACGGCGCGCTCCTGGGCGACGGCGCCCTCGGTGGGGCTGATCTGTCGATTACGTGCCCGGACGCTTTCATCCTAGATCGGGTTGAGAAAGCAGCAGCTCAACTCGGCACCTCCTCACGGCGACCAACTGGCGACCGTTGTCCGAGTGTGCATTTCCATCGCAATGGCGAGCTTCCATCCCAGTTGGCTGACCTCGGTGCCCGGGAGGGGGCGGCCGCCAAATTCGTGCATTCGTGTTATCGACTCGCGTCAGAAGGTGTTCGTCGTAGCGTCCTGGCCGGACTCCTCGACACCGACGGGACGGTTAACAAGGTTGGCGCCGGGGTGGAGTTCTCGTCGGCCTCACCCCAGCTTGCCGCGGATGTCGCCTGGCTCGCGCGCTCACTGGGAGCCGTTGTCACCGAATCGGACCCCCAGCCCGCCGGCTACCGTAATGCGAGCGGCGAGCGGGTCGAGTGTCTCCCGAAGCACCGCGTGCTAATCCGCTTTCCCGCGGACGGGCCGAATCCCTTCGCGCTACCCCGCAAGGGCGACATCTGGGCAGCTGCCGCGCAACGGGTGCAGCGACGAAACCCGCCTCGAACGATCGAGTCGATCGAACGTGCCGGCTACGCCGAGGTGTGCTGCATCGAGTTGGACTCGGACGACGAGCACGTCTACCTCACCGACACCGCACTGATTCCTACCCACAACACCGGGAAAACCCCAACCACCATCTTGGGCTTGGTCGAACGTGCGGAAGTCGCTCCTGTGCTGCCGGTGGTGGTGGTGTGCCCGGCGTCGGTGGTGGATCCCTGGGTCGAAACCTTCCAGAACTGGGCACCGCAGTGGCGCACCGTCGCCTGGCGTGGAATACCGGCGCGTCGACATGCCTTGTCCGGCATCGCTGATGTCTATGTGTCCAGCTATGACACCGCCTGGCGCGACACCGGTAGTGCGTCGAAACCGGGCCCGTTACTGCGGATGCGTCCTGTGTCTGTTGTGGCGGATGAGTCACATTTGCTCAAATCCGTAGGCGCGAATCGGTCTAGAGCATCGCGTCAATTAGCCCGTCGTGCCAGCAACTTCGTCGCGCTATCCGGAACCCCGATCACACACCATCCTGGCAACCTCTGGACCACCCTCGACGCCCTGGCACCGACCGCGTGGCCGTCGAAAGAACGCTGGTGCAACCGCTACCTGCTGTCCATCCCCGGCGACTACTCCGAAACCGTCCTGGGACTGCACCCGGCCACTCAAGAGGAATTCCGCACCGCGCTGCTCGGGCAGTACCGGCGGGTGGCGAAAGCCGATGTGCTCACCGAGCTACCCCCGAAGGTGTACAGCGTCCGCACCGTCGAACTCCCGGCCGAATACCGGCGTACCTATGACGCGATGGAAGCCGACATGCTCGCCGAGCTGCCCGACGGCACCGAAATGTCCGTCATGGGAATCCTGGCGCAGCTGACCCGGCTGTCGCAATTAGCTTCCGCCGCAACAGACGTGCACACGACAACGGAAATCATTACCGTTAACGGGCTCGACGTAGAGCAGATTCACCAGTCGGTCACCCTGAAAGCGCCCAGCTGGAAAGTCGACGCCCTCCTCGAAATCTGCGCCGAGCGCCCCGAAACGTCGGTGGTGGCATTCGCACCCTCCCGTCAGTTGGTGATGTTGGCCGGGGAGGCCGCGGCTGGGGCTGGGCGTCGGGTGGGCTACATCGTCGGTGGGCAATCCATGACTGAACGGACTAAGACAATTGCGGCGTTCCAATCGGGTGAGCTGGATCTGATTTGCGCCACCACGGGGGCCGGCGGGGTTGGAATCACACTCACAGCGGCGTCGTGTTGCGTGTTTTTGCAACGTCCCTGGTCGCTGGTGGAAGCGCTCCAGAGTGAAGATCGGCTGCATCGGATAGGGAGTGAGGGGCACGAATGTATTGAAATCATAGATGTGCTGGCCAAAAACACGATTGATACCCGTGTGAGATCGGTATTGCGAGAGAAAGCCGGGCAACTTGGGGACCTAGTTCAGGATCCGCGCATTGTGGCTGAGCTGCTGGGTGGCGCGTCTGTTCGCAAATTGAGGAAGGCATCGTGACGATCCCGACATTCATTCAAGGCGACGCCCGCAATCTGCCATTAGCCGACGAGTCGGTTGATCTGATCGTTACCTCCCCGCCGTACTTCGGGCTGCGTGACTACGGGATCGAGGGGCAGATCGGTGGTGAGCCCACGCCGGCCGAGTTCCTGGACGCGCTGATCGTCTGCACTGCCGAGATGGTCCGGGTACTCAAGCCCACGGGGTCAATCTTCATCAACCTCGGCGACAAGTACTCCACCGGCAACAGCGGACAGTCCGGCCTGGCCAAGCTCGGCGCGCGGCATCGGGGTGGGGGTCTCAGTGATCAGCACGCCAAACGTCGCTCAGGCCGGGTCGCCGGAGTCCCACCGAAGTCTCTGCTGCTGTTGCCCGAGCGCTTCCGGATCCGCGCGGTGGACGAACTGGGGCTGATCGCCAGGGCAGTGGTGATCTGGTCCAAGCCCAACCCCATTCCCGAGTCCGTCACTGATCGGGTCCGTCGCTCGCATGAGGACTGGATCCACCTCACCCTGCGACCGCGCTACTACAGCTCGATCGACGCTATCCGGGAGCCGCACACCGACAACTCGGCACACGCGCGGAACCGACGCGATCGGCCAGACGCCCGGCTCGACCTGGCCGGCGGCGGTCGCACTAGCACCCAGAATCCCCGCGGCAAACTACCCGGCTCGGTCTGGTCCATCACAGCACAGCCGCTGACGGTCCCCGCCGACCTCGGGATCAAGCACTTCGCTGCGTTTCCGATGGAGTGGCCTAGGCGGCTCATCAAAGGCTGGTCCCCCGTCGGCGGTGTCGTGCTCGATCCGTTCTCTGGTACCGGCACCACAGCCATCGTTGCGGTAGCCCTTGGTCGGATGGGTATTGGCGTCGAGCTTTCCCCCGACTACATCCGGCTAGCCCAATGGCGGGCACGCAATCCAGGGCAGTTGGCAAAAGCTAGCGAATCGGGGAAAGCGTCGTAATGGACCACGAACTTCGCTATCGACCTGGCTTTACGGGGCTTGCACATCTCGGTATCCCCAACAACACCAGACCCCACTGGTATTGCACGTGCGGGCAGTGGCGCATCAACCGCGATCACAAAGGCAGCCCGTTCGAAAAGACCGCCACCACACACCACCGACGGCACGTCAAACAAACAGGAGAGCAGTAAGCGTGAACGTCCCCATTTGTTTTATCGACACAGAATCTGATGGTATACATCCCACCCGCAAACCCTGGGAGATCGCCCTCATTCTGCGTCGCCCCGGTAAGCCTGAGATCACCTGGTCGGCGTTCGTCGAGATTGACCTGTCCACCGCCGATCTGTTCGGGCTCAACGTGGGGCGCTTCTATGGCCGGCACCCGCTCGGGCAGTTCATCAAGTTCGGCAACGGTGGCGTACCTCCCGCACCGAACGGCCAACACCAGTACGTCACCCGTCGATCGGCCGCGTTGCGGGTTGCCCAGCTCACCCACGGCGCGCATCTGGTTGGGGCGGTACCCCATTTCGACACCGAGATATTCGACCGGCTGCTGCGTGATCACGGGCTGGCGCCGTCGTGGCATTATCACCTTTGCGATGTGGAAAACCTCGCCGTGGGGTATCTCGCGGGTCAAGGTAGCCCGCTCCTGCCCCCGTGGAACTCCGACGACCTATCGGAAGCGTTAAAGCTCGACCCAATCCCCGAGGACAAGAGACACACCGCGCTGGGTGATGCCCAGTTTGCCCAGAAGATCTGGGACAAGGTGATGGGCGAATGAGCGTCATGGGGAGTCTCCCGACGCCACCCACCTACGCACCCACACGTATACCCCCGACAAAACCGGTATCTGAACCACCCGACCTGGTCAATCACCCGCCGCACTATACGTCCGGGCCGTTCCGTTGTTCGTCGTGCGGGCATCCCATCGAATGCATCGACATTACCCGGCATTTTCCATTCGCGTTGGGCAACGTTATTAAGTACCTATGGCGCGAAGGACTCAAAGGCACGTCGATTCAGGATCTGGAGAAAAGCGCTTGGTATTTAGCCGACGAGATCGCCGAACGAAAGCGGATGGAAGGTACAGCATGACGACCTACAGGTTTGACCAAGTAGTCGCCCGTCGACAGCAATCGGGTAGGTGCCCGACCTGCGGGAAGCGGAGCGTGCGCACCAGGTTGAGAGAGTGGCTCGACGTCCTAGAGGCGACCCTGTCTCGTGTCGAGGACGCAAATAGGCCTCGGGAGGAACGGAAATGACACTTGCGTACTTCCCGGACCTGACATCCGCGCCAAGTCGCATGGTCCCGCTTGCTCCCAACTCAGCCGGCAGTCCCCGCAGTTCCCTGAGCTACAGCGTTGGATCGTCGGCCGTGTACGTGCCAGACGACGACGAGGCCGACGGTGACGTCCGTGCCTACGTCTCCCGCCTCTGGGCTGAGGACTGGGACTGCGAGGACGACGCGATCTACGACGATCTCTAAGAGTGATCACTCCTGGCGATCTCCGGTCCGTCTGGTTTCCTTTCAGCAGGAGCGAGGATGAGCCGTACAAGAAGCGGCCAGTGCTGGTCTTGGCTGTGCACGGCGCCGCTCCTGACCGGGCAGTTCTGGTCGCAATGGTGACCAGTAACGCACAACAAAAACCCTGACGGTTCGGTCAAAAGCTACGCCGAAGTCAAAGCCGCCCTCGAAGCGAAAGCCGACGCCTGGATACCGGACTTTGAGCACTGGAAATGCGCGGAGAAGCGGTTCGCCGAGGAACAGCGTACACACACACAGGAGAGAGCAATGAGCGCACAACGCGACCCGTGGATGCCCAGCGGACCGTTCCCCACACCGAAGGGTGAGCCCGTACCACGACTGTCCGCCGAACAGCTGGACCTCTTAGAACGAATGAGAGGCTGCCCCACCCCAGGGGACGCGAGTATCCGCTGCCCGCATCACGTCAAGAACTATCGGGACGCCGAGCGGGACATCTGGGAGCCCGCCCCTTGTCCGTACAAGCCGCGCCCTGATGGTTCGTGCCCCAGGGTTGAGTATCACGTGGCCGCGCCCATAAGCCCGTTTCCTGACGCACCAGCCCGTATACCTCCGTCGGCGGACCCGCTGCAACTCGACAAGGACTGCTGGCTATACGCCTGGATCGAACCAGATACCCGCAACATCCCCCACGAACGCGGTAAAGCCTACCCGCGGGCACCGGATGCCGTCGATGGGGTCTGCATTGAAGTAGCCCGGGATGGATACTCCGCCGATTACGAAGCGCGTGAAACCTGGCTGAACCGGGACAACGCCCTCGCGCTACGGGATTGGCTCACCCGCTGGCTGGACGGTGCCTCATGAGCGCGGAAGGGGGTGAGCCGAATGGGTGATGACGATGAGACTGACTGCGAATGCGGACAGACGCACATAGATCCGGAAGACGACGACTGACGTAAACACCCAAGGGCGCTGGCACCGAGGAGGGGTTGACAATCTCAATTTACTGCAGCTTTTGCATCTTCGATGGGGAAGAACCCGACTGGCCGGCGCCCCTGGTGTATCAGCGCTCTCACGTGCTCCCGTCGATGGGCGACGACCGGGGTGGGCATTTCCATCTGGCGTCCATTCCACCCTGGATCACCCGGGACGGGAAGTGTCTCGCCGGGAAAGAGTGTAGCCCAGCGGCATTCGATGAGGGTGTCTGTTGCGAAAACTACGACGGTCACAACTACTGGCCCTATCTTCGCGTCACACTGTCGTCCCCTATTCCCGATGAAGACACCTGCGTATTGGACCGGTCTCAGGTGCTGGCGCTGCGGGACGCGTTGTCGGAATGGCTCGAACACACCGCCGAGGACACGACATGAGCGATTCGGAAGGGCCTGTGCCGATCGGGCCGGTGCTCGACCAGCTGGGCATCACCATTGACCTGGCGCCGCAAGACCGGCTGGTGGAAGTGATGGTGCTGGCCAAGGTCATGAACCTCGACGACGGAATGCCGAGTCTGTACACCGTCTCGAACGATCTGGATTGGATTCAAATGCACGGGTTACTCGCCGCCGCCAAACAGGTCATGCACGTCATTGATCCGGAAGGGCGGGAGTAGCCATGGCGGCGCCAGTGATTGTGGTCGATTGTGAATGTAGTGGCTTTGACCCGCGCGTGCACCAGGTAATCGAGGTCGCGTGGTGGAATCTCAATACCGACGAGCGTGGCTGTTTCATCCCCGTACATGACCCTACCAACGTCATTGCCGTCGCGCACCCGGAAGCGCTCAAGGTCAACCGCTACATCGATCGCATCGCCACGGCGCCGCAAGACTTCGACGGTAGCGAATTAGCCAGGCTCCATTCCCGGCTCTCGGGTGACAGCCTCTATTACCGGGCGGTGATGGTTGGCTCCAACCCCAAGTTCGACGCCCGCTTCCTGGCACCGCTATTCGGTCGAGCGGGGTTGTGTGGGGATCCGTGGGGTGCGCTATGGGATCTCTCGGTTGAGGTGGGGCGGCTGTTCGGGCTGGACATGAGCCGTCGGCCGGGACTGACCCGAATCTGCGAACTTCTCGGGGTTGAACCGGGGGATCACACAGCGGCGGGGGACGTTCAGGCCACCGGTTTGTGTTTCCGCGAGCTGGCTCGGCGCCTGTCATGACTCGGATGCTCGTTCACGTCTACCTCGGGGCGGCGCTGACGTGGTCGCTGCTGGTGGCGTTCTCCCTCATCGCTCTACCCGCCGGGGTCACCGCCGCCGTCACGGCCATTGTCGGCGCCCCGTCGATCGCCGTTCTGGTCAACGCCGTGTTCGTGGTCCGTCGGGAGATCACATCCACGCGGCGCTCGAACGGTGGCGAGTCATGACCGATACCGCCGAACTCACGGTCATTGGCTGCGATCCGGGACCCACCACCGGCATCTGTGCCCTGCACTACCGGGCCGGCGCGCTGGTCAGGCACGGGTTTGCGCAGGTCTCGCACAACTGGGTGGAGATGGTGCTGGACACGCTCACCGACGACGCCGCGAGCACCCTCACCCCTGGTGACCTGATCATCGCGGTAGAGCGTTTCGTCGTGGGCCCGCGAGCAGCTCGTTCGTCTACGCCGGCAGCTGGGCAGATCACCCGTCGACTCATTGAGACCATCGCCAGCACCTACACCGGGCGAGACGGGATTCCGGTCGTGCAGCGCTCAGCCGCCGAAGTTAAGCCCTGGGCATCGAACTCCCGCCTCGATGCCGCGGGGCTGCTCTCGTCGCTGGCCGGGATGCCGCACGCTAGAGATGCAGCGAGGCAAGCCATCTATTGCGCGGTGCACGACCGAGGCGTCCCTGACCCGTTAAGCCGGCGTGGGGGCCCGTGATGGCGGCGCTGACGGTGTGGCCGGGAACTGGTGGGCGTCCCGTCGTACTTGATCTATTTGCGGGCGGCGGCGGCGCGGGGGCCGGTTATCAACGCGCCGGGTTCGCAACGGTCGGGGTGGATTGGGTCGAGCAACCGCGTTACCCGGGGCCGTGCCTAGTCGCCGACGTCATGGAATTGGGCGTCACGGGAGTTCAGGAATTAGCGCATCGGTGGGGCGCGGTTGCAATTGCGGCAAGCCCTCCGTGCCAGGCGTATTCGCCGCTGAATGCGTACAACAAAAAGACTTACCCCGATCTGGTGGGGCCGGTACGTGACATTCTGGAGGCCGTGGGTATGCCCTTTGTCATCGAAAACGTGGTACAGGCCCCGCTGATTCGGCCGACCATACTGTGCGGATCCATGTTCGGATTACGGGTATATAGACACCGCGGATTTGAGACATCGTTCCCGTCGATCGAACCCGAACACCCCGCTCACCAGGCCAGATGCGCCCGAAACGGGTATCTACCTGAGCCTGACCAGTACATGACAATCTCAGGGGGAAAGCATTCTCGGGTGTGGCGGCTGCGGGCGGCTGAGGTGATGGGTGTGCCGTGGATGACCACCATTCGAGAAGTGTGCGAGTCGATCCCACCGCGCTATACGGAATTTATTGGGGCACAGCTCATGGGGCATCTGCGACGGTCCGGGCTGATTGACGGAGTGACGGCGGAATGAGCACCAGGCCAGCAATCGCAGCGATTCCGACCCGTTACGCCGGCTGTCATTTCCGCTCCCGTTTGGAAGCTCGATGGGCGGTATTCTTTGACCACATGCGGATCGACTGGGTATACGAGCCTGAGGGTTTCACTACGGCCCGGTCCGCTCGATTCGAGTTCGGCCAATCCGGTGTGGTGATGCAATGAATTCCCCTGTGTTCGCATCCGCTCTGAGCGCGTACTACACCGCCGGCTGGCGCGGGATCCTGCCTGTTCCGCCCGCCGAGAAGTTTCCACCACCCACCGGGTTCACCGGCGCCGACGGGATCGACACGTCGCCCGAACAGCTCACCGCGTGGTCGGAGGGTGTGTACGCCGATTACTCCATCGCGCTGCGGCTACCCGCCGGGGTGATCGGGCTTGACGTCGACCACTACACCAAGGTCGTGCCGGGGGAATCGGGTGCGGCCGACCGGGAGGTAGTCAAAAATGGTGCCGACGTGCTCGCGGGGTATGAGGCGAGCTGGGGTGTGCTGCCGGCTACCTGGATCTCCACCGCCCGGGGCAGTGAGACCGGACCAGGGCCGTCGGGTATTCGGCTGTTTCGCGTTCCGGCCGGGCGGTATGGCACGCATTTGGGGGGCTCGATCGAGGTCATCCAGCGTCATCACCGCTACGTCGTGGTGGCCCCGTCGATTCACCGCGATCTGGCCGAGGGTGCGCGGTATCGCTGGTATGACCCCGGCGGTGGGTTAGCGGGTGATGGGGTAGTGCCGGGGCCGGCGGGTCTGACTGAATTGCCCGCTCGTTGGGTGGCGGAGTTGGGTGCGTTGGCTACCGAGGCGAGCGCGGCGGCGGCCGACCCGGGTAGCGGCTGGCAGTTGCTGTGCGCGTTGCGGGCTGATGAGCGGGTGGCGTGTTCCGACGTTGCCGGGGCGACGCAGGTGGCGGTCCTTGAGCTGGGTAAAGCCGAAAGCGGCTCTCGTCACGACGTCATGACCGCCCGCACCCACAACGTGGTGCAACTCGGCGCCAGCGGGCACCCGGGCGTGGGTGTTGCGCTGGAGATCCTGCGTGAGTTGTGGGAAGAACTAACGTCGGGTGAGGGCCGGGCCCACGAGTTCGAATCTATGCTACTCAGTTCCGCTCGCAAAGCCGTCACCGCCGTCGGGGCGAGTTCGCCGGTTGATCGGGATCCGTGTCTGACCCTCGGCGGCTACGACACCGTACAGGCGCCTGCACCCATTGACGACCGTGGTGAATTTGACCCGTCCGGGGAGCGTTACGAGCCGTTGCCCGGTCCGATCACAGCCCCGATCGACTACGGCTGGCGGCAGGTCATCGGTGCTGAGCTGTTCGATCCGCAATGCGACACCGACCACAAAATTGCCAAGGCTGTGCTGTATCGGTGCCGGCCCATGATTCGCCATGCCAGCGACACCAGAAACGGGTGGCTGCAACGGGGCCCGCTGTGCTGGGAACTACACGGAGACGCACTGCCAGGGCGCGCCGTGGAGGAAATTGTCGAACTGATGCCCGCTGGGGATCCCGAACTACCCACAAAGAAAACTGAGTACACCGTCGCTCACCGGCAGTTCGCGCGACGGACACGGATGGAAAACAATGCGGGCGCCAACGCTGTTGCGGCTTCCATGCGGCGGACTGTTGCTGGTGGTATCCATCCCAGCGCGGTAAAACTGGCCGATCTGGACTCGGATCCGGAGATTTTGTGGGCCGGAGGGATGCCCTATGACTTGCGCGCCAGCGGGGACGGTCCGGCGCTGACCGACGTCGGCGACAAAATCGTGCACCTATCCTCGGCCGGGGTCATGCCCGAGATCATGCCCACCCCGCATTGGGACGCGCTGCTGGTCGCGGTGTGGCCGGACGCCGCCATCCGAGCGTGGGTGCTGCGGGTGCTGTCCATTTCGGTGACCGGGTATCCCGACGCGGCGCTACCGATTCTGCTAGGCCCAGCCGGAACCGGGAAAACGTCGGTCATCACGCTCATCATGTCGTGTTTGGGAACCTACGGGCACGCCGCCAACCCCAAACTACTCAGTGGGGACAACTCCCATGACTCGATTATTTTCGCGCTCAAAGGGCGGCGGTTGTCCTTCATCGACGAGGCCCCGTCAGACGCCAAGGGCCCTCAGGAGCGCTTGAAGAGGTACTCCGGTGGGGGCGAGCTGACCGGGAACGCGATGAACCAAAACCCCATCACGTTCCGGCCCACCCACACGCTGATCCTCACGGCCAACCACAAGCCTTCGCTGGTCGATGCGGCCGTCCGACGGCGGGCCCGGTTGATCCCGTGTGAGGGTGCTCCCCAGGTGGTGGAAACCGTCCGGCGCGCGCTCACCCCAGCGGTGTGGGCCGGCGAGGCTCCGGGGGTGCTGGCGTTCCTGATGGCTGAAGCCGCCGCCTGGTTAGCCGACCCCAACTCCGCACTCACCTCGGCCGCGCCGCCGGGCATCCGCTTCCAGGCTGAGGAGATCGCCGAGGAGCAGGACCCCGTCAAGCAGTGGGTGGACGACGCCTGCGAACCGTGGGAGGCCGGCACCCGATCCGGGACGCTGCACGACGCGTTCATCGGCTGGTGCCGCAACCACAACGTCGCCAAAAACCTCCATCTGGAGATCACAAAATGGGGTGTTCGCCTCAACGAGCTGAACTATCCCGCTACCGACCGTAGGGATGGGCGGTACCGGGCACTGCGGATCCGGGTCGACGGGGGGCACGGATTTTTCGATTCTGTTCCGGGGGGTCCCGGGACGGCGAGTTCGCCGGGAGCACCGATCTCGGCTGAGGTCGCTGCTCACCAGGCTCGCCAAACTGGAATCACTCCAAATGTGGAGGGTCCGTGGAGGGTTGGTGGAGGGTCTAGCGCTCAACCCTCCACACCCGAAAACCCCAGCTCACCCCCCGTTTTTTCTTCTTCTGTGGAGGGTGTGGAGGGTTTACAGACAACAAATACACAAGAAGTAGAAGAAGAAGAAGTACGTATACCACATGCGCCATATATGGCCCCTATATGTGACGACCCTCCACCCTCCACAGTTGATCACAAAAACGCGGCTTCACCAGCAAAAACAAGGATTTCGGAACCCTCCACACCTGCCGAAACCCTCCACACCGAGGCGGATTTGGCTGAAAATACTGCCGTTGACCTGCGAAAATGCGCCGACGCGGGTGCAGCGCTGCCCGATGGGCTCCCCGAGGGCTACTCGCCGCTACGGAACGTGACGCCCCATCAGGTCACGGTGTGGGCAAATACGCGTGGCATCAGCAAGGTCGACGCGCGAGCGGAACTGAAAACGCTCAAGGCGAAAGTCAAGGTCGCGGAGAAGCTGGCCATGTGCCGGGCTGGTATCGACGCCGCCGCTGGCGAGTACATCGGTCTGCCCGCTGGAGTTGATCGCGGTGGTCACGCGGTGCAGCTCACTGAGGTCCAGGTGCTCAAGGTCGTGCGGGATTGCCTGGCGCGAACCGGTGGCGCGCTCACCGTCGATATCGAGAACACCGGCTACCCCGTCGGCCATGCGCTGTACGCGCTGCGCACCATCCAGCTCGGCGACGACGAAGCCGCGGTGGTGCTCGATGCGCAGGACCCCGCTCAGACGGCTCTGGTTGCCACGCTGCTGGCCGAAGCGACGTTCCTGCACGCCCACTCCGCCACGGCTGATCTGGTGCCTCTGGTGGCCGCTGAGCTGATCGAGCTGGAATCGGCGTGGGATCGGATGCACGACACCGTCATCCCCGCGAAGCTCGGCGACCCGCAGTCCACCGGCAGCGATCCCGGTTTGAAGAAGTTGGCGGATGCTGTGCTTGGTACCCGCTCGGTCGCACCGGGGGCTGGTGAGGGACGTGCCGCACTGTTCAAGGCCGCCGGTTGGTTGACCGATACCAAGATTGAAACTCCGGTGGAACGGTCCGGTTGGGCACAATGCGACTACACCCGCTCGACGATGATCCGTTACGCCGCGTCTGATGTCCTCGACACCCACGCTGTCGCACGCGAACTTCCTATCGCCGACCCTAAGATTGTCTATCGGGAACGGCTCGCTCAACGCATGACAGCTCGGGTGGCTCATCACGGGGTACGCCTGGACGCCGAGCACATAGCCGCGAAGCTGGCCGAACACCGACCCGCCCAAGCCGCCGCCCGCGAACGGGTTGCAACGTTCGGGATTGAGAACGCGGGGTCGAGCAAGCAGGTGGCCGCCGTGATGGTTGAGCTCGGCGCGACGTTGCCGCTATCGAAAAAAACCGGTGCACCCTCGGTAGCCAAAGAAGTCCTTGAACCCCTTGCGGAACTCGATCAGGGTGCAGTCGGGGACGTGGCTCGCGCGGTACTTGATTATCGGCATCATTCGACGGTTATCGGTACGTTCCTGGAGCCTATGACGCAACTGTGTGAGCGTGGTGATGGTCGGGTGCGTCCGACGGTTTATACCTTGGGCACCGTGACGGGACGCATGTCTTGTGTAAGGTTGAATCTTCAACAACTTAGTAGGCAAGGTGGAGTTCGCGCGTGTATCACCGCCGATCCGGGGCAGTTGATGATTGGCGCGGACTTTAGTGGTGTGGAGTTGCGAGTGGCCGCCGCGTTGTCCGGGGATACGACGCTACGGCAATTTCTCGCTGAGGGTCGTGACTTGCACGCTGAGATCGCGTTGCAGGTGTTTGGGGCATGTCCGAAAGCGTCCGAGGTATCCGAGAAAAACCCGACGGGCGAGCCCACACCGAAGAAAGAACATCGCTATGTGGCCAAACGAATTGTATTCGGACGCTTATACGGCGGGGGTATCCCGACCCTTGCCGCCCAGGGTGGCACCACTCATGCGGTTGCGCAAGCCGCCGTTGATACGTTGGACGCGATGACACCCGGTCTGACCGCCTGGTCGGCTGACATCCGCAACGCCATCAAGGCCGGGCATGTTGCGTATCCCAGCTATTCAGGGCGGATCATCCATTTCGATCCGCGGCTCCCGCATAAGGGTCCGAACGCCGCGATTCAGGGCAGTGCCCGTGAACTCCTGGTCGACGCCCTGATCCGCTGGGGCGACACGCGGTGGGGTCGGTGCGTATTGTTGCCGGTGCACGACGAGTTGGACGTATTCGTGCCGGCGGAGGATGCGGTCGAGGCTACCTCCGCGCTGGTTGCCGCGATGGAGACGCAGATGAACGGGATCTCGATCATTGCCGAACCGTCCGCGCCAGCATTCGCTTGGGCCGATGCCGCCTAGTTGGTAGGGAGAACGATTATGCGATTGACGGTGGGTCGTGGAATACCGAATAGGCGTTTGACGGGAGGCATCGTGTTGCTCTTAGCCGCTGTGGTGCTGGTCGTGGTGATCGTGAGCGCGGTGTGTCGTCGCCATGACTGAGCCGATGTTGAGCCGGCCCGATGGGAGCTGCCTCCTGTGTCCGCCCCCGTTGGGGATCCGCCGTTGGCGCCGCGCCGACCCTGGCTATCGCACTTGCTGGGATTGCTGCGATCGGCTGCGGGAAGATCTGAAATCTGTTTCGGCCCGCTACCAGAAGTTGAGTCCGATGCCGGTCGGGGGTGTGCAGGTGGGCTCGCGCGGTGTGCCCGGGTTCGGGAGTAGGCCACCGGGCAGCGTGCACATCATGGCGATGCGTGATTCGCGGTCCAGTCCGGACGCGCATGTGTGGATGGGCGCTGACAGGCGGGTGCATTCCGAGGACGAACGGCCACCGTTGAGCGTGTGGAGTGTGCTGATGATTGAGGCTGTGGACGTGGCCGAACGACGGGAATTCACCACCCCGGACGCCGACACCGACGTAGCGGATCTGGTGCGCTGGCTCGACAACCAACTCGATTGGCTCACCCGCCAGGATAGCGTTGTTGAATTCGCTAGCGTTGTGCGTCAGCTGCTGGCTCAGCTCAAACCGGTCACAGGGGACGCGCGCCGGCTGATCGGGCACTGCCCCACCCCGCTCGATGAGGGCCGGGTGTGCGGGGTGCGGCTGTACGCCCCGGCCGACGGGGACACCGTGCGCTGCCGGGCGTGCGATACGTCCTGGGATGGCGACTACTGGTTGCGGTTGGGTGCGATGCTGAAAGTCCAGTGCGACGTCGCGTAGGGACCACGCTGCCGGAACGACGCCCGGTGCTGGTCGACTCAGTCGCGGCGGCATTACACGTCCGACGGGCCTACGGCGTGGTGGTCAAACCGGGCACTATTCGCCTCTGGGCAGCCCGTGGGCACATTCAGAGGCACACAGGCACCCGATACCATTTTGATCTGTGGGACATCGAGGAATACTTAAGGACACGCGGGTTGATCCGGTGAGTAGCGCATCGGCCCGCGATGGTGTAACGTTTCGCCGCGACGGGAAGAACTATGTTCGTTCTCTGTCATTCACTCGGTGGTGCTTTGCTGGCGCGAAGCTGGAGTGAGGAGCCCTCGGTCCCCCTCATGACCGAGGGCTCCTTCCGTTCCACATCCCCCGCGCGTACCGCGTAACCCCACCGGGTCACCATTTCCCGCACGGTCGGGTGCTCGATCGCCCGCGCGGTGGCGCTGTCCGGGTCTAGCCCAATTGTCAGGTACACCCCCATCCCCCGCCGACGCAGATCGCGTATTGCTCGCACCACGTGCGGTACTGGGGGGATCGGACGCCGCGGCGCGTGGCCCCAGGTCAGTCCCTCCCGCGGTATCACGATGTCGCCGATCTTGAACTCAGACATTTTCGGTTCAGCCCACCTCGGTCACTCGACGGGCGATCTCGGCCAGCAGTGTTTCGACGAGCGCAGCGCCCGGGACGGCGACGCCGATGCTGTTCGCTACCTGGGCTAGGTCGGTACGGATCGTGCCACCTTCCCAGTACACCCGCGCGACCAGCAATCTGCCTGCCTTGCCGTTGGAAATTTCGTGGCCGTCGAGCATGGCACCCTTGATGTTGCCGGTGCCATAGCGCTCGATGTCGAAGCCAATCAGCTTGGGCCAGTTGTTGAGATAAACACGCACCACTCCCCTACGGCTTCGCCAGGTCGTACCCCCAATGGCCTCGATTTGTTCCGCCGTGTAGGTGATGGGCGTGTCCATGTAAGTCAGCTTACTCAGCATGCGCTGGAGGTCAACCCCCAATATTCGGGAGGTGATTGCCCGTGTCCGCACCCGCTTCGCCGCGTACTCACAGGATCACGATTGATACCGTGATCGGCTCGGACGGGCGCACCTACCAGTGCGACACCGTGGCGGCTATTGATACCCATATCGCTCACGTGCACGCCCGACTCAAGGCTGTGTCCCCTGATCTTGCCGTACGGTACCGCGATGACATCGACAAGCTGCTTGATCGCCGAGCCTATCTGAGCCTCTGCCAGGAGAAACGGTCATGATCGTTCTGGGTGTCATCCTGCTCATTCTGGGTTGGGTTCTCGGTATCTCCATTCTGTACACCCTCGGCGTGATTCTTCTGGTGATTGGCGCCGTCCTCTTCATCCTTGGCAATACCGGGCATTACTCCGGAAGGCGCTGGTACTAGAATGTTTGCGCGTAAGAAGAGTCCTAAGGCGCTGGGTAGGCTCCCCAACGATCCGTCCCGTCCTAGGGTGCACTTGCGAGCTCTGCCCGGCGCGGCGCTGGTTCCGCCGGCTTCGGCTGATTGGTCTGTCGGCGTTCCGCGTTCCGAGCTGGGAATGCTAGGTAACGACACTGTGGGGGATTGTGTTATTGCCGCTGGATATCATGCGGTTGACATTTTTGAGTTTCAGGGCCAGGGCGTGACCACTAGTTTCACTTCTGCTCAGGCCATTGCCGACTATTCCACCATCACGGGCTACATTTCGGGCAATCCATCCACTGATCAGGGCGCGACTCTGCAATCGGGGCTGGAGTTTTGGCGGACGACGGGCTTCGGTGGGTACAAGATTGCCGCGTTCGCCCAGATCGACGGAACTAATACCGCGCTGCTGCAGAACTGTATTGATCTGTTCGGGGTGGTGTACGCCGGGTTGAATTTCCCGGCCAGCGCCATGACACAGTTCGATGCTGGTCAGCCGTGGTCCGTGGCGGGGCGGTCCCAGATCCAGGGTGGGCACTGTGTTCCGCTGGTCGCTTATGATCCCAGCTCGTTGACGTGTATTACGTGGAGCGCGTTTCAGAAGATGACGGCCGCGTTTCACTCACGCTACTTCGATGAGTGGTGGGTCCCGATCTCCACTGCGTGGCTAGCGAAGTCGGGTAAGACCCCGTCCGGTCTCGACGGCGCAACGGCTAACGCTGATTTCCAGCAATTGACTGGTAGTACCGCCGCGCCGTTCCCTGTGTCACCCATTCCCGTTCCGCCCGTGCCTCCCGTTCCCCCCGTTCCCACGCCGGCCAGCGCGGACGTCACGATGGCGGCGTCGGTGCGGGCGTGGTTGGCGGCTAAGGGCCTGTGAACACCACCCACGCGAGCGCGTAACACGCGAGGCCAAGACAGGCGATCATCATGTGCGTAGGGGCGATGTCAGGGCCAGATCCTTATTCGCCGTCATCTAGTCCACGTTCCATTCCGGGGTGGGTTTGGATTGCTGGCGCGTTCATTCAGTGCCCTCTCTGATCTGTGGTGTGGTTGGTGGCTCTAGGAGGACTGTCGTGTCGCTGAGTGTGGTGCTGATTATTGTGGCTCTGGTGCTCGCGTTCCTTGACGTTGTGTTGTGGAATGCGATGGCGACCTACCGGCGGGTGCTATTGACTCCGCTCGCTGTGGTGCTGCTGTCCGTAGCACTGCTGATCGGGTCTGGCGCAATTCATTGACGTTCGGGTGCGGATTCGCCACCGAGTTAGTTCGATGATGTGAGCCATCCCGGTGCGCATTTCGGCGAATCCTGTGCGCATCTCGGTTCGTACGTCAGCGAACCCCTCGCGGACCTCGGCTTGCAGGTCGAGTTGGTTTTCGCGTAGGGCGTTCAGCGTTTGGGTGTGCGCTCTGAGCTCGGCGCGCACCTCGGATACGTCCCGGTCGGCCCCGGCGGCTAACTCCCGCGCGGCGATTGCATCGGTCCGACTGAGGGCTACCTCTTCACGGAGTTCACCGATAGCTGTTTCGAGCAGGCGGAGACGGGTCTCAACATCACGGGCCGCCATGTCGTTATTGCCCCTTTAGCCTTCTGATTCGAGTACAGCGTCTACCTCAGCCTCTGTGGCTGAGGGTACGCCCATTTGTTTGGCCATCCGACCGAGGCGTATGTCGGTGCGGATCGCACGACGGGATAAGCGGCAGATACTCTCACCGTAACCCTGCTCGATTTCGTTAAGTCGCTGTTCGAGTACGCTGATTCGGCGGGCCAGGGTGCGGATATCGGGAGCGGTCATCGCGTGGGCTTCCTTTAGCTATCCTCTAGGTACGGTGGCTGGTGGAGCGCGGGACCTGATACGCCGGCCGCTTGTGCGATGGCGCCACGGGTTAGTCCGCGGGTTAGTCCGTGAGTCTTGATACGGCTGAGCGCGATGCGGATTAACGCGATCTGCTTCGCTCGGGCCTCCTCGACGTCATCAACCGCCGCGCTGATCGCGGTGAGTAGGTCTCGATCGTTGCGGAACTCGTTCGCTAGCTCGTTCTGGAGCTGGGCGATCCGGGCTCTGTTGGCCGGCTTGTTGGCCACGGTGGCACCCCTCGCATATCTCTCGCTGACGCGCCAGTGTGCAGGGTGCCGGCGCGGTGAGTCTAGGGAGCCTTGGCTAACTTTCCTTGGCTGGCGAGGTCGATCACCTACGCTCCCCGAAAGGCTTGCTTACTCGCCTAGCATGCGCTGGTACTCGTCGGCGCGTTTGGTGTCGGCGGCTTCGGCCCAGGTCAGCGCCCTCGTGATGTGCTCGTCGTACGGCAACACCTCGGCCAGACCCCGCCACGCCTTCGCGGATCTCCGGTACGCCGCCATCCGCGCGGCTCGGCCGGGACGGTCGTGAGACAGCTCGACGGCCGCCATCACCGCTTGGTACGCACTGTCGGCGGCGTTCCGGGCCTTCTTCTCCTCGGCGGTGGTGGACGTGGTGTTCGTGCCTGTTGTCTGAGCCATGGTCGGGCGGGTCCCCTCGTTCCGTGGACGACGCGCTACATCGAAAGTCAGCTTACCAGCGTTACACGATCGGGGTAAGCCCGGATGATGCGGTTGCGCCGGTGTTCCTGTGAGGGCTGCCGGGCACGCCGCCGGGTGCTCGCCGCGTTGAGGCGTGAGCGCTCACTCTGGCGCCGTGTCTGTGCGTTGTTTCGCCGCTGATCACGCTGCGGGCACTCCCGGAACTGTGGCCTCCGGGAACGTAGCTCGGATCTGCCACTTGACCTCGTCGGACAGTGACCCGTACCAGCCTCGATCGAGCGGGTTAAAGAATGGGCGGTAGTGAGTCGCAGAGTCCCGCTTCCGCTTGACGATGGCCCACCCACGGCCGATGTTGTTAGAGTCGCGCGACACCATGATCCACCCTTGAGCCTCTAGGACGGACTCCAGCTCGGTTCCGTCGGTGATTGGGTGGTCAACCAGAGTCGGTGTGGTGATAAATCGGTTCGGGTCGTTGTCGTCCCAGTGGACAACAACCTGACAACCGGAACCGTCTTTGCAGATCGTTGCCGTGTAATACGCCACGGTCTTCTCCTTTAGCTCTCGTAGGTGAACTGTTAGTCAGCTTACTCGCACTGCCGATGAAGGGCAAGTCTCCGAGTTGCACATCAGTCGCTGTCAACGGGTGTGGAATTATTGGGCCGCACGATGGAAGGGCTCTAGTCGGATGTCTCATACGGTGGTGTTCCGGAAGAGTAGCTTTTCGACATTGCAGTGTGTGGAAGCCGCTGTGCTGGACGGCCAGATCGTTGTTCGGCATTCTCGGGCAACCGGTGAGGCGCTGACGTTCTCCCGTAGTGAGTGGTCGGCGTTTGTGGCCGGGGTGAAGGCGGGCGAGTTCGATTTCGATAGTTGAGCGAATTTGTCCTGTGCTGTTCCGCCATCCCGAACGCTCGGTGCACATCCGACGGCGGGTGCGCTAAACACCATTGGGTTGTGGCCGACTGGTTTGGAGTCGACATGACTGATGTTAGCTGTAATACGGAGCGTTGGTTACCCGTTGTAGGGTTCGAGGGATTTTATGAGGTTAGCAATGCCGGTCGGGTGCGTAGCTTAGAGCGCACGGTGACATGGAGAAACGGCGCAACTCGAACGTATCCGTCTAAGCTTCTTCGCTGTACACCCGATTCGGTGGGCTATCCCCGTGTAACCTTAGGCTTGGGCGTCGATCGAAAGCGGTATTTTCGTCGCGTTCACCGGATGGTTCTCACGGCTTTCATGGGTCCCAACCCGCCTGACATGCCGGATGTGCTACATGGTGATGGTAATAAGATGAACAACACCCTCTCAAATCTACGGTGGGGAACACCTCTTCAGAACGCCGATGATGCACGACGGCACGCGATGCTGAATCCGAAACCACCGGGTGAGCGTTGTCGGCTTGGCCATCGTCTTATCGCACCCAACCTGGTTCGGAGTAGCCCGGCGATTCTCTGTCGATCGTGCCATAACGCTTACACTCGCCGTTACAAGGCTGAGCGCCAGGGCCGCCAGTTCGATTGGGTGTGTGCGGCCAATGAGGCGTATCTGCGAATCATGGGAGATACTGATGGCCAAGAGATTGTGGCCCTGGGCGTGGAGGATTTACCTCGTCGGCGCCGCCGGAACATTTGCCACACTTGAGTGGGCGGCCTATCACCAACACAAACATCCGACGCTGTCCCGTGAGCTGCAGTGTTGGACCGGGCACCACCCGCGCAAACCGTGGGGCCGGCTCGGGCCGTTCCTATTCGCCGCGTTCGGCATGTGGCTAACTCGTCACGTCATGTATCTCGATTGCTCTGACCCGCATCAGCAGCGGGTCTCGGCGCAGTCCTTGCAGTAAAACCTCCCGCGAATCCAACCAGCGCCAGGCTTGGTGCACTCGTCATCGGTGCCAGTGTCGTTGCACTCTTCGATCTCGTCACAGTCAGTGCACTCGTGCTGGTGGGTTCCTTGTTCGTACATATCTACTCCTTTTGTTGTGTGTTCCGATAACTATTGTCGTGAAGGGAGCCTTTGATCTGTTATGGCACCCCGTAAGCAAGATCAACAGGCAGTTGATATCGCAGCTGCTTCAGAGTCCGCGCCGCGTCAAACCAAGGTGGTTCAAACCCGCCCGCGTAAGAAGCGTCACTCGCCGACCACGCCAGAGGCCATCGCGCGGCTCGAACGGGATATGGAGTGCGTGCGCTTGCGCCGCGCAAATGTGGGCTGGGATGCGATCGCTAAGCAATTGGGCTACTGCGATCCTGGCCACGCCTACAAGCAATTCATGAGCTTCATGAAGAGTTACCCTCGTGAAGACGTAGACGATGCCCGCGAGGTAGAGGCTCAGCGCTATGATCAACTGCTAGAGGTGTTGTGGCCACAGTGCCTAGAGGTCGGCTCGAAGCAGCATTGGGCGATTGATCGCGTGGCGAAGCTGCTCGACCAGCGGGCTCGGCTCATGGGCTGGAATCGGCCGGTCCGCCAGGAGATCTCCGTGCTCAGCGAGTCCACTGTGGACGCGGCGATCCGTGAGCTGCAGGCGACCATGGAGGCCCAAGCCCGCGCGGCCGGGGTGAAGATCCCGACCGACGCGTAGCTCAGACTTTCGCCAGGTCGGCACCGAGGGTCCGGTAGATCACTGGCCGGCTCACGTGGAATATCTCGGCAATGTCCACGATGGTCCGGCCGGCGGCGTGCATTCGGAGTACTTCGAACTGCTGCTTGGCTGACAGCTTGGGCTTGCGACCAGGGACTTTGCCGTTCAGCCGGGCCGTCCGTAATCCCTCGTGAGTCCGTTCGACGATTAGGTCGCGCTCGAATTCGGCGAAGCTGGCGATCATGTTGTAGAACAGCCGGCCGGTTGCCGTGGTGGTGTCGATGCCCTGGTCGATCGCTCGAAACCCAATGTTGCGGGTGCGCAGGTTGTTACCTAATTCGATAAGGTGCGCGATCGAGCGGCCGGCACGGTCCAGCTTCGTGATGACCAGGACGTCTTCACCGTCGCGCAGGTAGGTAAGACACGCGTCCCACTCCGGCCGGTGCGCCAGCTTGCCTGACACTCCCGCTTCGCTAAACACCTTAGTGCAGCCGGCCGCGATGAGCCGACGCACTTGATCATCTGTGTTCTGGTCGAGTGTGCTGCACCGGGCGTATCCGATGAGAGTCATGATTGTTTTCCGTCAATGTCGCTGGGAGTCAAGCACCATGCGTCGGCGATCTGCTTTGTGGTGAACCCGGCAGCGTGGGCCTGCTCGATGTATGCCGCAGTCGGGATGATGCGGTTCGGGCCACGCTGTGTTTGTTCGAACAGACTGCCGGGACAGCCCTCGTCGGGTAGGTTCCGGCTATCCCGCACGCCGACGGCACGGGCTTCGCAGCTGTCGCAGGTCAGGACTGCGCGGCCGGGTGGGCCTTTCAAGATCCAGCAATGCCGGGCCATGATCGTTCTCCTTTGTTGACTGGCTTGAGTGTAACGTATTCCACAAGTGCAGGTAAGGCGTTACAGAGATTTAGTTCACGGATTGTGTGACAGGGCTGACCGGGGCTTTTCAATGGCTCCCATGATCGTCCTAAACCGACCGTTTGTGTTACGCCGAACCGAGGCTCTGACAGCCCGTGTGCACAGGGCAAACGACCCGCCTAGCCAGGTGACCAGACGGGCCATTCACTGCGTTACGCACACGTTCAGTAGGACTTGACAGGTTCCCCACGGTTGATCTTGTTCAGGGGTCATGGTCGAGCCCTTCTGTGCGGGTTATGCTCATTCGCGTGCAGTAGGTTGGCAACGTGCAAAAGGTTGGCAAGCGTGCAATAGGTTGGCAACCGTGCACGAGGTTGGCAACCCTCACGCACACCATCGAGCCGATGCTGCGTCGTCGTCTACCATCGTCGCCGGGGGTAGGTTAGGTATGGGCTCCAGCCCTACGGATACTCGGCTGTAACCCCGCTCTTGCACCCCATCGGCCTGGCGCCGCTCCCGCTCGATGTCGAACAGGGCCATGCACCGGGCGAGCCCCATCTCGGCTGCGCGCTCGGTGTCCCACTCGTCCATGAGGGACGGTGGTTGCGGTAGCTCCTCAAATCTGTCAAGGATTGTGGTGGTGGAGAGGAACTCGTCAGCGGCATCGAACACCGTGCGAACGCTGGTGAGTAGCTCCTCGGACGGGCTGACATTGGGTGTCTCGTCTTCTTCCCATTCGCCGAGAACGAACGCGCGCGCCGCGGCTTCGCATCGTGCCGGCCAGTCGCCTCCCAGGTGGGCCGCGATCCGAAACAACACGGTCCAGATTTCTTCGGCTCGGTTGGCGATTTTGGCGGGCATGAGTCCGTCGACCGGGATGGCGATGATCGTGGGTGCGTTGATCATGCCCCACTTGCGTAGCCGGCGCATGAGCGCGTGGAGTCTGGCGTCGTTCACCTCTGGGTTCCAGCGGGCGACGTCATACCCTACGGGCTTCTGCTCCAGGATGATCGGAATCGACCGGGTGCGAAGTGTCTCAAACCTCTCGGATGTCAGAAACAAATTCGCGTTCTTCCCATTGAGCACGATGGGACCGTGACAGTTCATCCGCTCTGACTCACCGAGGCGCTCCCGAGTGACGCATGATCCGCGCTTGTATCCGCCGTTGAGAATGGCGCGCATCGAACCCCGACCAGTACCACGCCCGAAGTACGTGTCAATCTCGTCGAACCCTAGGGTTGCTAGGTCTTGGTTCATCATGGTGGTCACGCTGGGCGGTGTCGGCTCCAGCACCATCTCACCGTTGTGACTCATCTTGGTGGTGAGCTCGGTGGCCAGGCTCTTACCACAACCAGCGATCTTGCTACCGAAGTACAGTCGCGGTGTGATGTAGGGCAGGAACCGGCCGTCAGAGTTGCGCAGGTGGGTGTGCATAACCCATAGCGTCGACACCGCGAACGAGTGATCATTCGGCATGAACATGAACTGCCGATAGACTTGTTCGACGTCGATCGCTAGTAACTGGTCTTGCGTGTACTCCTTCACTGCTTCCTCCTGGGCCGTCCACTTGTCAGCCGGGCGGCTGCGGGTGAGCTGGGATAAGGTTCGGCCCAGCTCACCCGGTAATACCCGGATGGTTCAGATACTGGCGAGTGCCTCGCGGGCAGACTCCTCGGCCCACTTACTCCCGACCATTCCCCAACACGAGTCAACGTACTGCCAGTCCTCGTCATCGTGCGACGCGTGGCAATCGGGGTGCGGGTTCTCAGCTTTGCGCTCGATCACGTAGCCATAGCAATCGCCCTCGGCCCACTGCGCATACTGCTCGACGTCGATACGCAGTGCGTCGGCCATGCGCTCCGTGGGGATACCGGTGGTCTTCCGCGTAGAGGGCTGGTCGAACGTCACCCCGACGTAGTTGCCAGCCTCCGGGGTCTCATCCTGCGTACCGGTGGACAGACCGGCGTTGGACGAGTACAGCGGTAGCACGATGGTGGCTCCATAGAACATCCGAAGCCACCGAGATACGGCCGCGAACGAACGACCCTCGTGGTACATGCCGAACTGGCCGTAATGCCCGACCGCTTTCCGGACGCGGTCCGCAGTGACCTGATCGCTGTCCTCTGCTGGCCAGGTGTAGTCAAGGGACCATGCGCAGATCACGCCAGCCGGGACGTCATCCTCGCGCGGGCTCTCACAGTCTTGATCTTGCTCCAGCCGGACCCGGTACTCAACACCGTTTACCTCGCGGGTTTCCAGAACTTCACTCACGATCATTACCTCTCGGTTGCTAGCGCTGTTCAGCCGGGCGGCTGCGGGTAGAGCTGGGATAAGGTTCGGCCCAGCTCACCCGGTAATGCCCGGATGGTGTGCTGTCAGATCTCACCCTTTCGCCATAGGTCATATACGTAGCGGGCGTCAGAGCCTCCGGTGCGCATTCCGTCCCAAATGATCTTTGCGTCGCGGGATTCGATACCCGGAATGCACATTAGCGCCGATATGGCCGCTCGACTGGTGAGTTTCATTGGGCTAGTCGGTGTGCTGTCCGATGCCATCATGGTGCGGCGTCCGCGGCTGTCAGCGGCATTGAGCGCCATGTATGCCGCGTATATGGCGTCGATCGCTTCCAACTCTCCGCCGTAACCTTCGTCATTCGGAGGGTTTGGTTGCGGGAGCCAGGTTCGAACGTTTTTAGCTGTCATGATCGTTTCCTCTCCTGTGCGGCCGGACGGCCATGACTGGACTAGGACAATGCGATAGCCCTAGCCCACTCGATTGCTGCCCGGATTGGCTCACTTGTCGACCGTTCGGGAGTACTCAGAGGGCACACTCAGCGATGCGAGCCCTTCCGCGTCCAGCACGCGACACCCGCAGGGCTGCAAACCCGTTCCGTCACAGTCGACGTGCTGTTTGCCCTTCGGGCTGATCGTGTTCCGCAGTGCCGCCCGAACCTGATATTTCCGGCCGCGGCTGGTAAGCACCCCGAACCCATTGCACGCGGCGCACCACGTCACACCATCGGTGCAGCGTCGATCTGAGCACTCGACCGTGATCAGCGTCGGTGTGCTCATGCCGTCGGCCCGCCGTACGTGCGCCGTGACTCGTCCGGAATGGTCGGCGGGTCCGTCGTGTGATCCACGTTGTGAAAGCTGAATCCCTGATAGTTACCCGTTTCGTGAAGGATTCCTTCCAGTACGCTGGCGGCGCCTCTGCGGTAAGCCTGCTCTGGAGTGAGCCTGGCGATCGAGTCGCCGCGCGTGTTCGGGTAGGCGAGCAAGTGATTTACCCGTTTAAGTATTAGCGCGACGCTGATCGTCTTTCGCCTGCTCATGATGGCTGTCCACTGGGAAGTACCGATATGTGCACTGGACGCGCGCCGACGACAGACCCGTCAGCCACTTGGTGCCAATATGGCAAGGTGTTATCTGACCACGGCACTGGGAACTCAACGAGCGTGGTGCTGCCCTGCGGTGCTTCGGTTATGAGCGCCCACATGGCACCATTGCGCCGGAACATGACGCGGCCGGTCATCCGGAATTCGATGAATGACCCCTGAACCGTCAGGGTGGTGCTCACTTGCTCGGCGCGGTACATCTCCGCCAGACGCTCGCGGATGAGTGCGAACGCGTACTCATCACAGCGCCCGTGCGAGTTGAGCATTCCGAAGTCACGTTCCGCATCCTGTCGGCCCCACGCGTAGGCCAGCCCTTGCGCGAACGCAATTTTGGTCTCGTTCATGATCGTTTTCCTCTCTAGTTGAAACAACGGTGGCACTTAGGCAGCCGTTCCTGTGTCGTCTGCGGTTGCTTAGGGATCCGGGCGCCGCACATAGCGACGTTGTAAGTACCCGCGTCACGGCGGAGTACATGCACCCGACGGTTGTTGCCGGCTGCGGCCCGTCCGTAGACCAGCGCATCGGCCGACGCTTGACGCGACAGGATGAGAGCACGCTGTCCCGGTGCCAGATGCGGCAGGATCCGGGCAAGATGCAACTCTGCCGCAGCCCGATCAACACACACCGTGTCGCCCGCAACGCCATTCGAGTGCCAGCGGGTGTTATCGAATTGGCGAACGATGATCCGGGTGTCAGACATTGCGGACCCGAACGGAGGTAGGCGAGCCGTAGGTGATTTCTCCGTTGCGGACGATTCCGCCACCCTTGCCGCTGTGAGTGGATTTGATCAACATGTGTTGGAACCCGGATCCGTACGGGTCGTTGTGGATCACACCGTCCACTATCCGACCGGGATACCAGTACCGGCCGTTGCGCCATTCGATCGCGGCATCCTTGACGAATGCTGCCTTTTCACTCTTAGTGAATCGCATACGCATGACGGTTTCCCTTCTGTGGTTGCTCTCTAATGTCTACCGGACGGCACAGCGGTTACGTACCCGCTATGCCGAACGGAAGCGACTAGAGTGCTGCCAGTACCTGCAGTACCTTCGCATCGGCTTTGTCGGTGTCTCCAGTGAGCGCGTCCATCCTGTTGCGCTCCTCCCGAATGGTGGCGCGGTGGACTGGCTTCTCCCAGTGCTCCCAGGTGTTGAACGCCTGGAGCACGCCGAGCGCCGTACTGGTCCATGGGGCAACGCGCGCGTCCGATACCCACATGGTCTGCAGCCGGTCACGCTTGCCGTTGGCAATGGTCACGCCACGCTTACTGAGATCCTTACCCTTCTCGTCCTTCTCATTCGGAACCAGCGCGTCGAGCACGGCTGCCCACTGTGAAGGGGTGACCTTTTGCGCGGTCAGCCGCTCGATGTCAGCAGCGAATGCCTCACCCATCGTGTGCACGATTCCCAGTGCGTCACGTGCTGCGGCGATTTTGAATCCGCTGTTGCGAGAGTGCTTGGCTTTGAACACGTGTCCGGACTCGCCGAGTGCCGCGGTTAGCGTGTTGTCGCACACGGTGGCGCCGACGGTGCCCTTGTAGGTTGTGGCTAGCGTCCCGTCGAATGACGTGCACGCCAGGATGTTCGGGCGGTACGTGAAACCACACGCAACCATCGTCTCCGGCATGGACACCTCGACCCACGCAACCGCGCGATTCTTCAACAGGCCGGCCGATGAGATAGCGATCTCGTCATCAATCAGGTTGGCCGGCCCGTCAAGTAGCCACTCATTGAAACCGTGACCGCGGTAACCGGATTTGAACAGTCCGAGGGTCTCGTGAGTGTCGTCGGTGACCATTGCCTGACGTTCCATCTGCACGTCCCATCGCATCGGCGTACCGTCGTCGGACATGTGAGTCATGGTTTCGATGTCAGCTGGGACCTCGATCGCCACGCGGCGCCCGACAATCTCAAAGCCGAACAACCGTCGGCGAACATCCTCGACCGGAATCGCGCCGGGGTAGTGGTTGGACTCACTGCCCTGGTCATCGGTGCTGTAATGCCATGCGTTGCCCCGCTGGTCAGTCATCCCAACGAGCACATGCGTGTTCAACCACTCGATTGTTTCCTTGGACATGGTGCTCTACTCCTGTGTGCTGGCGCATTCCTAACCAGATAGCTAGGCGGGTGCGTTCGGTCCGGAAGTGACACGGTCGAACACACCCGTACGGGTACCTGGGATGCTCAGAGCCAATTGCATGAGTACGTGCGCACGTCATCGGCCCATATCGCGTAGTGCGCGCCGTCGATTTTCCGGTGAATCAGTTCAGCCGATTCGAGATCCTCGCTGCTCGGCGGCCACGTTTTGAGCGGGTAGGACGTGCAGCACGTGGTACAGAATGCTTCTTTCGCGGCGAGGTAGGCTTCCGCGGCCCAGTCGGCGCGCGGGTTATACGGTGTGGTCATGACTATTATCCTTCGGTTGTGTTCCGTGTGACTTGCAACGGCGCCGGAACTAGCCCGGCATCGAAGCAAGCGGCAGGGAAGTTTTTATACAAGAGAGCTATCGCTTATCGCACCAGCACACAATGAACATTCCGCATCCCTCGCACGGAATGTCCGCTGTGTAACCGGCTGACTGCAGGGCAGCGAAGCGGTACGCCGCGCGGCGGACCCGTCGGGCTTGCTCGGTGCGCTCCGTGATCATGCTCGTGAGCCAGGTGGTGATCATCGGGCGACGCCAACTAGCACATCTGGGTTGACGATTCCGGTTGTCATGCTGGTTGCGCGTACGCCACGCTGGTCGGGCCGCTCGTGATAGGACTCCCACGCGCACCCGAAACATTCGTGTGAGGTGTCGCCATCGGACCAATACACGGTGTGCGTGGCGAGCGAACGACAATGGATCATGGCGCAGGTGATCCACGGCTGGGCAGGCGGTGCGTCGGTGAGAGTGTGCAGGGCACGGCTCGCACGTGTTTGGATCATGATCGTTTTCCTCTCACTCTGAGTAACGACCGACTACCCGCGCGTCATGATCAACTCGCGGGTGTCGGACTGCTCTCGCAGTGATGATGATCTTGCTCCGGCATGTGCCCGCGGCGTCTCAGAATCGACCGTGATCACCTACACCCGAGTGGACTACATACCTAGTCCTGGCCTGCACCGTGCTCACGTACCGGCATTCCGGCACGACGGGACACACGGGTGGTTCCTAGTTCGGCGGTGCGATCGCCTTAGCGGCGGTGTCATTGCGGGGCCGGTAGCGACATCCCGACAAGATCATCGGGGGCTTTCCGGAGTCGTCGCCTCACGTTCGGGCGGCTCGCGCTACGCCCGTGTCACTCGGGCGCACCACGTGCTGTCAGAACCGGTCAAGATCATCCGCAGGCGCGTCGGCGAACACCGAGGCCAGCCGTCGCGCCCGAGCCGCGTGCTCGCGGATGATCATCTCTGCGAAGTTGATCACCTCGTCCTCGTAGATCAACTTGTCAAGATCAAGATCGAAGTAGTTGATCAAGTCCGCGAGGTGTCGCTGGGTGTACTCGGGCAGGGCGGTGCCGTTGGACTGGGTCGGGGGCCTCGCGGGCGCGCGCGGGGCGGCCGCGGGGCTGGCGTTCATCTCGTTGGGCATAGCCCAAGCCTACACCCCGTTCAAGATCAACAGCGGAACGATCATGTGGCAGATGGGTGGTCCACTAGGGCAAACGGGTGACGCAAACGGGTGAAGACCCCCCACCCACATGGCCCAACTACTCCATTAGGGGCACGGGTTCATCACCAGCGGCGTTTTTTGAGTCGCTTCGAATTAAATTTTTTGCTATATTTTTGGGTCGCTTTTTCCCGGTATGTGGCTGCCATTTCTGAACGTATTGGCCGTGTCGCGGACGCACGGCTAGTAGCGTGTTGCGGTTGAAAGCCCTCTTACTATCCTCGAACTGCGGCGGGCCCTGTGTTTAGCTATACGGGCGCCACGGAAAAGGCCGGTCGTTCGGGCCCTGGTGCTTCGGTGGAATGGGTGGCTCGCGGGTGGGCGTCGGTGGTGGCCCCGCAGTCTTGTGGTCCAAACAGATCCGGCAGAACCGTGCGAACGCCCAGACCCCACTGATCATCGTGACGAATACGCATATGGCGGTCAGTACGGATGGCGGTAGGGTGGCTGCCACGGCGAAACTGCCTACGGATACCGCGAGTGGGCGCCCGACGGGGAGCAACTTGCGGGTGGGGACCGGGTTGGTGGCGCGCGGGAGCCCCCGTCGGCCGCCGCGGGTCAGGGAGCGCACGAGGTAGTAGGGCGTAAAGAAGAGTCCCATGATCGTTGGCCTGTTTCGCTAGTTGGTCGTGTGGTTAGTCGGCCCGTCGATTGCTTGTGATCAGGTGCGTGTGCGCGCTTCCCAGGCTGCCGCCACGTCGGCCCGGCCGCTGACCCCGAGTCGGCGGTAGAGCGTGGTGGCTAGGTTTTTCGCGGTGCCCCGGCTGATGTGCAGGTGGGCGGCGATCTCCTCGGTGGACAGCCCGTGCGCGATGAGGCTGAACACTTCTTCCTGGCGCGGGGTGAGGGTGTTCCCCTTACGTCGCATCCGTAGTTGTTGGCCGCAGCTGTTGCCACACGTCTCCGGGGTGTGCAGGTCTGTGCGCTGGTCGAACAGTGTGCCGCAGATCGGGCACGGGACCTGGCTGTGTTGTGCGGCGTAGCGGGCCAGCTCGCGGCAGTGTGGCGAGCAGTAGCGGGTGCCCCGATGGTCGAGGGCGAATTCGACGTCGCAGCCGTCGCGGGCGCAGGCGCGGCGTTGAGGTCCCGAGCCCGCGACGGCGGTGGGGCGGGTACGGGCCGTCGCTGCCGCGGCGAAGCGGTCGGTGACCCCGAGCTTGCGACAGACCGACGTGACGTGGTTTTGCACGGTGCCGATGCCAATTTCCAGCTCGGCGACGATGGCGGCGTTGTCGCGGCCCAGTTGGAGGAGCGCCAGAACCTGCTCTTCGCGGTCGGTCAGGGCTGAGTTGATGGTAGTCATGGGCCTAAGATACCACACGTAGGCAAGATCCGGTCCGAGACTCGCTCAAGTTCAGAACTTCATAGCGACACCCACGCGGCGGGAGGTGTCTCTCGTGGCGGAGAAGCCACAGCTCATCGAAGCCCCGCTGGAGAAGTTGGAATATCTGGCCCGCCTGCGCGAGCAGTACGCCGAGGTCCAGCGGCTCATCGCCCGCAACGCTCCCCCACGCCCGCGCCCGTGGCACAAGCAGGCCCGCCCGGATCAATTGCCACCGATTGGCGATTGGGCTATTCTCTTAGTAATTGCCGGGAGAGGCTGGGGCAAGACACGGGTCGGATCTGAATGGATTGTCGAGCAGGCCGCCCGGCATCCCGATACGGAGTGGGCGATTATTGCGCCGACCTGGCGAGATTGCCGTAAGACGTGTATTGAGGGTCAGTCGGGTGTGATGAAGGCGCTACTCCCTGGCGAGTTGGATAGCGTGAACTACGCCGACTTGCAGGTGCGTTTGAGTAATGGCTCGCGCATTTATGGCTACAGCGCCGACCGTCCGGACCGACTGCGCGGATCGAATCTTTCTGGCGCCTGGGTGGATGAAGCCGCCGCCATGGCGTATGCCGATGAATTGTTCGGCGAAGCGCTGATGCCGGCGCTGCGTATCGGTGAGAACCCGCGCGTGCTGATCACGACGACGCCCCGACCGGTCAAGCTACTGAAAGACCTTCTGGCCCGCGATGACGGCACGGTTGCGGTAGTGCGGGGTAAGACCTGGGATAACGCCGCGAACCTCTCCCGAACCGCCCTAGCCGAACTACGAGCCCGGTACGAAGGCACGAGACTAGGTCGCCAGGAGCTTGAGGGTGAGCTGCTGGAGGACGTTGAGGGTGCTTTGTGGTCGCGGGCGATGCTCGATGCCTCCCGGGTGGATAAGCCGCCGTCGCTGGCGCGGATTGTGGTCGGGGTGGACCCGGCGGTGACCAGTGGTGAGAAGTCGGATTCGACGGGGATTGTGGTGGCGGGCCGGTCCGCCGACGGGCATATTTATATCCTGGAGGATTGCACGACGAAAGGCACTCCGCATAGCTGTATGTCGCGGGCTGTCGATGCGTATCACCGGTGGCACGCCGATCGTATTGTCGGTGAGGTCAACAACGGCGGGGATTATATCGAGGGTGTCCTCAGAACCGTTGATCCTAATGTGCCGTATCGGTCGGTGCGGGCGACCCGGGGCAAGCTGGTCCGGGCCGAGCCGATTGCCGCGCTGTGGGAACAAGGAAGGGGTCATATTGTTGGGATTATGCCGACCCTAGAGGACCAGATGGCGTCTTTCACCTCTGACACCACTGAGAGTCCTGATCAGCTCGACGCGATGGTGTGGTCGGCATTTGAGCTGAATGTCGGTACCTCGGCGATGCTGTATCTGGCGCATATTTCCACCTTGTGTAGCGCCTGTACGCTGCCGAACCGGAAGAAGGCGACGCATTGTCGCGGGTGTGGCGCCGCGTTGACCCAGGACGCCGAACCCCAGGTGGTGGGTGGTGTCGGTGGGTAAACGCGGCCTGGGGAAAGCGCACAAGGTTAAGCCGGTCAAAAAGGTTGTGGTGCACGCGAAGACACGCAAGAGCACAAGGTGAATAGAGGGGGTGGGGCCATGTCTCGTCGTCGGCGCCCGTCCCAGCAGCCCACACCACATCCACTCGCTCCGGCGGATTCCGGGGTGGACGTTCGGCGGATCATTCGGGAAGAGCTGTCGAAGGCCCTCGCGCTGCCAGCGGATACTCGCGGTTCAGCGACGCCCATCTCCCCGGGGTATTTGCAGGCGCTGCAACGGTCGGGAATGGCTGCCCGTGTGAACCCGGCGACCGCCTTGCCCCGCGACCCGTACGACAACGTGAGCTTTGGGCCCGGTAGCCCGCTGATTCCGGCGGCGCTCGATCCGTTGCTTCCCAGTGGTCGACCCGCGCCGCGCCGCTGGGAATACCCGCTCACCTGGAACCTGCAGACCACCACCACGCGCGCTGTTCCGTGGAGTGTGCTGCGCGACGCCGCCGACCAGGTCAGCATCATGCGGTCGTGCATCGAGACGTGTAAGTCCACGATCACCGGGCTGGACTGGTCGTTCGGCATCGACTCGGCTATGGCGAAGCACCTGGCGAAGCGTTCCGGCACCTCGGATTTGGCGGTCACCTCCGATTTGCAGGACAAGTACGCCGACGATATTGAGCGGTTGCACCAATGGTGGACCAAGCCCGACCGGATCAACAACTGGACGTTCTCGGAGTGGCTCGGGGCGCTACTCGAAGATCAGTTGGTCTTGGACGCCGTAGCAATCTATCCCCACCTGACCATGAGCGGTGACCTGCATTCATTAGAATTGTTGGACAGTTCTTGCTACTCCGACGACACGGAGGTGCTGACCCGCCGTGGCTGGCTTCCTTTCTCCCAGGTCGATGTAGCTACCGATGAGTTTGCCACCCGCAACCAGAAGACCAAGGCGTTTGAGTGGCAGCCGGCTACTTACTATCATCGCGCTCCATTCACGGGTGAGCTGTGCCATTTTCGTTCTCGCTCGATGGACCTGTTGGTTACGCCAAACCACCGGATGGTGATCGAGGGATTGCCGCGCGCCCTGGGTGGTTCTCGCCACCGTGAGCGGGGCGAAGCTATCGTCACTGCCGGGGAACTGTTCGAACTCGGGCATGGACACCTCGGCCGTCGTATTCCCATGACCTCCCGCTGGGAGGCTGCGGATCTGGAGCGCTTCGCGTTGCCCGCGAACGGTCGTACGAATTCCCTGTCTTTCGCCTGCACTGGTGATGACTTCGCCGCGTTTATGGGTATGTACCTGTCTGAGGGTTGCGCCAGCAACGGCGACCAAATTGCGATTACCCAGAACCCAAAGTCGAAGGGTTTCGAGCCGTTTCGGGGGCTACTGGAGCGTATTTTCGGGCGTAAGGTCTGCCATACCGGTGCGAATTTTGTCATCGGGCGTAAGGTGCTGCACGACTACCTTGCGCAGTTCGGTAAGGCTCACCAGAAGTATGTGCCGGAGATTATTAAAGGTCTCTCGGCGCGCCAGTTAGACATTTTCTGGCGGTTCTACATGCTCGGCGATGGCCACTATGGGGTCACTGAAACTATCACCACGGTCAGTCCACGTATGGCTGACGACCTCCAGGAGATCGCCCAGAAGATGGGCCTTTCAGCGAGTATCCGTAGCGATCAGGACTTGACCGACACCGTTATGCGTGACGGGCGAGTCATCAAGGCTGCAAATAAGCGGCGTAAGTACACCGTGGCCCTGTCTCGGACTGAGTACCGTACTTGGAGTCTAGATAAGACCCCCTACGACGGTGATGTATTCTGCGTCAGCGTACCTAATGAGGTGCTCTACGTTCGACGTAATGGCAAGGCTGCCTGGTGCGGCAACACCATCAAGCCCTTGCTGGATCATCGGGGCGCGACACCCCAGCCACCTTATCCCGCGTTTCAGCAAATCTTGTACGGATTTCCGCGCGACGAGTTTGACCAGCTGACACCGCCGGAGCTGGTGGACGCGGAGTTCGTCTCGGCGATCTACGGCAATACGGGCGCTCCGGACGCCGCCACCGACGCGTTGATCTATAAGGTGCGGAATCGGCGTACTCGCGGCCCTTACGGATTTAGCAATTGCGAACAGGCGCTGACCGACGTTGACTTGTGGTTGAAGCGGTTTGATTGGCTCCGGAGTGAGTACACTTCTGGGGTTACGCCCGAAATGCTCGTGATGGTCGATACCGATATGACCCCGGAGCAGTTGCGCGAATACGAAGCCGTGTTCAATGACGATCTGTCTGGTCAGACAAATGAGCGGCATCGGGCCCGGTTCTTGCCGGCGGGTTTTAACGCCGCGTATCCGGAGAGTCACGACACCAAGTTCACGTCCGATTTCGATTTGCACTTGGTTCGGCTGATCTGCGCCGCGTTCGACGTGCTGCCCACCTCTATCGGGTTCTCGCCCAACCACGGTTCAGGCAACATGGGTGGTCAGGGCCACGCTCAGGGGGAACAGGATTCCCAGCTGCAGCGGGGCACGAAACCGACCGCGCAATGGGTGATGGACCTGGTTAACGAGGTCTGTACCCATTACCTCAACATGCCCCCTGAGGTGACGTTTAGGTTTAACGGGCTTGATCAGGACGATGAGCAGAAACAAGCGGCGTTGCTCACCGGCTATGTCAACGGTGGTCTGAAAACTCTGAACGAGGGCCGGGATCAGCTGAACTTGCCACGGTATGAGTTCCCGGAAGCAAACGCGCCATTTCTCACGACTCCGACGGGGCCGGCGTGGCTCGACGTGGAGGCCAGCCCCCTCGGGATGCCCGGCAACCTCCCGTCGGCCGCGCAAAACCAGCCCGGCTATACCGAACCGGCGCCGGCCATCCCATCCGCACCCTCCCAGGCCGCGCCCTCGAAAACTCCGCCGTCGACTGGGCGTGACGAGCAGGTGCGTACCGGTCTCGAATCCGGGCGGGCAGACCCGAAAGCCCGACGCGCGGAGCAGAAGGCGTTTTTGACGTTCGCCGCTCGGCGCGATGAGAAAGATGGCGCGCGGCGGTGGCGGGACTTTGAGTTCACAGCACTTGATCCCGATGTGGCGGAGGCGGCTAATCGACTGGCCGAGCAGGGCGATGTGGATGCGGTCAAGGCGCTGTTCACCCTCGTGTAGATGGGGGGAACGGTGGCGTCGGAGGCCCGTACCCGTGCGTTGATGGCGTTAGCCCAGGCCCGCTTGCTCACGAAAGCGGTATCCAGTGGCATCACGGCCCTGATCGCGCTGTTGACGGTGTGGTACGCCTCGCCGGCCGCTATCACCGCAGCCGAGCTGCCCGAGCGCCTGGTCGATGCGTTGGTCGCGTATGGGCTGGACCGCCAGTCGGTGATCGAGGCTGGACGCCTGACGTGTCATCCCGCGCTGACCGGACGCACAAGGCACGGCTCCCCGCTGCCACGCGCGGATATGACCACCGCCCGACGGGTGGCGACCGAGGAACCCGAGCTGCGGGCCCGCTTCACCCTCGCTGCGGCCCAGCGGCTGACCGACGCCAGTGACGATCTCGACCTGTTCGAGAAGGCCCTCGCTCGGGAGCAGGTGTACCTCGCGCAACACGTGGCTGCCGGGCGTAAACGACGGGCCGCCGCTCGCCGGCTCGATGACATCGCCGCGCAGTCAACAACCGGCTGGCTGGTGTGGCGCACCGTCATGGATAAAGACACCACGCCCGACTGCGCCGCATTGAACGGTCGGCTCTTCACTCTCGATAACGCGCCAGGACTGCCCGGGGCTCAACATTTCCGCTGCCGGTGCCGGGCTGACGTGTGGGGCGGTGTCGCTCCCGGACCGTAAATCAGCACTGTGAGGGGGCGTCATGGCGTTTGTGCACGTCCCCCACGCCCATCGCCATAAAGACGCGGTTCCGGTTACGGTGGCGGCCCAGCACGACGAGGGCACCGCCTACGCACGGTTCAACAAGGCCGTCGCACTGGGGATTACCAGCTTCGTCGGCTCGATGAACTGCGCATACGTGTTTGCCGCGTTGGCGGTGTTCGGGTTGCCTACCGCGATTAACGCAGGTATTGGCGGGATCGTGCAATGGATCGCTCAAACTTTCCTTCAATTAGTCTTATTGTCAGTCATTCTCCTGGGTCAGAACCTGCAAGCCCAAGCGGCGGACGCCCGCGCCCAGGCGACGTTCGAGGACGCCGAAGCCATTTTGCACGAGGCGCTGGAGTTGGAACGTCATTTGGCCGAACAGGATAAGGCTCTCACTCAGGCCCTGGACCAGCTGCGGCATTTGCGGCCCCCGGTTCCGAGCAAGCGGTTGCATCACTGATGGCGTTGGCGGATCTGAGCACGCTCGACCAGTTCAAGGCCACCCCCTTCATCACCGGCTATCCCGAACACGTACGCACGTTCTACTCACCTGTGGATCGGGTTCACGCCGCCCTGACCGCGTTGGTTGCGTCGGCGAGCCATTCGCTGGTGCTGGCGATGTACGGATATGACGATGACGGTTTGGATACCGCGATCCACGCGAAGGTCTCCGACGAGCACATTTACGTACAGATGAGTCTGGACCGTTCCCAAGCCGGCGGTGTGCACGAACGGGCGCTGTTGGCGAAATGGGATTCCAGTGGCGTCGGGAACTCGATCGCCGTAGGGCATTCCGAAAAAGGCGCCATCATGCATTTGAAGATGGTCATTATCGACGGCTTAGACGTCGTGACCGGATCGACGAACTGGTCCGAATCCGGCGAAGCCAAGCAAGACAATCAGCTGACGTGCATCAGAGACCCGCTGGTGGCCGCTGAAGCGCGGTCCCGGATCGACATTATTCACGACTCGATGCTGACTCAGATGGCGGCGCGAGTTCGACTAGGCGCTTGATTTCACGCCCTCTTGTGTTAGTGGTGTGCGCCCTATGAAGAAAAGGTTGTAACCACCATGGAGCTGACGTCAGCGTTTGCGCCGATCTCGAAGACCGTCGAGCAGGACGATGGGTCGCTGCTGGTCTACGGCAAGGCCACCGACGGCGGACTCGATCTCGATGACCAGCGCTGCGATCCCACCTGGTTGGCCGAGGCAATGCCGGCCTGGTTCGGAACCGGAACGGGCGTCGGGGGAAACATCCGAGCCCAGCACCGCTCGGATAGCGCGGTCGGGAAGGCCATCGAGCACGAGGCTGCCTCTGATGGGCATTACATTACGGCGAAGATCGTGGACCGCGATGCCATCGCTAAGACCCGCGCGGGTGTGTTCACCGGCTTTTCCATCGGCGTCCGTCGTCCCAAGATCGTCAAGAGCCCTACTGCGCCCAATGGTTTGATCAACGGCGGGATGATCACCGAGGTCAGCCTGTGCGATCGCCCGGCCAATCCAGCTTGCACGCTCACGTTGTGCAAGTCGGCCGTGGTCGGCTGGGAGGGCTCGTCCGCTGATCTGGATCAGGAGCGCGGCCTCGTCAAGTGCGAGGAATTCAGCGTTGATAGGGATCTGGTTGCGGCTTGCGTGTCCGATGGCGCGATGACGCTCAACAAGGCGCGGACCGCCCTCGGCCTACCCGAGTTCGAACTCGATGGTGGTGGCGAGACAGGTAACACCACGAAGACCGCGCCGTCCCCGCTGGATATGCCGGGTGCGAAGAAGACTGTGGCTCAGGTGAATGTCGTCCTTGATGGGCAACGGATTCAAAAGATCGCCCAGGACGTCGTCCACGAGAACAACGTTGCACTCACGAACGCCATGACTGGTAACGCGGTGAAGACGACCGACGTGGATAAGCTCGACGCGCCGGCCCCCGGCCAGAAGTGCGCGGATTGCGGTGAGGCTGGTCACCTGACGTGCGGCTCGGCGAACGCTGTGAAAGCCGCCGAGACTCCGACGTTCGACCGGGCCGCAGCGATCGCATTGGTGAAGACGGTTCTAGCGAAAGCCGACGGCACGCTGACCGGCGCTCACGACACCGCCGAGGCCAGTGACATCAGCAATGCCCAGTCGGCTATCGCCATGATCGCCGGGCTGATTACGTCGGAGGCGTCCGAGCTGGCGGAGCAGCCGTCGGAACTGATTGACATCAGTCTACTGCTCGATGCCGTCCAGTCGCTGCAGGCGTTTATTCGCCGCGAGCAGAGCGAACAAACTGATATCACGCCCAGTGTGAACGCGACTCCGTCAATGGTGTGCCTGGCCGCCGACGAGGATGTTTCCAAGGTCGCTAAGTACGACGCCGCTCAACTCGCCGCGATGCTGAAGGCCGGCACGGCGATGAAGAACCCGAATGGCGATCCCTCATACCCCATCGGCGATAAGGCCGACCTGTCCAACGCTATTTCGGCCGTCGGGCGTGGTTCCGGCGATCACGACGCCATCAGGGCATACATCGTTCGCCGAGCCAAGGCACTAGGAGCATCTGACATGATTCCCGATAACTGGTCGAGTAGCGGCGACAACACCAAGGCCGTCGCACCAACAGGCGGAGACACCGCGCCGACCGAGGCCGAGGCAGTCGAGCCTGATGCCGCTAAGACCGTGGAGCCGGACGCCGTCAAGGCCGCCGACGTGTCCACGGATACAGACGCCATTTTCAAGGCCCTCACTGGGGATTTGGAAAAGGATGATTCACCGCTTCGTAAGCTGTTTGTGACTATCGCTGAGGCATCGACAAAGTCCGCCGTGGAGGCGCTTGGGGAAACCCTGGGCGCGCGGCTGGAGAAGGTCGAGCAGATGGCCACCCCCGGAGGCCCGGCATTGCGCCGGACCGAAAACGAGCGGATTCAGGCGCGTAAGAGTGATCTCGCGCGGGAAGCGGCTCGTTTTAAAGCTCTAGCGAATGTTTCCGAGGACCCGGATCTCCGTAAGGGCTACGCCGTGAAGGCAGCCCAGATCGAAGCGGAAGTGAAGGCCCTCGTTGCGTGATAACACTATACTTTTAGGAAGGTTTTGCAATGGTTATGCCCAAGATCTCCGACATGTTCGGAGACGCCACAAGCCCGGTGGAGATCGCCGAGCGTTTTGAAGCGTATAAGGGGGGTCTGAGCAAGTCCGCTCAGCATCCCATGCCGACGCCGGGTGTCCCCACCATGGACGGCGCGGTGAACCCGGTTCTAGAGGTTCAGAAGTCCCTCGGGTCGCCGGAAATGATGAAGGCGCTGTCGCCCGAGCTGTTGGAGTCGGTGCGTAACTCGCTGGCCAACGCCGATGTCATGAAGGATCTGAATGTCGCCGGCCCTGGTTCCACTGGTGGGCTGGCCGCGTACGACCTCGAAGCGCCTGCGAAGTTGCTAGCACCCCGTCCCACTCCCCTGCGAAACCGCATCGCGCGACGTAAGGGTATCGGCACGGCTCACCAGTGGAAGACCATCACCGGGTTCACCGGTTCTGGTACTGGTGGTCTGAGCCTTATCCGGCCCGGTATTACTGAGTCGACCACCACCACGTTCGGCTCGGTGAACTATCTGCGCGGCCCGAAGATCAGCTACGCGGGTACTCAGTCGAGCGCGCCGTACATTCAGTTCGGCGTCAGTGACCAGGTGAGTTGGGCTTCCCAGTTCTCCGGTCAAGGCTATCAAGATATTCGCCAGTTGTCTCAGACCTCGGTTCTGTGGTCTTCGATGCTGCTGGAAGAGCGCCTTTTGCTCGGCGGTCGCGGTACCACTGGTTCCTTTGCGGGTGCGCTTGCCGCGCCTACCGGAGTGACCGCGCCAATCGCCGTAGTGGGCTCAACAGGTAATGCACCTATTACCGGCTACACCACCAACATTTACATTCGTGCTACGTCGGAGTCGGTGTGGGGTGAATCTGTTTCTTCGTCTCTGGTGACTGTCACCGCCGCATCGGGCAGCTACATCTCGGTCACCTCGACCATGCCGCAGGGCGCGACCGGCGTGAAGTACTACGTGGGTACTGGCGCATCGGACCCGGGTCTCGCGGGTAGTTGGTTCGCGGGACGCTCGCCCAACGGTAGCGCGTTCATCATTCAGGGCGCGCTTCCGACCTCTGGGGCTGTTCCACCGGCTGCCGACAACTCCGCGACGGCAACGGAGTACGACGGCATTTTGACGTATTGCACCGGGGCCAACTCGGGATACGTCAAGCAGCTCAACAACACCTTTAACGGTGCGGACGGAGCTAACGTCGGCAACACCTTCTCCAAGGCGTTCGACGTGCTGTACGAGACGGTGAAGGCGGATCCTGACGAAATCCTTGCGCATGGGTCAGACCGTAAGCAGATTTCGGATCAGCTGAAGAACGCGTCTTCGGCCTCCTACCGCATTACGGTGGACAACGCGACGCAGGCCCACAACGCGCAAATCGGCGCTTTGGTGGTCGGTGTGCAAAACGAAATTACCGGAAAAATGGTCGATTTGACCGTGCACCCGTGGCTACCTCAGGGAAACCTGCCGATCGTTTCCTGGACGTTGCCACTTCCGGATTCCAACGTCTCCGATGTATTCGCGGTCTACAATGTTCAGGATTACATGGCAATTGAGTGGCCAGTTTCTCAATTCGCCTATGAGACGTCGAGTTATTGGTACGGCACATCCGTATGCTACGCACCCGGGTGGTGTGGCGCGATTACCGGCGTTTCAGCAGCGTAAGCGTTAGTCGAAAAGGGCGTCTTCGGCAGGAGGCGCCCTTTTTGATGTCCCTTGTACGGCATTATCGAAAGGTTCTCCCATGCCCGAATCTGCTATTCCGGTACGGCGTGGTCCTGGTCGCCCGACGAGCAAGCCCACACCTCAGGTGAAGCCGGATCCTGACGATCCACGTATCGGCCAGTCTTGTGATTCGGGTTGGAGCAGCGTGGGGTACGGCGACGGCGCTACCTATCGGTGTGAGAACGGCGTGATTGTCGAGAGGGTGCGCTGATGCCAAGACTCCTGTCGCCTGATGACGCGTGTGTGTCGGTGGATGTTCCCGCGGGTGGGCTTACCACTCGCTACGACGGCCGCATTGTCAATGTCGCGGACTCCACGCACGCACGCGCGTTGAAGGCTATCGGTTACGTGCAGGCGGATGTGTCAGGCGGACCGGTACGCGCTGACGGTTTTCGCTGTGCCACCTGCGGATTTTCTTCCTACTTCCGTGCCTGTTCTCGTTGTGACGCGGATCGCGCTTAACCAATCCATCAGATTTTCTCTTTTCTCATAGCGAGGACGTGTTTGTTGTGCCCGAGACAAAGCAGGACGAGGTCAAGGATTCCGGCGTGAATGAACCTAAGCCTGTTGAAGTAAAACGTGATCCGAAGGAAGAGAAGGCCGCGAAGGAGCGCGTTAAGCGGGAGCAGGAGCAGGCGAAGCGCGCCGAGGAACAGGCCAAGCAGGACGAGGCCGACGTTGAGGTGTTCCTGGCCGCGCACCGTGGCGAGAAGGTGTTACGCCGCAACGGCTCGTTTGACCACGTTGCTTTTGACAAGGCGCGACAGGCAGAGAAGGGCGCTGAAAAGGCCAAGGAGAACGACGAGGATTCCGACGAGGACTGAGGCCCACAGCCAGTTCCTTTCATCCCCGAGTTCAGCCCTGTATCTCAGCCGGGAATTTCTAGCCCGGAGATCAAGGAGCAATTATGGCCGCCACGGAGTACCTCGCGAATGCCCAGATTAGCCGCTACTTCTTCACCACCTACAGCCAGGGCAGCGTGAGCGCGTTTTCGACTCAGTTCAATACCGATTGGTCGACGGTACTACCTGGCACTGTGCAAGCGCTGGCGACTACAGCCGCACCGACGGTTGCCATTGTGATTATTCCTAATGGACCCGTTGTAACCCTCAATCCGACGGACTCTATTGGGTACAACTATGGCACCTGGACCGTGGTGACAGCCGCACAGCTCGCCGCGAAGTACACCAGCTCCTCGGTCTGATCGCTTAAAGCGCCGTAAAGGGGGTGACGTAAATGCCTAGTGTTGTCACCCAGATCCCCGCTTATTCGACGACACCGTATCTCACCGTTGCCGAGCTGAAACGCAATCCGATTTACACCCAGTTGCAGAAGCTGGTGCCGGGCGGTTCAGACGCCGATAATGATGCGGAGCTGGCCCGGATCATTATGCGGGTGTCCGCGATGATCAATGGGGAGTGCCGTCAGAACCTGTCGGCGACTGTGGATACCGAGGCTGGCTGGGTGACACTCTCGGACTACGGCGAGTTGCGCATTCACACGCGTAATCACCCTGTTCGGCAAGTACTGTCGGTGTCGGTGGGTACCGATCCCTACAACACGACCGCGATTAGCGATCTGTCACAGACGTTGTTTGACCCGTGGCGCATCACCATTCCAGCGCGAGCGTTGACCGGGTCCAGCATCGGTTTTGAGCCTATGTTGTCGCTTTCCGGCTATCGGCCGGGCCGGCGGGTGTGGGCCCAGTGGTCCTATGTCAATGGGTTTCCGGTGACGACGCTGAGTGCGCCCGCTCTGGCCGGTGCCACGTCGATGATTGTTGCTGACGCCACCGGCATTCTGGTCGACCAAACCACTCTCACTGTTCAGGACGGCAAATGGCTGGAGCACATCACCCCCACCGCTCTGAGCGGTAACACTCTCACGGTTGCACCTCTGACGTATGCCCATCAGGCGGGGGTGGGGGTGAACGCGCTGCCCGATGATATTCAAGAAGCGGCACTCTTTCTGATCTCGCGGGTGCACGACAGCTGGAGCATGTCCATGGGTGCTATTACGCACGACGGTACCGGTGCGCGGAAACCAGGCAGTACCGCGGGCACGGGTGTTCGTTCGTTGTGTGATCCCGGAGTGATTCTCGCACCCTATAAGCGGGTGTGGTGAGTAAGTATAACGATGTGCGTACCGCTGTGGGTGACGCTATCACGGCGTATCAGCCACTGGTGAACGTGTATCACTATGTGCCGAAGTCGCTGACGCCGCCGGCCGCGATTGTGCAGCCAGTAGCGAATCGCACGATCGAGTACTTACAGGCCCAGTCGAGTGTGCTCGCCAAGTGGAACTTCAACGTCCTGCTAGTGATCGGGCAGGTGGATGAGCAGGCCGCGCAGGATATGGCCGGTGAGCTCATTTCCCCCGGGTCCGATCTGATTCAGTCGCTGACCAGTATCAAGTTCACCAGCGGGTACTCGCAGGTCACCGAGGCCGCTATCAGTGAGATGGCCTTCGGCAACGGCCTTTATACGTATGCCCGACTCGTGGTGTCCATCACCGCCTAGCTCTATTCCTTTGCCCTCCGTCGTGGGGGTTCTTTGTTGACCCCTGATTAAGGAAGGTTTGCCGTGGCAGGGAAGCAGTACGAGGTCGTTCGGGCGTGGAGACGGACCGACCCGAAAACAGGTGACGACACTAATTACGCGCCGGGCGATGTGTATGACGGCCCCGTCGATAAGCCATATCTGTTGGATTCGCAGGGTCCCGACGGCCAAGGCCCCCTGATCGCCGAGAAGTCCACGCCCCCCGTCGCCGCCTCTAGCGGTACCCCTAGCAAGGAGAAGTAACCATGGCGATCAACCTTACTCAGGTAACGACTGTGTACCCGGGTTATGCCACCCAGTGGGGCCTTGAACAGTATCTCTTTGGCGCCCAGGGAAACGACCTGGAGCATTCCCGCAAGGCTGACAAGATTGATGGGTCGGGCTTCGGAACGCGGGTTCGGAACAGTTTGCCCGGTTTGCAGGACGGCTCTTTGAAAATCAAGGGCTTGGCGACTATGGACAAGGGCACGCTGAACTGGCAGCTCGGGCAGTGGTTCGGTCGTAAAAGCCCAGTGAACGCGTGGTTTGCGCTGGAGGGTCTGAACGCGCTGTCGCCCATCACCATGCAGCCCAGCTCGATCATTGACGCGTCGATCATGGCCAAGCTCAAAGATGCCGTGGACTTCTCACTGGAGCTGGACGCCCGCGGCGCTTTCGACGACGGCATCATCCTGCTGTCCCCGCAGAACCTTCTGACAGGTGCGTCCGGTTCCGGCTCGGTCGATAACAACACCCCGTTCGGGGGCGCTACCGCCAACGGCGCGACCGCGCAACTGCACGTGTGGGCCTACGACGGCGGTACGGCTCCGACGGTGACCGTGACGATTCAGCACAGCCCGGACGGTATTACCTATACGCCGCTGATTAGCTTTGTGGCGCAGTCGACGCTGGGCTCGCAGCGGATCGTGCTGCCCTCCACCACCGCCGTGAACGCCTATCTGCAAGCCACCTGGACGGTCTCCGGAGCACCCACTGACGTGCAGGTACTGGTCGGTTGCTCGCGCGGCATCAACTTGAACCTGTAAATGCCATTACCCGACGGTGGGCGGCAAGCCCGGATTGACGCGGCGTGCCTGTTCGCGGTGGCGATATCCAATATCGACGACGTATTGAAACAGTTGGAGCCCGACAATGCCCTGGAAGCGGGCTGTCGCGTGATCAAACACCCGGACTGTTGCGCGATCTGCGCACTCAATAACGACTGCGACAAAGTCCCCTTGCATATCCAATGCCGATGCAAAAGGGATGGATTCCTCACCTTCGAAGCGTAAGGAGACGCTGATCCCTACACCCAAGAAAGAACCACAGTCCGTGCCAGACGACGACGATGTCGACTACGAACTGGTCACGAATGCCCGCCAATTGGCGCCTCCGCCGGCGCTGCGGAAAGAACCAGTCATCGTAGCGGATTGGAAGACCGTGTCGGGCAAAGCGGCCCGGTTCTTGGTGTGGGAGCTGACGGCCGCCGATTACGCCGAGTTTTTGGAATCGGGGCGTGTCTATAAGGATGGGGTTCTCAAGCGTTACGACGTGAAGGACGAGGATATTCGCCTGTTGGCGTTTACGGTGCGCGACCAGCATGGGAACCGGTTGTGGAACACCGTCGAGGCCGCGAAGAGTCAGCTTGGAGCGTTGGGTAAAGCTAGTCTGAACCTGCTGCTCAACGCCGCCAACGAGGTCAATAGTGCTAAGCCCGGGAGCGCGGAGGGAAACTCCGACGAGACCCCGAGCGACTCCTCGCTTTCGACTTAGCGTTCGAATGGGGCATGCCCGATCCCGACGCTCTGATGCGGTGGATGCCGAGGTCTCTGTGGCTGGCGTGGCTGGAATGGATGAAGATCCGAGGCCCTATCGGCGGTGTCCGTCAGGACTACTACACGTCATTCCTGGCGATGCATGCCGGTAAGCCCTACACGACTGAGGTGTCGCTGAGCGACTTTGCGATGCCGTGGGTGAAGCCCGATCAGCACGATGACGAGGACTGAGAGCGGAGTGCGGTCGTGGCTAACCTGCACATTGATATTACCGGTGATTGCACGGGCGCCACCAACGCGCTAGCCAACACCCGCTCCGCAATTGAAGGTCTGCAAGGTGCGACCGCGTCCGTAGGGGTCACCGTCGCTGGTGCGTCCTCCGCTATCAGCGATATGGATCGGGTCGGTACCTCTGTTCGTGGTGTGAGCAGTACCGCCGCCATCAATATTGATGACAGCGCTGTCACGGCCGCGCGCGGCAACCTCCAAGGCTTGGGCTCTGAGGTGCGGGCCACCAGCCGGGAAATGGCATCCGTTGGCTCGATGACCGGCTTCGGGGCCAATGCCAGCGAGATCGGCCGGATGAGTAATGCTCTCGGGACGGCGACTCAGGCGCTGCAGGGGTATGCCGGGGCGTCCGAGTCGGCAATGGGGCGGGTCAGCGCGGCTAATAGCGACTTTGCCGAGAGCAGCCGGGCCGTCTCCAATGCGGGATCCGACATGGAGAGCACCTTCGGTGGGGCGGAGCGCGCTGCCCGCAGCATGCATGCCGAAGTGGAGCAGGGGACCGCTCGGCTAGAGCAGCATGCGAACGCTATGGCGCGTGTGAATTCGATGGCCGGCGCTGGTGGTGGTGGTGGTGGTGAGAACGCGCCTGGTACTTGGCGTTCCCTAGAGGGCGGCGGTGCGGCTTACAGACTGACTCCGGAACAGATGGCGGCGCGACGGGCCGGTACTTTTGATCCCTCGTCAGTTCCACCACGGCCTGGTACCGGTGGTCCGCCCAAGCCCCCGCAAGGTCCCCCACCCGGCGGCGGTGGCAGTGGTGGCGGTGGCGGTGGTGGCGGTGACGACGAGCAGGCGCGATTCGACCGTGAGTTCCAGAAGCAGATCGCTGCGGAACAAGCAGCTAAGGACCAGGCTCTAAAGGAACGAATTGCTGGGATGCAGGGTCCGTCCGCGGCTGATCAGCGTGCTCAGGCTGCTGATGCGCAACGGATGCAGGAGCAGCAGGCTAAGGACATCTCTCAAGGTAGAGATCGCGCCGCTGAACAAGCCAAATTAGACCCGCGCGACCAAGCATCCGCCGCGCGCTACAGCCAGGGCAAGCTCAAGGATCAGGCGCGCATCCAGGAGTCTCAGCGTCTGACTGGTCCTCCGGAGTCCAACTACGACCGACAGCAGCGGTTGGCCAAGGAAGCTCAACTGAGCCCGGAGGAGTCTAACGCTCTCGCTAGCGCCCGAGATGGACTCGCCAACGAGTACGCCAAGGGCGGCCCCATCAGCAAAATCGCTGATGACTCGGACATGGAGCGCTGGCAGCAGGGCATCGGCCGCGCTGGCGGCGGTACTGGTGGCCCGCCACCGGACGACCCTATGTCGAAGTGGGGACGGAGCGGCGGGTCCAAGCCGCCTCCTGGTTGGGGTGGTGCCGGTAGGGGTGGCCGCACCCCCAAGCCCCCCGACCCCATTAGTGAGGGGCTCGACGTGGGCGGCCAGCTGGGTGCCCCCGCGATGATGGGCGGGATGATCGGTCTGGCCTCTGTCGCCGTTACCGGCGCGGTTGGCCTGGGCTCGGTCCTGGAGACCATTAAGCATATGCCTGCCGCCATGTTTGAGGCTAAGCAGGCTACGTCGCAGTTCGGGTGGGCGTTGAGCGCGGCGACCGCCGGTGCGTCCGTCGACGAGCAGGTATTCCAGTCTCTGGGTACGGCATTGCATGGTCTCGGCGGTGAGGTCGGCGCTGTCGGTATTGCCAACATGAATACCGCTGTGAACGCGGCGACGGGTCTCGCTGGCACTGCCACGACCGCGCTGCATAACCTAGCACCGGCGATCGGCCCAGCCATTACGGCCTTGGGCGGTCTCGGCGAGGCGCTTATGACGGGCTTTTCTAGTCCGGAGGCCGTCCAGTCTATTAAGAGCGCTAGTGACGCGCTGTCGAAGCCGGAGAACAAACAAGGCGTCACTGACACGGTCGCTGGAATTGTAGGAGCGAGCGCGATCATCACGCAGGTTGTTGCCGACACGTTGGGGGCCGTCGATAAAGCCACAGGTGGTGGTCCAGGGGGGTCTACCGCTGTTACTGGTGGCGTAGGTGCCGCCTTTCTCGGTAAGAGCCTCCTGAAGGACCTATTCGGTGGCGGTGCCGCTGGTACTGCCAAAGCGCTAGGCGTCGGGGGCGCCCTGGGTACTATCGGCTTTGGCGGTGCGTCCTGGGAACAGTCCCACGGGATGGGTGAGGCCGTCACCCCCAGCGTTATAGGTGAGGGTATTGGCGCCACGCTCCTTGGCATTATCAGCGGGGGTAACCCGGCGGCTATCGTGGCAGGCGGCGCGGTCGGCTTCGGCATCGGTGCCGCAACGTCGGAGACGGCGCCAAAAGACACTGTAGGTGGGCGCGCCCTCAACTTGGGCGGGAGCGCTTTCAACCTGATCAAGTCTCTCGCCACTAAAACACCGATGAACCTGACGCCATGGAGCCTGCCCAAGGCCTACGCTGATGTTCGCGCTAAGGTTGGTGACCTCGGCCAGCAATGGTCCACTTTCGTCAATCCCGATGGCTCCCGTCCTGGGGCGCCGACAGCTCCAGGCAGCTCCGCGTTCGATCCCGGTTCCGGTCAGTTTGACGCTGGTCCGGCCGCAGCTCCTGGCCCTCGAATTCCGGGCCCTGATTCGCCGGCCGCGGGAGCTGGCGAGGCGCCTACTGGTCCGCCGCCGCCCCCATCCCGTCCGTCTCCCGCGATGACGGAATGGTTGCGCGCTACACGAATAGCCGGTGAACAGAATAAGCCGCTCCCAGGGCCCCCGCCCCTAGATCGTGGGGGGCTCCCGGCGGCTGGGCAGACACCCGATTCGCCGTACAACGCGGGCAGTCCCTCATTTGGGCAATTTCCCTCTATACCACCGCCGAAGGCTGCCCAACCAGCAGCCCCGCCGCCGGACGGCGTCCCCATTGATCCGCTGAACTCTCCCGACCACAACTACAGCGATCCGGGAATGCCCTCCACCGTCGGGGACACCACGTCCACGCCGAGCCGTATTGCGCCACCCTCGCCGCCTCCCCGCGTCGGCCCCGGTTCGTCGGGGATGCCGATGTCCACGCAGGGGCTTTCCCAGCTCAACGTGGTCGCGGGTAGCACTACGGCGACAATGGGGCAGCTGGGGCAACGTACCGCTGTCACGGCGCAGTCGCTGATGCAGACGAGTCAAGGCGCTAATATGCTGGCTCCAGCGGTTTCAATGGCGGGACAGAACTCCGCTCAGGCCGCGACGCAGATATCGCAGGTAAATAAGAGCGCGACCACTGCGGCGACGTCGGTATCGACGCTGGGTACGAGCACGAGCGCTGCTATGGCGCCGCTGGCGCAGTTGATGCTTGGCGCACCGAAGGCGATTAGTCAAGCTAGCTCCGTAGTGGCTTCCGGTGGCCAGCAGATCGGTAATACGGCGGCCAGCAGCGTCGCTAAGGGCGCTACGAATAGCACGCCCCAGGCGTGTGACGCGGCTGGTGCGATGGGCAAATGCATGGTGGCTATTGCTCAGTCGACCCTGCAGATGCACTCGCCGTCGGGGGTTTTCATCGCTATTGGTGAGAGTACCGGTCAGGGTATGGCGATCGGTGCCGCGAATAGTGCTCCCGGTGCCGCGAGCGCGGTGGGTGCGATGGCGGGTGCTGCTATAGCGGGTGCGTACAGTGCTACCGCGGGGATCGCCTCGAACGCCGGGCTAGCGGTCGGATTTATGTACGCCGCAAACGTCGCCACTGGCATGCAATCGGTATTCCAGACCTCGGCGTTCCAGGCGATGGGATTCCCGAAGATGGATTCCCCGGCGGGACAGCTCGCGCTCGGTCTGCAGAACCTTCTAGGACCGGCGGGCGCCGGTGCGGAGTCGTACAAGTTCACGTCACCGGAGGTATCACTACCGGCAGGCGGTTCGGGTCAGCCGATCATGATCACGAACCAGGTGCTCTTGGATGGCACTGTATTCGATACGAAGGTTGCTACGCAGATCGCTAACGCCTTCAATCAGGCGACAAACATGATTAGCCAGCAAGCGGGGTGAGTTGTGGCGCTTGTAATCCAGACGTTCAGACCCAGCTCAACGCCGCAGTTTAACGGCACGTATGCGACTTTGATCGGGGCGGCGTCGGCGAATGCGGCATTCAGCGACAATAGTGATTCTAGCTACGTGACCATCAGCAACCGTTGCCGATTGGACACTCAGGTGTTGCGCGTGGCATTCCCGACGCCGACGCTGCCCGCAGGTGCTCGCGTCTATTCAGTTACTTTGCGGCGCCGCGTGCAGAACGTTATTCTTTCGACGCCGCAATCGCCGCCGCCGACGTGCTTGCACTGGTTCCGGTGCTCGTCCGGGACAGTGAATATCTCGGGTGAGGCCACGGAGATTTCGAAAACGTATTTTAGCTCTCCGTGCCCGGTCACGACCACGGCGACGACCGCGTGGGTGAACGAGACGCTGGGCTCGTACACCACAGCGCCGGGTGGTGCGGCCTGGGATCCCGCCACCACATTGAACGGTATTGCTTATGAGATGGGTCGCGGCGACGATACCGGTATCGCTATGAACGTCAGTGAAGTCTATATCGACATCGCGTACCAGCAGCTCAGCGCGGTATCTGTTACTGGACCCACGGGCACCGTGACCACAACGCGTCCCACCATTACCTGGACGTATTCCAGCCCGGATTCGCAGCCTCAGCTCGGGTGGCGTGTCATGGTGTACACCGCCGCGCAAGTGGCCGCTTTGGGATTCGCGCCGTTCACGACCGCACCCCTACAGGATTCCGGGGTGCAGATCGGTGAGGACCAGGCGTGGACGCTGACAGCTGACCTTGTCGATGGTAGTTATTCAGCCTATGTCCAGGCGACCGCGACGTGGTCAGGTGCCGGTAGCGCTTTCACGACCGCGATTGCCTCCACCTCATGGACACGCTTCGTAGCGCCGGCTCCGGTACCCCCACCGCCGGTCGCCACGCTTTCCACTGCCGTATTTGATGCGGTGAACAACAGGGTGGCGCTCACGATGGTGCCCTCGGGGAGTTTACCAGTCACCACCGCGTTCACTGTGTTCGCTAGTCGGGACAACGGCGTGACTTTCGTTCCGATTCCGAGTCTGACACTCGTCGCGGCGAACGGCATGACTCCGGTTACATTCTACGATTACGTCGCGCCGATTAACGTGATCAGTCAGTACCGTGTCATGGCCTACTCGCAAGGCTCTGGGGTGTACACCGCCGCCGCCATGTTTTCCGCGATTCTGTCAGTGACGACGACGGGCTCAGATTGGTGGCTGAAGGACCCCGCGAATCCGCTGACTAACACGCTGCTGCCGGTGGCTGCTCCGAGTCAGACCGGTGCCGATGGTGGCCTGAAGATTATCCGTCGGCGGATGCAGGGGACCTTCGAGCCCCTTTCGGGATTGCTGGACGATGTCGTGTATCCAATCATCGTGTCGGGACCCTATTACGGTGAGCGCGGGGAGCTGGAGCTTATCTTTACCCACGACCAGCCGGTTGATTATTTTCCCGCGTTCGACGCCCTTGATCGGTCAGGTCACGTACTCCTATTGCAAAAGCCCAACGGTGATCAGCTGTTCTGTGTTCTCGGACCTGGTTCCGGAGGTCAGGACACAGAGCTGCACTATGACGCGATCGCGGGTGCTCCCAGTCAGATTCTGTATCGACGCGTTAAAACGAGCTATACACAGACAAACGTCCCAGCTTACTACTAGGGGAGTTTTGGATGCAGGCTCATTCACCAGAACTTGAAGCGGCCGTGTCTGCCTCTCACACTGCGGTATGCCGTGTTGATGTTATCCAGAATGGTCAAGTAGTCGCCCAGCTCAACGCACACGCTGGGCAAGTTACGGCGGATCGCACCAATGCGCAGATGCGCAACTTCGACGTAGAGGTGTCCGACCCGACCGGGAATCTCACCCCGCAGGGGATGGCGAGCTTGCTGGCGCCGTTCGGGACGCGATTGCAGCTGTTTCGCGGTACTCAGATCACCGACGTGAACACGAACGTGCAGTTTGCCAATACACAGAGCGCATGGGCTGTGACGACGGTGTTCGGAACCATGAACGGCACGGTGGGCGACGCGACCGACGGCTCCTTGCGGCTTGGTCCGTAGCATTGGAGGTTCGCCATTTCTAACGATATCAATGACTACGCCAAGGGCCGATTTATTCAGCTTTCTACGTTACCGCTCGGAACTGATTCTCTTCTCGTGGTACTGCTTCAGATAACCGGTTTGCCGACTGCCACCGTCATTAAACGTACTCAGTTCCTGTCGGGCGTGTTCACAGCTGGTGCGGTTGAGGCCGCATTTACGAATTACTCCCGGCAAGTAATTGTAGGAGGTGGCATCACCATCTCGGTCAATACCGGCACCGATGTGGTAACGCTGGACACGTCTAACGTAGTCATTGGTGCTGCCGGAGGCGCTTTGAACAATAACCTAGGCAAGCTGCTGCTCTGCTATAAGCCGACTTCGTCAACGGCAGACTCCGCAATTCCAGTCCTCACCGCGCACGATTTCACGGCTAGCACTACCGGCGGCACCCTGACCGCGACTATCACCGCAATCGCTACGGCGACGTAAATGCCGGCGACGATCAGCTTCTTCGACATGAGCGTCTCGGTGACGCCGCCGGGTGGCCATTTCCAGCCGATGCCCCTCACGTTGGGTCCGAACTGGCAACCCAACGACGTCAGGTTGTTGTTTGTGTCCTACTCGGCTACGGCGCCGACCGGTGATAACGCGCAGGATGTTGCGTTAATGATGACGATGACCCCAGACCCACCCACTGGGTTCACGCAGGCATACGCGATCAATTCGACGCCGGGTATCGAAACGCGAGGCGTGTATTACCGCTATCTGGTGGCCGGGGATGCTGATACGAGTGTGAGTTGGCCGAAACCGGCGGGAACGCGCGATTTTATGTTTGCGATCATCACTGCTCGTGGGGTTAATACGGCCGTGGCTCCGGTCGCGGGGACATTGTCGACTTCACTCAATGTAGGTGATCCGACCGTCGCGGTCAGCTCGGTGACGGTTCCGGCCGCTGGTGACATGGTGTTTTGCCTGGAGAATGTGCCCGATCCGGAAGGTCTCTGGGGGTCGTGGGCGGTTTCCATGGGCGTCCCGACAGGTTGGACACCTCTCGTCGCTACCGACCAGTCGGGGGCTACCTACTTTGCCTACGGCACAAATCCGAGCGCCGTGGTGATCGGAAAGAATTACTCCACTTCGGGGACGACTGGCTCGGTGGCCGTTCCGGTGGCCAAGGGTGCACCCGCGTTCGCCGGGATGTACGTATTCGTGCGGCCCGCGCCCGACGTATCCGTATCAGTGGGGGTGGCGTAGGTGACCGTTTACACAGCCTCGGCTCCCGCTGGTACGTCCGAGCGGGGCACCGGAGGTTCTTCCCAAATTGGTTCACTAAATCCATATCAGTTGGCGTTGACGGCTGGTTCGCTCTACGTCAGAATCGTCAAAATTGAACGCACACAGGGGTCTCTCGGTCTGAACGGTTCGACTGGTTTCAGTCCGTACCCGTACGCTTTGACCAGATATACCGGCTTGAGCGTATCCGGAGGCGCTGGAGCTGTGACACCGATCGCTCTTCGAGAAGGCGGCCCACCGGCGTCCTCGACCGCGCGGTATGGAACGGCTGGCTATACGGCCACGTATAACTCCGGCGGCTCCTATTATTCGGGAACTGTAACGTCCACTCCGCTCACGTTGACGGGCGGGACCGCGTCTATATTGCGCAATGAGCCTTCTGTTGCAGACTATGCGTTTCCTAACCAGGTCATAATGGCGCCGGGATCGACATTTCTCGTCTCGGGCATCGCGTTGCCAGGCAGTTGGTCGGATCAAAGTCCCAACTACTCATTGACTGGTTACTACGGGTTCACCACGTTGGCGATATTCTTCGAAGAGCTGCGGCTCACCGGGGCCTTGTAAATGGCCGAGACCGATGTCGCGTCCGTAATCACGCCCACCTTGACGACCGCGGTCACTTACGCCATCGGTCCAGCATTCGAGGTCGATGCGGGCGCGCAGGTTTTCAATCCCCTCTACGGCTTCCGCATCAGCGATCCACTCGTGCTTCCGGGTACTCCGGTTACCGGATCGGTGGTGAGCTGGTCGTACACCGCCCCCGCCGTCGGCAGCACGGTTACGGTCTATACCAGCATCAACAATGGTGCGAGCTGGGATCGCGCTGTCAATGGTGGTCAGGTACCGCGATTGGCGATCGGCAATACGACCACCCAGCAGGTTTTGACCCAGGTCGTGCTGACCCGAGTGCTCGCCACGGATGCGTCGCCGCGGGTGCAGTTCCTTCTCCTGGAGGTGACCACTGATTCCAGCACGAATGAATATGTGCCGATCTGCCACGGAATGATCAACAAAGTTGAAGTGACCGCTACTGGCGGCCCCACCGGCGGCGGTTCTGGCAGCTCCAGCGGCGGTGGTAACGGGATCACTTCCACTGCTGGCGGCCAGTTCGGCAGCGGGATCTCCATCAAGCTGAGCGGGGTCGATCCTTCGCGGGCGATCAGCCGCAATGTTTGGGAGCAGCCTTTCTCCGTCTCGTCCGGGCTGACTTACGACGTTGCCATTGTGCAGATGGTCCAGAATCGTCTGCCGTCGCAGACAGCGTTCTCGGTCGTGAGCACTACGAACCTCACCCCACTGTTGGTTTACGGGATCCAGCAGGGCGGTGATCCGTGGCAGGATATCCGTGAATTAGCCCAGGCCATCGGTTACGAGGCATTCTTCGATCCCACCGGGATGTTTGTCTTTCGGCCAGTCCCTGATCCCACCATCGGCATCCCAGTATGGGAGTTCAGCGAGAGCGCGAACCCGACTGTTGTCGAGGTGAAGAGGGCGCTCGCCGATGATGATACGTACAACTTCGTTGTCGTTCGCGGGGAGAGCACCTCTACCACGAACCCGGTATCCGGATATGCCCTCGATAATAACCCAGCGTCGGCGACCTACGTTGGGGGACCCTTTGGTACTAGGTCTGTCGTTTTGACGATGCAGTCGATTACCACGGCGGCTCAGGCGACGGCCGCCGCGCAGGCGTACCTTCTGAATTCACTGGGCGCCGCCGAGACGGTCACATTCACCTGCGTCCCGATGCCCGCGTTGGAGCCCGGAGATATCGTCACCATCAATATCTCCGATACCAAGGCGACTGGGCAGTACCTCATCAACTCCATCACGACCCCGTTGAGCCCCGCTCAGGCACAGCAGATCGTCGCATTTAGACAGTCCAGTCAACTCTAAGGGGTTCTCGTGAACCTTAACGATTTCATCGCGCGCTTCTCCCGAGCCGTGACGTCTAGCGGCGACTCGTCCTCGTCGCGGACGCAGCGTCCACCGCAGCTCTCCATGCACTACGCCACCCTCACCGGTGTCGACAATATCAACGGCGTCGCGGATATCCAGCTCAACGATCCGAGCCAGTACGTCATTTCCGGTGTTCGCGTCGCTACTCCCTACACCGCTACCAATACGCCGAGCGTCGGTGATGTCGTGATCGTGCACCATTACGGCACCGACATCACGATCGTCGGCCAGCACGTTATCCCCAACACGACGGTCACGCCTTAATGACCGCCGTGGGCTGGGACACCTACATATCGTAGTAGCAAGATCGAGAGGAGGGCGCAAACGATGTCAGCGGGAGTACTCACCGCCGAGTTCGAGGGCCCCTACGTCAAGTTCACGATGACCTACCCGGACGGCTTTGATCACTGCTTCATGGTCGAGAAACGCCACGTCGACCCAGAGGGCAAGGAAATCTGGTTGCCGATCCATACCGGCACCGACAAGTTCGTTCACAGCGAAGTCGACTACGAGCTAGCCACCGGCGAGGATATGCGAGTGCGAGGCGGCACCTACCGCGCGCTCGCATACCGCGATGCTGAGCCGGACGCGGCCGTGAACATCATTCACACCGACGGTACCTATACCGATTCGGTGACGGTATAAGGCACGACAAAGGGGACGTCCTGGTAGGGGACACCGTGTGGGCGCAACAACAGCACGGTGATTCTCTCCTGATCCACGATTTCGCATGAGGGGGTGGCGCCGTGTCGGGCGAAAACGAGCTGAGACCAAGTTCCTGGACGGTCGACACCCTCCGAGAATACTTCCAACAACAGCTCATCGACAATCGGGTGATGCTCGATGAGCGCTATGCGACCCAGGTGAAAGCGGTCGACGCGGCATTCATCGCTCAACAATGCGTATCAGCGGATACTGTCATCCTGTGTGCTGATTTAGTGTGGCGTCCCGCTGGTGATTTGCTGCCCGGCGATGAGCTAATCGGGTTCAACGAACAGACGGGTATTGGATCGGGTAATGCCCGAAAGTTTGAACGATCCACCGTTATAGCTAACACGCTACAGCGGGATGCGCTTCTGCGGGTTAACACCATTAATGGCTCAGTGCGCTGTAACTATGAACATCCGTGGTTAGCCCGTCCTCGAAGGACTAGTCACCACACCCCATGGCGGTGGATCGAAGCACAGGCTCTGAAACCCGGTGACGAAGTATTGCACGTTTTTGATCCCTGGGACGTAGAGCGTTCGTGGGAGGGCGGATGGTTGGCCGGGATGCTGGACGGTGAGGGCTGCATCTGCTTTAAGCGCAGTCCGACCGGAAACGCCCGACTGTCTGTAAGCCAACGCGTGTCTCCTACGGCTGATCTACTGGAATCGGCGCTCAAGGAGAGAACGTCGGCGATTATCTGTACAGATCGAGTGGCGGGGTATCACGGTTACGCTAACAGGAAAGCGTCGCGGATATTCGAGATTAGTGTGCAAGCTGAGATCCTGCGAATTCTAGGTAGTGTTCGACCGGCGCGGTTGCTGGAAGTGTCTGATCAAGTGTGGGAAGGCAAGCGCCTAGTTGGTGGTCGTGCGAGCCGCGCTACGGTAGTGACGTCTATTGACCCGGCCGGTACTGGAATGATTGCGTCGCTATCCACAACTACCCGGACCTACATTGCTGCTGGGTTTGCTATGCACAACACCGCTCTTGCTAGCTCATTGCAGGCGGCTGAGAAAGCTGTTGCGGTGGCGCTGCTCGCGGCGGAAAAGGCAACCATCAAGGCTGAAACGGCCGCTGACAAAAGATTCGAATCAGTTAATGAATTTAGGTCGCAGCTCTCAGATCAGGCTAGCACATTCATGCCCCGCGCGGAGGCAGAGGTGTCGCTGACGCGTAGCAGCGAACGTATCCAAGAGCTGACGGCTGACCTGGCGCGGCTGGTATCCCGCGAAGAGATGAAAGCCGCGACGGATCGCAACACCGAGCGCATCCAGGAACTGACGGACCGGATGAATCGCAATGAAGGTCACGGGGCTGGTCTGAGTACTGGGTGGGTCTACTTGTTGGGCGCGATTGCGGCTCTCGGAGCTATCGCAACGATGTACTTGGCTTTTCACCACTGATGCGTCTCGGGTGATAACGCCCGCACATTCCCAGCTCGCCCGTCGTGGTGGAGCTGTGCCGGTTCGGGGACCGGCGTCAATCTCACGAGAGGGAAATTGTTATGCGCAAGATCGTTCTCACGCTGGCGACCTGCGTCCTGGCCCTGTGTGGCTTCGGCGTGTCTGGTGTCGCTTATGCGGATGTACCCGCACGTCCCTGTCTCCCTGTTGTGGGGAGTCTTATTCCGTGTTCACCGGGAGGACACGACCATGGGGACGGCGGCCACTACCGCGATCACTTCCAGGGCAATACGGTCATTCTTGATGGCGGCCCGCAATACAACGTGTGCGACTACCCGAATTATCCCACGTTTCTGAGCCGCAATGACAGCTACCGGGGCCGCTTCGGTTCCATGTTCGGTCCGAACCCGACCGTGCGGTTCCTGCAGCTGCGTTCGTCCTGCGGCAACAACACGGTGGTGACCAACGACGGCCAGTGCGTGACCTATCAACAGGATGCTGTTCGCTATGGCCGTGAATACAACGATTCCGTGCGGGGCTATAACGGACTGCTCGGTGGGATTCTCGGCGGGCATCACGGTAATGGCGGCCTGCTGACCGGCCTGGAGATTGACAATCTACGTCGCGCTCACGGTCAGGATGCCCAGCGGTATGGCGACTGGAATCGGACGGTGACCCAGCTCCGGACGGTGTGCAATGCGCAGCCACCGGTGACGGTCATTAACGAGACTCCGGCTCCGGCCGCCTGTGGGTGCGCTCCCTATGCGCTCGCACCGGCACCCGCACCGTGTGCCTCGTGTTCGTCGGGTGGGCCTAACTCCGGCAGCGTTTATCGGTATCCGGTCGGTGCGCCCGCGACCGGCGACGGAAGCACCGCGACGCGCTACATCGGCTAGTGCGTTTCCGGCACGTCTTCTACACGCTCCCGGCGGCCGTCGTGCTGCTGGGAGCGTGTAGTGGACCACCGTCAGGCAGCGGCTTTCCCGATCTCCGTTCATCGTCAGCCATCACAACCGCGCATGCATCGTCGCCCGTATCCGTTGCTCTGAGACATCAGCAGCTCGCGGATCCGGTGTCAGTGGCGATCCCGTCACTCAACATCGCCGCCCCCACTCAGCATCTTGAGTTGGACGCGTTCAAGGCGCTGAACCTGGCCCCATTGGATCAGACGCCGTCCAAAACTGGTTGGTATGAGGTGTCGCCCAGCGCTCCCGTTGTTGTAATGGGCCACGTCGATTATCGCGGCAACGCTGTATTTGGAACTTTGCACACCATCAAAACAGGCTCGACGGTTGTGCTTACTCGCTCCGACGGTATGCGGCAGACATACGTGGTGTACCTCTTGGAGCAAATCAAAAAGAAAGCATTTCCCACGCGCGCTGTGTATGGGCCGACCGCGCAATTGGAGTTGAGGTTGGTTACATGCGACGGGGTTTTTTCTCGATCCGAGCGATCCTACATCGACTCTTTCATCGCCTATGCCAGGTTGCAGCCGTGAAAGGCCCACTCGGTGTTCCGCTGCGTCCGCTCACGGCTCGCACCGATGAGGCACTCACCCAATGGCTGTTCAACGACTTGACTCGGGCGCACTGGCTATTGGCTCGTCACTTCCGAACCGATGACGGTTTCTGTTGGCATCAGGGTGCTGATCCGCGGCGCGAGCGTCATTCCCATCCGTGCCGCATCCACAACGCGGCTCGCGCGGCGGTCCTCGCGCACTCCATCCCGACACAACGCAAGGAGACGGCGTGTCTGAGGAATCGCATCACAACCAACGCCCGGTAACCCAAGGCGAACTCAACCATCGCCTCCAAGAACTTTGGGACTACGTCCTGGAGCAAACCGAATGCATCTCAAAATTAGGAGAAAAGATGGCTGCCCAACAGTCCGATATCGACGCCCTGACCACCGCACTTCAGGCGGAGGACTCTGCTCTGAACACCGCGGTGACCGATCTAACCGCCGCCGATGCGGGCCTTGCGGCTGAGATCGCGGCGTTGCAGCAGGCCAATCCGGCTATCGACCTCACTGCACTGCAGGCTGAGTTCGTCAACTCTCAGGCCGCTGTGGCCGCTGTGGGTACCGCGGTGGCCGCGACTGCCGCCATGGTTCCGCCTGCTCCGGCTCCGGCTGGCGGCTAATCCCGAGACAACCCGGCGGCGCCGTCACTCTCCTGGGCGGCGTCGCTGGGCCCCGGCTTTCCCCTAGCAATTGAGTGCAAGGTCGTTTCTGATCGAGGGAGCGCCACTGATGCCCACGTTCTTAACGCCTGTTCCCGACATCGCACCAGATCCGGAGTATGTGCCGTCCATCCCCGCGATGCCACTATTCCGATCACAGCCGAACTTTTACCGCGGTGACGATGACGACGCCCTGGCCGAAGGCGACTACGGCGATCCCGACGACGCGGCATGAGCTGGGAATGGGCGCCCGGGAGGGGCTGGACCGACACCACCGAGCTGGAGCCGCTGCCCCCCGTGGCCGAGCTGCTCGCCGAGGCGCAACCCGTGCTGGCGGCGGGACTCGACTACTCCGCCGGCCGCATCCCCGGGTCCACCGTCATTGCCGCCGGGTTCGATTTTTGTATTCGTTATGTTGACGCCCCATCGCTAGTCCGCACCAAACATATATCGCCAACGGAATACGCGGATCTCACCGGGGCCGGGGTCCGTGTCTACCTCGTATTCGAGCAAAACACCTCGGACATGCTCGGTGGGTACGCGGCCGGCGTCACCAATGCGAAACGCGCCCTGGCTGGTGCGGAATGGATCGGCTATCCGGGGCTGATTTTCATGGCGTGCGACATGCACTTGACCGCCAGCCAGATCCCCACCGCGCACTCCTATCTCGACGGCGCGGCCACGATCCTGGGCTACGACCGGCTTGGGTGCTACGGATTCTGGGAATTGATTGACGCGGCGATTGCTGTCGACCAGTGCGCCGCCTATTGGCAGTGCGGCGTTCCCCCCGCGCCCACAGATCCGGTACATGTCTGGCAAGTCCAACCCCCGGCTGGATCGGCTGTGGTCGGCGGCATCGCGTGCGACATCAACCATCTGCTACGGCCGCTGCCAGGAAGTGATGACGTGCTGACTCCTGACCAGGATGCCCGCCTGACCGCGTGCTACCAATTCGTGACCGGTTCGGCTGATGTGATTCCGCAAGACACTTCGTGGCCTGGGTGGCCGACGTGGCCCGACGGTACGAACGAGCATTTGACCGCGACTGACTATCTCCGCCGAGCGAATGAGCAACTCGTAGCCGTTCAGCAGCTTCTCACTCAGCCAGCGACCAGTACAGGCCCCGCGACCTTAACCGCTGAGGACGTGAATCGGATCGCGGCGGCGGTGGCCGTTCTTTTGGGTACTCGTCTTCAGCAGCCCAGCCCGTAGGGAGTCCGCCGTGGTCCTTGTGCTCGATCCGTCACAGAGTCTCAACTTGATTATCAACGCGGTGCTGCCTACGCTGGTCGCTTTTATCACCGCCAGGGAATCGGACTCCTGGGTCAAAGCCATTGTTCTCATGGTGCTGTCGGCGGTGTCGGGGTTTCTGACGATTTGGCTGGACGCGGTCTCGCAGCACACGACGTTCAACACGAGCCAAGCAGTATTCACCATCGTGAGCGGGTTTGCGGTGGCCGTTCTCTCACATTTTGGTGCACTGTCCCCGCTGAGGCTGACGGGTTCGCGGGGGCTTATCCAACGTCTTGTGCCCGGTGGTTTAGGCGCACCGAAGCACGTTGCCGCCGCTAACAAGCACGAGGCGCCTGTAATCTGATGACACTTCACTATGACTTGTTTATTAATCAGGGTGCGACCTGGGCAGTGACGTTTCCGGTTATTGACGACAATCAGCAGCCGCTTATTGTCACCGGGTGGACGGCCATGGCACAGGTCCGCCCGAAACCTGACGAGCCGGTTTTGTACGAGTGGTCCGCCGCCAATAGCAACATCGTTGTGTCGGGGTCGTCGGTGACGTTGCAGGTTGCCGCGGCGGTGTCGTCGGCGTGGGCGTGGACCGATGCGCATTACGACCTGGAGCTGATCGACCTCGGCGGCAAGGTGTACCGCCTCGCTCAGGGCCGCGTGTGCGTCAGCCAAGAAACAACGTATGGCCCGGATATGGTGATGCCCTCGCCGCCACCCCCTGGGCTACCCGTATATCTGCAACGAACTGAGCTGGGGACGCCGAACGGGGTTGCGTCGCTGGGCTCGGACGGACTGCTCACCCTGGCGCAACGTCCACCTGGGTCCAGTGGCGTTGATTCGGTTAACACCCGTACTGGCGCGGTGGTGCTCACCAAGACCGATGTCGGATTGAGCAGCGTCGACAACACGGCGGATAGCGCAAAGCCCGTGAGTACCGCTGCGGCGACTGCACTGTCCGGCAAAGCCGCTACCTCACACGCGCATGCCGAAGCGGACGTCACCAGTCTGGTCAGCGATCTGGCGGGGAAGTCCTCGACTGGTCACAGCCACGCCGGTACGGACGTCACCTCGGGCACGGTGGCTTATGCCCGGCTGCCGATTGGTGCCACGGCGAGCACTGTCACAGCCGGTGACGATACGCGACTGACTGATGCGCGTACTCCGACGGCGCACAGCCACCCGGAGTCCGACGTGACTGGGCTCGTTTCCGATCTGACGGGGAAGTCCTCGATCGGCCACAGCCACGCCGAATCAGACGTGACCGGGCTCGTCTCCGATCTCGCGGCCAGGGTCGCCTCGGTTACTGCTGGGGATTCGACTGTCACAGTGGCCGGCACCGCAACCGCCCCGACCGTCGTGGTCAATGCCATCCCTGAATCGAAGGTCACCGGGCTGGTCACGGACCTCGCCGGTAAAGCCGCGACGGCACACTCGCATGTCGAGACGGACGTCACCAGCTTGACCAGCGACTTGGCCGGGAAGGCGGCGACCAGCCACACACACGCCGGTGCGGACGTCACCTCCGGCACGGTGGCCTATGCCCGACTCCCTGTCGGGGCGACGTCGAGCACTGTCACGGCCGGCAACGACAGCAGACTCTCCGACGCCCGTACTCCGACCGCGCACAGCCATCCCGAGAGTGACGTCACAAGTCTTACGGCCGACCTGGCGGCCAAGGTTGCGTCCGTCACCGCGGGCGATTCCACAATAACAATTGCTGGCACAGCGACCGCCCCCACTGTCGCTGTGAACGCCCTCTCCGAGTCCAAGGTGACGAACCTCGTCTCTGACCTCGCGGGTAAGGCAGCCACCTCGCATAGCCACACCGAATCGGACGTCACGAGTCTGGTGTCGGACCTCGCGGCGAAGGCAACAAGCGCGGCGCTGACCACGGAAACGAACCGTGCCCAGGCCGCTGAGGCGCTGCTGCTGCCCTTAGCTGGGGGCACCGTCAGCGGGGCTCTCGCCGTTACTGGGGCGCTGTCTCAGGGCGGTTTCCAGCTCCCGATGCTGTCCCCGGAGCGGATGGTGCCGTTCCGGTCGGCGACGTACATCCAGAACTTTCAGGCCGGTCACGGATGGACCACGAGTGGCAGCGTGGGATCGTCGAACCTGAATGACACGTCCACGTTTATTCGCGGCACCCAGTGCGCCACGGTCACGACCGCCGCGAACGCATTGCAATCCGGAATAGCCATTACCGCTGGCTCTGCGCGTGATCTGACTGGCAAAATGATTCGTTTGACGTTTCAGGTTGTGGATGTCACGCATCTGGGAACAATTGCGTTCTATGCCGGGACGTCGAGCTTGGCCAACTATTTCCAGTGGGCGCCGCATGTGCACGGTTCCGGGGTCAACTGGGTGCAGTCCGGCGAGTGGGTCACCCTCACGATCCCGTGGGCCAACGTCAAAAACGTCGCCGGTACCTGCACGCTCAGCTCCACGGGAGTACCCAACACCACCACGGGGTTCACCGATTTCCGTTTTGCGGTCTATGACGACGGTGCAGCGGCCGTGACGTACCACCTGCAGTCCATGGAGATCGTCCCGGACACTTCCACAACGTTCCCCACCGGTGTTGTGTCGATCACTTTCGACGACACCTATCAGTCGGTGTACGACTACGCCCGCCCGTACATGGATGGATACGGCTATCGCGGCACCATCTATTCCATTGTGGACCTGCTCGGTACGTCAGGAAAGTTCACCTTGCCGGAGCTGAAAACCCTGTCACAGTTCAGCGGTTGGGAAGTGGCTGGCCACGCCTACACATCGGCGGCGCACAACGCTGGGTACGACACGTTAACGGCGACGCAGGTCAACACCGAGATGCGCAGTATGAAAGCGTGGCTGGTGGCGAACGGGTTCTACGCCGACAGCTTCGCCTATCCGCAAGGGAAGTTCAGCCTCACCACCGACAGTGTCCCCATCGACAGTATCGCCGCCCAGTATTTCGCCACGTCCCGAACCATCATCAGTGAAAACGCTGAGACGTGGCCGCCGCCGATGCCGCAGCGGTTGCGGGCGTGGACAGGGATCAGTTCCGCCACCGGCGGCACCCCCGTATCCACTATGACCGCCGCCGGGGGACCGCTGGATCGGTGCCAGGTTAACGGTGACTGGCTGATCCTGTGTTTGCATCAGCTGACCACCACGACACCCGGTGCCACTACGCAGCTGCTGCAGTCCGACTTCAACACCCTGATGGACGCCATTAACTCACGGGGTATCCCGGTGCTGCCTGTTGGCGATGTTGTCCGTTTCTACTCCTGAGGGGACGACATGCTCCAAGATTTAGACTTAAATTATCGTGCCGGGCTGATCGACACCACCCACGGCTTTTCTGTCAACGGTGTCGGAGTCACCCCGAACATCATCCTGCCATCCGATCACGGCCTTATCGCCTGGGCTTATGACCCGGCCACCGGCTGCAACGGCACCACCCTCGCCGTGAACGGGACAATGTACCTGTCAACCCTGTCATTCCGGGTGACCACCACAATCAACAAGATCTGGTACATGGCCTCCACCGTAGGGGCCACTCCCACCTCCGGGCAGAATTGGATGGGGCTGTACACGGCCGCTGGGGCTCGGGTCGCGTCGGGGGCTGCCGATTCGCTGGTGACCCTGTTCAACGCCGCCGTGGGGGTCACCTTCGCAACGCCCTATGTGGCGGTGCCGGGTAGGTACTGGGTGGCGATGCTGTTCAACGCAACCACACCGCCGACGATGAGCCGGACCAGCGCCAGCGTCAACGCATTCAACAACGGTGCGATCACCTCGGCGGCCAGTTACCGGTTCGCCACCAACGGGACGTCGCAAACCGTCCTCCCGGCCTCTATCACGCCCTCAGCCAACGTGATAGGCGCGTCGCTGTGGGTGGCCGCCAGCTGACAGAAGCGTTGGCGCGGTCTTAGCACATCAGCAGTTCCCCGCATCGCGCAAGGCCGTGTGTGCGTCAGCCCAGAAATAACCCATTAAAGGAGCACGGATGTCCCTGATGCGCGTTTGCGTCGTGTGCGGCCAAGTTGATAATCACCCTAGAGATGTTGTTTCGCTGCCAGGTGATCAGGTCGCCTATCACCACCACGATTGCGGGGCCCGTCTCGAACCGGCGTGCCCGTCGTGCTTGTGGCTCGTACAGCACAAGGGTGATCTTACCGGCGATGACTGGCGCCAGCACATTGGCTCGCTGCATGCCGCAATGGACGACGGCCAGCAGGAACTCCACCCCAAGGACCGGGACGCGGTTGTGTCGCACATTGACGGGAAGGTGGCGAAGTAATGGCCGGAATTGTGCAGGTCGAAGAGGGTAATCTTCTCAACGGTTGGCTAGGGATTGCCGCCTACACGGCGGTGACTGGTGCTATGAAGCTCGCCCTGGCCACCGTCACGGGTACGAGTACCACCGCTGGTACTGAGGTGAGTGGTGGCTCTTACGGGCGCTTGACAATTGTGTTCTCCACGCCCTCGGCGGGCACCACCTCGAACAACGCACTGATTTCGTTCACGAACATGCCAGCGGTGACCACCACGGGTATTGATATCTATGACTCGGCGGGTACTCCTATCCGTCGGGCTTTTGCCGCACTGACTACGTCCAAAACGACGGCCCTAGGTGACACACTTTCCTTCGCTTCGACGGCAATCGCGGCCTCGCTGAGTTAGTTAGCAACGCAAAGGAACGCTGTCGAGTTAGGTGTGATCCTCACTAGGGGCTGACCACTCCGCGGCGTCATCGCCATCGTCCCAGCTGGCTTCCCGTTCGAAGGCACCCCGTGCCAGTTCGGTGCAGGTCCCGGGATGTACCGGGACGCCCAGCTCAGGGTCACCCCACAGGGTGAGTTTGCCGCACTCGCGGCAGCGGTGCGGCCGTCGCAGAAACAGGTGACTGCCGCTGGTCAGAACGCTCATCCATCGTGGCATACCCCGAATAATGGCACAGAACACCCCCGGTGACCCAACGTGGATCGCGGAGGGGGTAGTTCAGTTTGCCCGCACCGACACACGTTGCCTCCTACATCGCGGTGGGTACCGGTGATGGGGGTGCCAGCGACGCCGGCATTAACAGCAACACCCCGACGCACACTATGTCGGTTACCACCGCGATTGGTGATCGGCTGGTGGCGTGGGCGTCGATGGCGGACAACGCGTGCACGGTCGCTACCCCGACTGGCGGCACGGGGATCACCTGGTCGGTGGCGGCGATCCTCAACGGCACGGCCAGCTTTGCCGGCGCTTATTTGTGGACCGCCACCGCGACTACTGCTGAGACGTTCACGCTGTCCGCCAGTAAGTCAGGTGGGTCCGGCACGTTTATGTGGGCTTTCGGATGCGAAAGATTTTCCGGCGCCAGCGGCTTCGGTGGGGTCGCGTCGACCAGTAACGCCTCCGGCGCGCCAACGGTCAATATCACGACCGCGAAAGCTAACTCCGCCATTGTGGTGGTCGACAGCGATTGGAATGCGGGCGCAACCACCGGTTTCGCGTGGCGCACAGGTGCCGGTGCCGCAACCAGCATCCTGACTGACCAGGACACGAGTACGTCTTCCACGTTGACCTGTTATGTCGCCTATCACGCCGACTCCGGCGTAGCCGGTACCTATGCGGTTGGTTTGACCGCCCCCACGGGACAGAAGTATTCGATCGCGGCGGTCGAAGTACTCCCGGCGGTCCCGACCTACCTTACCGATTACGACTCCGGCGTTACCAGCACCACTACCCCGCATACCGCCTCAGTCACTACCGCTGTGGGCGACGTATTGGTATGTACCGCAGGCACCGGTCGGAATACCGGCACCCTGGGTACTCCGACCGGTGGGACATCTCTGACCTGGACAAACAAACTGGCCATCACCGCCACCGCGAACCAATGTGCACTCTACATCTGGACTGCGACGGCGACAACGGCGGAGACATTTACCTGTTCCATAGCCCGGTCGGGCACCACGGAATCTTTTGCGTTCAACGTATGCCGATTCTCCAACGTCGTGGCGCTAGGTAACACGGTGAGTGCGCAGCCTGGGGTCAATGGCGCTCCGTCGCTATCCATCACCACCATTAACACGAACTCGGCAATTGTGGTGGTCAACGCCGACTTCAACGCGGTGGACGGCACTACCAGGACGTGGCGGGCCGGTGCGGGGACGTTGACGGAGTTGTTCTACACGTTTCAGTCCGGCCAGCTCACCCTGTATTGCGGGGTGCACCAGAACGCGGGTGCGGCCGGCGCACAGACAGTGGGACTAACCGCCCCCACGGGCCAGATGTACACGATTGGCGCCATTGAGGTAGCGGGGTTATTGGTCGCCCAGCCGATCCCGCGTCGTCCTACTCAAATTGTTCGTCAGGCCGTGAACCGCGCCTCCACCTACTGAATAGAGGACGCTCCCGTGGCCGACCAGTATTTCGCCGCGTCCGAAGCAATCAACCTTGGTGCGGCTACCGCGCTGGTCACGCTCGATGTGGCGTCCACTGCGGCGGCTCGACGTGGGAACCTCAACGAGATGGGTGTGTCGTTCAACGGCGTTACGGCCACCGCCGTGCCGGTTATCGTGCGGTTGGTTCGTTTAACTGTGGCCCCGGTCGCTGGTGGCACGATCACCCAGGCGGCGACCCCACTGGATTCGTCGGCGCCGGGCTCGTCGATGACGGCCTACATGCCGACCACGGCATCTCCTGGTGTATACACGGTGACCGCACCGACAGTTGGTGTCACCCTGCGCACTTTCTACGTGCCACCCACCTCAGGGATCGTAATACAATACCCGCTTGGGCAGGAGATCGATTGGCCGGCGACTACTGCGGCGGGACTGGGGATTCAGTGCGTGGCACCAGCCGTCGTGGCTGTCACATCGTATTTCGTGTGGAGTGAGTAGATCAACTTGCTGAGGGGTCGTGACGCGGTAAGGGGCTGACGTGGCACGTACCGGCCGAGGTTTCCCGAGTCATGTCGGTTGGATTCGCCCGGTAGCTAGCGGCATCACGATCTACAGTGGCACCGCGACCCTGGCCGGGGCCGGATCCCTCACCGCTGGGGCTACCTACGAAGGTGTTTCCAGCGCGACCCTGGCTGGCTCTGGTTCGGTTACCGCCGCCGGAACATACACAGGCGTTTCCTCGGCCTCCCTTGCCGGTTCTGGTTCGCTCACAGCGGCCGGCACGTATGTTGGTGTCTCCGCTGGTACGCTCACGGGTTCGGGGTCGCTGACAGCAGCTGGCACTTATATCGGTGTTTCGTCCGCGACTATCAGCGGTTCGGGTCTGGTCACCGCCGCCGGTACTTACATCGCGGTGTCGTCGGCGACTGTTGCCGGTTCGGGTTCACTCACTGCTGGTGGCACGTACACGGGTGTTTCGGCCGCAACCATCGGCGGTTCCGGGAGTCTCTCCGGCGTCGGTGTGACGACTGCGGTCTCTTCCGCGACGCTTGCGGGCAGTGCGACACTCACGGCGGCGGGCACCTACGTCGGGGTGTCGTCGGCGACGCTCGCTGGCAATGCGACACTCACCGCCGCCGCTACTGGCACCTTCTTCGCCGCAAGTGCGATCGCCGGCTCCGGCACGCTCAGCGCGGCTGCCATCTACACGGGCGTCTCCGCCGCGACCCTCACCGGCGCGGGCGTGTTTACAGCCACCCCCACGTACGAAGGTGTCTCCGCTGCCGCCTTGGCCGGTGTCGGTTCGCTCACGGTCGCCGGGGATGCCACCTCGGTTGCTGCAAGCTCGATCGTCGGCTCCGCCACCCTGACCACCGCCGGCACCGGTACCTATTTCGCTACGGCCTCGGCTGCTGGGTTGGGCACACTGACCGCCGCTGGCACTGGTACCTATTTCGCCTCGGTCTCGATCGCGGGTTCTGGCGCGCTCACCCCTGTCGGGGACGCCACCTCGGTAGCCGCAAGCTCGTTGGCTGGGGTCGGGGCGCTCACCGTCGAGGGCGTGGCTATCTCGGTGGCCGCATCCACGCTGGCCGGTGTTGGCATCCTGATTGCGAGCGCCGGGCCGATCGGGTTCGCCACCATTGTGGGCGCCGGCAGTCTCACCGCCACGGGCACGTACGAAGGTGTTTCCGCTGCTACCTTGGCTGGCGCTGGCTTGGTCACGGCCGCCGGGGACGCCACCGCAGTAGCCGCAAGCTCGATCGCTGGCCTCGGGGCTCTGACGGCTACGGGCGTGTACACCGGGATCTCCTCGGCTGCCCTGGTTGCCCTCGGTTCGGTCACCGCCGCCGCGACGGGCACGTATGTCGCCGCCGTGACCGTTCCGGGTGTGGGTGCGCTGACGGCTACGGGCATGTACGAAGGTGTTTCCGCTGCTGCCCTGGTCGGTGCCAGTGCTCTGAGCGTCGTGGGTTTCGCCATCTCGGTAGCCGCCGCCGTGCTGGTTGGATCTGGGTCTCTGGGTGCCACGGGCATCTACATTGGCGTGTCCTCGGTGACCCTGTCCGCCGTTGGTATATTCACCGCCGCTGCCACTGGCGTGTATTTCGCCGCTGCTGCTCTCGCGGGTAGTGGTTCGGTCACGGCCGCCGGCTTGGGTACCTATGTCGCCACCGTCTCGATCGCTGGTAGTGGCTCGGTCACAGCCGCGGGTATCTACGTGGGGATCTCGTCGGCCGTTCTGGCAGCCCTCGGCTCGGTCATAGCCCTGGGTATTGATGAGGGCGTTTCCACCGCCGCCCTGGTCGGCACAGCCACGCTCACCGATAACGCCACGGGTACCTATGTCGCCACCGTCGTGCTCTCGGGTGCCGCAACGCTGACCGTGACGGGTGTGTTCGAGGGGTTCGCTTCGGCTGCCTTGATCGGTGTGGGCGCGTTGCTCGCCGCGGGCGTTTACGCGGGTGTGTCGGCAGCCTCGATCGTGGGTGATGGTTCGATCACGGCGGCCTCGAACGCTACCTATTTCGCTACGGTCGTGTTGGCCGGCGTCGGGATCCTCACCGCCGATGTCACATTGCTACCTCACGGCGGGGTGAACATCGCGGGAATTGGGTCACTATCAGCAGCGGCAGTACGCGTTGAATTGGGCGCCGCTATGCTGGCCGCGACTGGGATCCTCACCACGATGGGTGTCTACGTCGGGCTCGCCTCGGTTATTCTCGCCGCCGCCGGCAACCTCACCGCCGCCTCCCGCCTGCAAGCCTTCGCCGCCGCACTGATCCAGGCTCGCGCCACCATCTCCATCGCACTGTTGTTCCTATACCCACCGTTCACCGCGCTTACACCCACTCAGCTGGTGGGGGCTCTCGCGGCGCTGCCGATACTGTTGGCCGGGGCGGCGTCCGGCAAGCCCACAGTTACCGTCGGAGCCGGATCTGGACCGCCGGTGGTGGCTCGGGAAGTCGATGCGCTTGTCGGCGCGTATGCGGACAGCCCAACATCGGGTTCCCCGCACACCCCACCCGAGTAGTCACCCATAGAGTTACAAGCCCGGTCCCTGGCCGTTCCCTCGATCGCGCTCCCCGCGAGGCCGGGACCAACCCAGAGCCCCCCGCTCACACGCACAACGTTCCCCCGAACGGCGTGTGAGCGGGGGGCTCTTCTTCTTTTTTGCGCTCCCCCACCGAGGTCAACGAGCGACATCGCGGGGGGTTACGTCCTGTTCTGCCCTGTTCGACCCTTCACGATGGCCGCGACGAGTTCGGGGCTGCACCCCACCACGCGGGCGATCTCGCCGTACGTCCAGCCCTCGTCGCGCAGCCCACGAATCGCCTGGTTGCGGACGTCGCGGAAGAGTGTGGCCAGGCGATTCGTGGACGCGGCGAGATGGTGAGCTTCCCTGGCCCGCTCGGCGCGGGGGTCGGGCATAGATCAGATCGAGCCCCGGGAGAAGTCCGCGACCAGGTGGGGGACGTTGGAGTCCATCCCGGCAACGTCGAGCATCCCCGGATCGTTCGGGTCGGCGATGGAGAAGTCGGTGGCCGTCATGCCTACCACAACACACCGGGCGTCGATGCCCATCTTCTGTCGGTACCGGGTGAGCGCTTGGTGGGGGTGGATGCTGCCGGCCCATGTCTCGTTGTCCGTGATGATCGTGAACGTATCGACCTTGGCCTTGGTCTTCTCCGCCCACACCATCGGCAGTGCGCAGTCGGTGCCGCCGAACGCCAGGTTGGACACCGCGCGGATCGCGTCGTCGAGGCGTTGCCGGGGGCTGATCGCCAGCTCCACCAGGTTGGTCGAGAACCCCACACACGCGGCATCCGGTTCCGTTGCCATGGTGACCAGCGCCAACGCCGCCGACGCCTCCCGGGCAGTGATCGCCAGTCCAGTTTGCGCCCAGCCCATGGATCCGGAGATGTCCAGGGCCAGCAGGGTGCGCTTACCGGCCGGCTCGATCGCGCCGTAGGCCAGGTAGAACGCGGCATCCAAGGCGTCGATGATCTTGGCTTTGGGGGTCCAGGTCGAGCTGCCCTTGGTCGCCCGGCCGCTGGCGTAGGTGCGCAGCGCGACCAGCACGTTGATCGGGTGGATTCGGCCCTTGCGCAGCCGCTCGGCGTTGGTGAGCTGGGCAACCACGGTGGCCAGGGTCTCGCCATCGAGCACACCCAGCCGGGTTAGCCGGGGAAGTTGGCGGATCAGCGCGGTCTGCGGGATGCCCTTGGCCACCAGGGCGCGCCACACCTCGGGCGTGGTGATCGCGGCGTCGGGCAACATCTCCCAGGACAGCGGGAATGCTCCGATCAGCTCGACCCATTCGGCCGTGGTGGTGGCCGCCTGTGCACACTCGAACGCACCCACCAGCGCAGGGAGATCCTCCCGGGTCGCGCCGACCTCGCGGAGCTCACCGCCCGGGGCGCGGGAAGTCTCGACGCTGCCGGTGGTGGTCCAGTTGAACAGCGCACGACGAGCCGGCTCCTCGATGACGGGGTGCGCCAGACGCAGCAGATCGCGCTGGCTCCAGCCTTCCCGCTGCCGGTACTTGACCATCTGGTAGGCCAGTGAGTCGATGTCTTTCTCAGTGAACCACCGCCCGATCCCCCGACGCAGCCCGGCACCCCACCCGCGCAGCTGCTCGCAGTACCGCGTGAAGATGAACAGGTGCGTACCGGTGCGGCACACCACGGGGATCGCCTCGTGCGCGGCCCGTCGACCAGCCTCGTCAGCCAGCGCGGAACACGCCGCCAGGGCGAACAGCGCGGGGTTCTGTCGGGGCGCGCGGCCGGCGGTGGAGATCTCCACGATCCGCTCGACCAGCCAGCTACCCCGTCCAGCCGCATTGGCCAGTACGACGGCGGCGTTCGCCTTGGTGATTTCCTTCTCGGTGGCGTAGAACGTGCCGCCCTCGGTGCCGATTGACAAAAATCTGTGGATCTTGGTGTCGTCGGAGACGGTGAAGGTGTAGCCGCCGGCCGCGTTGCGCTTCTGACCGGGCGCCGCCTGCTCGGATTGCGGGGTCTGCCGAATGTTGATCGTGCTCAGAGCGTCCATGAGGGTCTCCTGATGGGACGGTCCTCGCGGGCGTGTGAATAGCCACCAGGGTTCTTATTTGCAGTGAGAACTGATGGCTCCCGGCCCGCGAGGACCGTAACGAAGGGAGGACAGGCGTGGTGTGACTGCCGAATCTTTAGGCGCTCTAGCCGTTGAGCTACCGGCCCAAGTGGTGGACCGTACGGGACTCGAACCCGTGATCTCCCCATTTCGAGTGGTTAAACGACGGTCGGCGGCCTATCCTTGTATCGAGGGTGTGACGATGGGCGTGGGGATGAGCACCGGTTGTGTTCAATTGCTCTGCCGTTTGAGCTACGCCCGCTACAAGAGCCAGCGGCGGGACTCGAACCCGCAACCCATTGATAGTAGGTAACCGACGGCTCTTCGGCCCATCGTCGCTGTTTAGTGGGGGCAGACGGGCGTGGAGTGGTTGCCGGAGATGGTGCTGTCTTAGGCCACTCGACCACACCGATCCCGGGGGGTGGATCGGCGACGGGATTCGAACCCGCGTTCCCCAGTGAGGAGATAACCGGCATACCGCCGGCCCGTCTTCAGTATTCGATTGTCAGGCGGGTAGGCGTGTAGGTGACCGCCGGGATCATTTTTGGCGTGAACCGACGAGTCTCCGGCCTACCCTTACTTCTGTAACGTGGGTCAGACGGGCGTGTGAGTGACACCGGAAGCGCGGACTCGAACCGCTTAACAGCACCCGGCGAGCAGGCGCCGCACTCATCCAAAGGGTAACCGCCGTCGGTCGGCCCGTCTTCAGTATTCGATTGTGGGTCCGATGGGCGTGGTGCGGACGCCGGGTTAGTTTCCTATTAAGAGGGTTAACCGGCACCCATCGGCCCATCTTGAAGTATTCGATTGAGACGGACGTGTTGGAGCCGCCAGACGCTCTACCATTGAGCGAACAATCCAAGCGGACTGTTACGGGATTCGAACCTGTGATAACTGATGGAAAGCGGCCCGTCTTTAAAGCGGGTGGGTCGAGAGCGGACGTGTGAATGACCGCCGGGTTTACGCGCGCTACCAACTGCGCCACCACCCGATCTAGTTCGGGTGACCAGGATTCGAACCTGGGACCTCGTCCTCCACAGGGATAACCGACTGTCGATCGGCCCGCTCTCGTGAACGACTGTAACCCGTTACTGTCCGCCCGTGCAAACACCTATTGGGATGCCCCACCCGCGCGTCGCTCCCCAGTGCCGCGGCGGGTGGGGCATCTTTTTTGGTTTCGCCCTGGTCAACGACTATGCGGCGCTGACGGTTCGCCCACTGATGGAGTGACACACAAATTCGAGAATTGGCCTTTAGGGGCCTTTAGGCGCCCATTGCGTGGAGCTGTTGGGCGAGTTGTGCGCACTGGTGCATTACGTATTCCACCGTCTTGTATGTGGTGTCGGGGCAACTGATCCACGACGGATACCCCACACCGAGCTCGCGGTACAGGGCACCCATCGCGGGCACGGCGTCATACGCGTGAGCCATGTCGAATCCGAACCACCAGACGTCCGCAGGCTGACCCGGCTCAGGCACGTGGCATACCGCCCGCTCGATCGGCTCGTCCTCGCGGCAACCGGCGGAGTAGGTCAGGCCACCGTGCACCGAGACGTCGGGGTCGTCGTAGTCGCGGCCGTGTAGTGGGTGGTCGGGTCCGACCGCGACGTATCCGCAGAGCGCGCCCAGTTCTCTACGCACGATCAGACAGGGCAGCTCGGTGGCCTCGTCGGTCCAGCTCAGCTTGTCAGGCTCGCGGTCCCAGGGGCCACGCCCCCACGTCGCACGGTTGAGAGCGGGATTGGCGTAGCACTCCATAGAGGGTCGATCTCCTCGGGGATGTCGTCGGGCGGCAGGGCGTCTATCGCGCCGTCTACCCAGGTCATCAAGGTGCACGGCCAGGGCTCGCGGCACATGCCGCACTCGTCCCAGGCATCGGGGATGTGCCCGGCAACCAGGGCCGCGATCGGGTCGGCGAACCGGGTCAGGAACTCGGCTACCTCGGGTGGGGGTACGGGTGTGTAGGGCACGAAGACTCCTCGGGGGTGTGCGCTGGCGCCTCTAGGTAGTGGACCGGTGACAGGGAGTGCGAATCCTTCGAGAGGTGAACGCTCCCATCCGGTCGTCACGGACGGTACCGGATGGTCCCTTTGAGCCCTGTTCGCCCCTTGCCGTACCCCCACTGTCAGGGGGTCATCGGGGTAGGGGTATACAGAATGTGATCAAGATGGGTTCACCCGTTGTAGTCCGGCGTGGCGCACCCCCGACGGGGTCAGTTCATGCAAGGGGCAACGCCAGATGACGAGGAGATTGAGCCGAATGGAGGATCCAGTGCGTGGCACATGGGTAACGCTCCCGGCCGGTGAAGGCCTCTCGGGCGTGGTGGTTGATGTGCTGCCTCAGGAGGGTCTGGTGGGGCTGTACCTGGTGTGCTCCACCGCCCTGCTCCAGCGCCCCCGGCCCGTCGAATACTCCAATGGGGTGTCACATGATCGTGGCGACCCAGGGGGTTCCCTAGACGCCCGTCGAGGGTTACGTTAGGCCACGTTCGACCCACAACACCCCATCCAATCAAGTGAGGGAGAGAGCCGTACATGAGCAGCTTGGCAGCAGCGGAAAAGCACGTCGTTCTCGTGCTCGACCACAGTGGACACACCGAGGTCGCCTACGCACCCGATGATGCGGCGGCGATCGCGGAGGCGGAGAAGGTATTCGCCAAGGCGAAGGCGGACGGCGGTCTCGCCTACAGCGAGGACCGGGCGACGGGAGAACGCGAGCAGCTGCACGGCGCGTTCGACCCGAACGTCGCGGTCACCCTCGTGAGCCCGGCCTTCGCGGGCGGCTGAGCCCCGCCATGTCCGACAGCGACGATCGGACTGGCCAGCCCCCGGGTGAAGAGGGGGCCTCGGTGGGTACGACGACCACCGAGGCCCCCGCCCCCGCCGCCAATCCCCCACTCGCATACCGCCTGACCAGCGGGTACCTCGACACGATCAACGGCGAACAAGTCGGGTACCGCTACGTGTATCCGCTGGATCACTACTCCGGCACGTCCGATCGGCTCCTTCCGGTACGCGCGCAGTTGAGTCACCAGCGGATCCCCGAGCTGGACACCATCACCGAGATGTTCGATCCGTCTTCTTCAGGGGATGTCACGCCGGTGCTACGCCGACTGTCCGAGCACCTCATCGCGGTCCTAGAGATGCACGAGGAAACAGCGGAGGAACGTGAGATGTGGCTGCGCCGTCGCCAGGAACGGCGAGACCGCGAGAATGCGGAGTACGCCCGACGGCAACGCGAAAAGGCTGAACGGCAACAGGCCGCCACGGAGAAAGCACGGGAACTGCTGATCTCGTTTCTCACCCCCCGGCAGCGTCGGGAGTACGCCAAGGATGGCACGTTCCGGGTGAAGGGGACCGCCGGCAACTGGTATCGCATCCAGAACCACCGAGACGCGAACGTGCAGTACCTCGCCAGATACAACGGCAAGGCCATCAGCACACTATGCGTCGGCCCCACCTACAGCGCGCGGCTGCCCGTGCCCGATGTGGCGTTGGCCCAACTGTTCGCGCTGACTACCAACGAATTCGACATGGTGAAGATCGCCAACCTGTATTACGGGAGCGAGTGGCCTCCGGTGCCAGGGCTGCGTGAATACATGGTCCAGGTACGCGGGCGCTGGGGTGGGGACATACGCATTCATGGGGAGAAAAGATGACTCGACACGCTGAGTTCGTCCGCGGGCTGGAGTTGGTGTCCTACAAGCCGGGCTGGACGTTCGAGATCAACCCGGTCGCTCCGGGCAGTAGCAGCCTCATCCTGACGGTCCAGTACACCGGGTACGACACTAACGCGCACACCGACGTGGTGTTCACCCGACGGGTTCCGTCGGAGCTGTATCCGGATGACCTGGACCAGTGGCTCTGGCAAACCCTGATCGACATCGAACGCGAAGAGGCCGGAGAGTGGTACCGGGTCAACGGCGCCCGCCCGCACAACCCGCACATGGCACCGCTGACCCCGTAACACTTCACTCAGAACAGGAGACTGAGACACATGAGTATCACCGCCATCGAGCACGCCATCGACGTCGAGAGCCCAAGTTTCGCCATCATTGCGGAAACCGCGCTGCCCCTCATGCCACCCGTTGAAAGCCCACCCATCCCCGCCGAGCTACTCGACACGCTGGAGGCGTTGGGGTCGTCGGAGGCAATCGCAAAATTCTTCTACCACGAGGGCGTGCGTGGTATCCGAAACAGCACCTGGGGCTGCCCGATCGCCAAATGGCTACGTGTCGTGTCCGGCGAGAATTACAACGTCCACGGTGCAACAGTGGGCGATCGGGGCGCTGTGTCACGATTCATGAGGGAGTTCGACGCGGGCCGTTTCCCCCAGCTCGCCGTAGGCGTGATGACATGCTCATGCCCGGAGTGCAGCTGCTCTACATCGTCTATGGTCCCCATCGAGCTATAAAGCCTATCACACAGGAGAGAACGAATGACCATCACGCTCGATGCTGCCCCACAACTCTCACTCATCGAAAGCCCACCCGATATCCAGGTGCCCACTGCGGGGAAGCTCCTTGACACGCTGGAAGCGCTGGGGTCTTCCCAGGCGATCGCCGCGTTCTTTCTCAAGGAAGGCGTACGTGGTCGGCGTCGCTCCGCCCGGGAGTGCCCTATCGCCAAGTGGCTGCACATCATGACCGGCAAGGATCACTCCGTCGCCAGCGCGATCAGGGACCTATCCAACAATCATTTGGTTGCCAGCTGCCAGAATCGCTATTGTGTTCGTGCGTTCATGCGCGACTTTGACATGGGTTGTTATCCGCAACTCGCTGTGAGTCCCGCTCGCAGCTGGTATGCCAAACTTACGTTTACGGCTATCTGATCCTCGTCTGGCTGCTAACGGGACTATCGAGTTATAGGAGAGCCATGAGCATTACGATCGACGCCCCAACGCTCACGCCCGTTGAAAGCCCCACCGACGTACCCACCGTTGATGAACTGCTCGACATGCTGAATCAACTCGGGTCGTCACTGGAAATCGCCAGATTTTTCCTCCATGAGGGTCTGCGCGGTCGACTGGGGCAAGCGCTTGACTGTCCCATCGCCAAGTGGCTGCATGTCATGACGGGCAACGATTATGTCGTTTCTTGCAACGTCAGAGAGAGAGAGAGAGAGAGAGAGAGAGAGAGAGAGAGAGAGAGAGAGAGAGATCCGAGCGGTTCGAGC